AAAAGCCGCATGGGCGCTTGGCCTGGTCCATTCAGATTGGCGGAGATCTGTATATCGATTTGAGCGTGACGCCTGTATCAGCTATCACCAAGGTTTGATTTCACATGAAAATCTTGCATGTTCTAGACAATTCTCACCGCGGCGGCATTCAAGAGCTTGTCTTTTCCATGTTCAAGTTCTCAAAACATGAGCATCAGTTTTGGGCCGCTGACGGAACGATGGCTGGCGAGATGAGAGAAGCGGGAATGAGATTGTGGAACAAAGATGCCGGGGACAATCCAACGCTGGATGATAAATTTGACGTTGTTGTCGGGCATACGGTTGGCGGTTGGAGTCATCATAATCTATCTGGTTGGGCGCATGAACATGGGGCCAGGATTGTTGAGTGCATGCATAGTCCAGCGCATTCTCCAACGCCTGCTGAAGACCTGGACGGTTTTATCGCCGTTGGCGAAAGCGCTTTAGATCCAAATCGGCACATGCCGAAGGCAGTCTGTATTTATCCGCCGCTGGATGTTGGTAGTTTCAAGCCTGAAGTTCGCGGAACAGCTATTGGCCGTATGTCGCGCCTGGTGGATGAGAAGCGCCCTATTGATTTTGTTGTCCTGGCCAACAGTTTTCGCGATGAGCAATTCATTCTGGCTGGCGAAGGCAACCAGTTCAGCTATTTGCGCGATCAGAATATTCCAAATGTGAAGATGCCCGGTTGGATCAGGGATTTCCCCACGTTCTATTCCACGCTCAAGCTATTTGTCTTTCCAACCCGAGACGAGTGCAATTCCATGTCTTTGGCGCGGGCGATGGCTTCTGGCTGTCCAATTATCTGCCAGGATCTGCCGGTTTTGCATCAGACTACCAATGGATTTGCCTGGTTTGCCAGGGATGTGCCTGAGTTTGCCACTCGGATACGAGCTTTCCTGGATAATCCTAGCAGCTATTACTTGACGCCGAGCGCGTTACAGTGGGCCTGGGATCGATACGACAAGGCAGTGACTGTCGACAGAGGCTGGGATCCATACATGGAGTCGGTAGCGTGAAGGACTTCGAAAACCTGGAGCGTTACGGGTATCTTCTGGACCGGATTGACGCCTGGGAATGGGGCCAGGCCAAGAAGCTGGCTTTCTGGTTTGTTCGGCATCTGTGTCCGAATTCCGTGATCGACATTGGCTGCGCATCCGGGCTTTATCTGACTCCCTATTTGCGTATCAAGCCCATGGAGCGCTGGTTGGGTGTCGACGGAGCACCAACGGCTGGATCTAAGCTTTGGCCAGACCATTTTGTGCGCTGGGATTTGCGCTATCGTTTTCCGACAATCCAGAAATACGATCTGTGCTATTGTTTGGAAACTGCTGAGCATATCGAGACTCAATTCACTGACACGTTTGTAAGTTCGGTTGCCGCAAGCTCGAACACGATCCTGTTCTCAGCAGCCAGGCCTGGCCAGGGCGGGGAGATGCACTTCAACGAGCAGCCATTCGAATATTGGATGGACAAGTTCAGGCCATACGGATTTGAACTTCACTCGCTGGACGAAGAGTTCCGGGAATTTGTTGCATCAAACCCGCAACAGGTATTTCATCCCTGGCTCATTCATAACGGGCATTTGCTTTCCAGGGTGTAAATGTCTCCAATAACTTTGCCGGACTGGTTATGTGGAAGCGGATGGAAACCCGGAAATGCCTGGGAGTGGATTGATATGGGTGATGGTAATGTTGGGTTAAAGATCATTCATCTTGGGTGTTACGACTGGATGGAGGAAGTCAATTATCCGCCAGTTGCAAAAAGTACCAAGAAGAGAAAGTCCCGGAAGTATTCTGGGCTGCACGATATTCAGACAAGCTGGCCACACAAAACCATTAGCGGCATGGGCATTATTGGGATGCTAAAAAAGAATGACAGACGGAAAGCGGTACTACGACGCAGGCGATAATATCCGCGGTTACTGGGATGCTCGGCATGCGGCCTGGGCTGAGAACCCGAACTGGTCGACCATCCAGGAAAAGCAGGACTGGTTTAACGTCCGATTTGAGCATCTCCTGCCGCCCAGCTTTTCCAAGACCGGCAGGCCGCGAATTGGCAAGGTTCTGGATTATGGCTGTGGTTGCGGATTGTATGCTGCTCCACTGGTAGATCGTTTCTGGACTTACGTTGGGTTTGATACCAGCACTGCCGCTTTGAAAATTGCTAGGGAATACTACAAGCAATTTCCAAGTTTGTTGAAGGACATGTATTTCAACGAATACAGTGGGGAGCCTGGACAGTGGCAGGCTGGCATGCGGGAAGAGTACAACCTGGTTGTTTCCATCACGGTTCTTCAGCACCAGCCACTTGAGTATCGGCGGGCCATGATTGAGAATATCAAGACATTGCTCAAGCCAGGTGGAATGTATATTGGATTGGAATGGGCGGGGCATTCAGAAGCTTACGATATGCCGCCCATGGCTGAAGATGAATGGCGCAAGGCCTGGGAGCCGCTGGTGATCGAGCGCGATAATCCAGCCGATCACCCCAGGTGGATTGAAGACAACGTTTGGGTGGCCAGGAAAGATTAGCAGTACAGGGAAACTTGGATTTTAGGAGAATGACAATGCCATACTCAGAGAAATATTTAAAGAGGCACAGTCATGTCACGCCCAACCAGGGTTCTCCTAGTTTATCCAACTCCCAGTGTTTCTTCGCCGCAAAAGAGTCCGCCGCTATCTATCTTGCATGTGGGACGGGCTCTGTCCGAGGCAAAGGCCAGGGGTAAGTCGGACGAGGATTACGAAGTCCAATATTTTGATGAGCGCTATGATCCAGAGCCAGATCTGTCCTGGCCGGATGTGGTGGGCGTTTCTTCAATGACCGGGTATCAACTCAAGGGAGCGATTCGCTGGTTGAAAGATGCCAAACGACACGGAAAGCGAACTGTATTGGGGGGTATCCATGTTACCGCCCAGCCAGACCAATGCCTGTCAGAGAACTACGTTGATAGTGTGGTCTTGTCAGAAGGAGAATGGGGAATTCTCCAGGCCATCCATGGAGGTCATAAAGAACGTGTCCATGGACACCTGTCTGGAACTAATGACCATGTTTCCCCAGTCGACGCCAGCACCCTGGTTCATTTTCAGAGATCCGCCCGGACCGGCGACTCTGTGTTGATGACGTCTCGCGGTTGCCCGTTTCGCTGCGGCTTTTGCTATATACAGATTTTCTTTGAGCGTAGCTGGCAACCGGTAGACATGGATCGCTGGCGGCACGACGTTCTGTATCTGAAAGAAAATGCCGGTGTTATTCGCTACGAGCATGGCGACGACTGGATTGGTAAGTGGTCCAGAGCGCACGATGTCATCAAGTTTTTGTGGGACAACGGCATCGAATATCGTCCCAGCATTCGGGCTCACCAGATCAACGACGACGTAGCTCGCGAAATGGCAGAGATGGGCATCAAGCATCTGAGCGTTGGGATGGAAACTGGCAGCGAGCGTATGCTGAAGTTGACCGAGAAAGACATTACCAAGAAAGACCAGATTACCTGTGCCGAGGCGTTGGCCAAGCATAAGATCTGGCCACTGTATTACTGGATTACAGGATTTCCAACAGAAACGCCGCAGGAGATCAATGAAACGCTTGACCAGGCCGACAGGCTCTACGCTATTCATGGCGGGCAGCTTACCCAAAACTTTTATGCTTACACCGCTTTGCCCGGAAGCCCCATGTACGAACTGGTCGACAAAGACAAGCTCCCCCAGTCCATGGAAGCTTGGTCCAATTACAGTCTTAACCAGACCCTGGATGAGCGAGCAAGCAATCTGTATCACATCGGCGGACTCCATTTCCATCGTGGACCTGGAGACAAGACGGATCGAAACTTTCCGGGGATCAAACGGCTCTTGATCTGGCCATTTGAAACGATGGCCACCTGGCGCTGGAAGAATCGCGTCTTTACGCACTTCGAGATCGAGAAGTACTTTATCGATTTGCTTTTGCGCTGGGCATCGTTGAGATACGAGAACAGCATTAAGAAAACCAAGCGTAAATTGTCTGAAGTGGATATTGCTGACTGGGGTGTTCGAGAAAACAAGCCAGATTCAGGCGCTAAGGGCGAGTTTATGACTGGAGAGCTAGGAAAGAAGTAGACATTATGTCTCATTGTAGAACGGTTGTGCTGGCATACAATAGCTGCCATGCACAACGACATTGTCTACTTCCTGATATCGGCCATACTTTCGATTGCGTCCTGGTCAACGCCGCAGCCCAAGTTATCGACTGGTCTCTTAGTTGTTTACGGCAATCAGCGCTTGGTGGAGGCTAATGCTGATTGGCATGGCTACAACTTATCGCTCATCCCGGATCGCTGTGGTTTCAGTGCTATTTCTCCGGCGCATCTGGGTCAACTGGCATACTTTTCAGTCGACGGAGAACACTGGATTGGGCCATGTCAGGACGATGACGCGGTTAGCCGCGGAGATGCTTACGACTCGATTTATGGCAGGCACGAGATTGCGGAGATCAGGCGCTCGGATGCTCTCAAACTTGGTTTTGAGTATGGGCATCAGGGGTATATTTACTTTTCTCCCTGTCCACCGCGCAGCATTGTTCTTGCCAGGCCCTATGCGCCGCCATTAAGTTTTGACTATCCGCCATATGATTACACGCCGTCGTTTTATCCATATCCCGAGCAGCAAAAAGTCGTCAGGTGCAACTTCAGTTTGAGAAAAGAACAATGAACAAATCTGTATTTGGAGCTACGATTGACGCGCTGGACAAAGAGTTGAATATCCTAGATGGCATCAGGATATTTGAGAGCAGTTTTGGTCATCCACCAGATTGTCTGACGATTAGCCCAGTGACTGCTGACAGGTTTTTTGGAAATTATTGGCCGGTAAGCATATTGGGCATTCAAGTCGATATCGACTCTCGCTGTCCGCCTGGGGAGTGTTATTTCTCGGACGGCTCTAGCCAGGAAATATAAATGGCACTCATCGGCGGCTTTATGATCTTGAACAACGAGGAAGAGCAAGTCAAGTATGCTCTGGAGTCCTTCGTGGCACTTGGAGATCTACTGGGGACCTTGTCCCTGGTAGACAACAATTCAACCGATGCTACGCTGGAAATCATAGACAGTTTTTCGGATCGAATGCACATCATTGTTCAGCATGAGTATCACACCAGCCACCATGGGAATCTTCGTAATAAAGCCATGGATCCGCTAACAGATGACCAGTGGATTTTTTACCTGGATGGAGACGAGTCGTTCTCGTCCAACTTCCCAAACTGGCTGCGCTCTGGAAAGCTGGAAGAAGCCAACGCCTGGGGCATTTACAAATACACCACGATCATCGATCGATTTCATTATGTTGAAGGCGGCAATGGCCCTACCTGGCGCTTGTTTCGAAACTTACCAGGGCGTCATTTCCCACAGTCCATTCACACTGAACCAACTCATCTGAAATTCGGCGCTTGGCCGACTGTTCCAGGTGTATATATGTTCGATCATACGGCCTGCAAGTCCAGGGAAGCGTTGTGGACTAAGGGCTATCGTTATCAATGGGCTGCTCGTGAAAATGTTCCGGCCATTGGCGGACCGGCTGAATACATTGTTCGCGTTGACAACGCCTACAACCAGTACCCAGAAAGAAACGTTCTTTTCCCAGAAGACATTCGCAATCTAATCTTCACTGGCCCATAGGAGAGACAACCGTGTTCGATAGATATAAGGCGCTATTCGATAAAGCTAAGAAGCCGTTTGTTGGCGATGCATCTCTTCCGGCTGATCCGGATCATGGCAAATTGTACGATTACGATAAGAATGAGACCAAGCCATTCGATAACCGCGGAGAGCAACTGATCTATTTTGTTACCAGCGGCAGTCTCGGATACCTGAGTAATGGGAAGTATTTTGACATTAGTGGATCATCGATATCTGAAGACGAATACAATCGTATCATTGTTACGCTAGGGATAGAGGGGGAAGTTGGCTCGCAGGGCAGTTTGCATGCAGATGACTATTGGCGCTTACAAGGCGAAAGAGGAGATTAGGTGATGGGATCGACAAGCAAACGAGAAGAGCACGTTTTTCTGTTCACCGCAAAAGAGATCGCTGATGCAACCAAGAAACAGGTTGACTATCACAACGCAAGAACCACCTGGTGGGAGAAAGAGTATCTGCGTGCTGATGGTGAGCTACAAAAGACGATGAAGATTATTCGGAAAGAGAATCAGGTTACCGGTGGCGTTCACATCGACTATAGCGTCGATTTTGGAGATCAGACCGAATATCGGCGCATGCAGGAAGCCTATCAGAAGATCCAGTCGCATAAGCAACTGGCGCAGCGCTATGAGATTGATCGTTCTATGTACAATACCCAGGGTGATCGTACATACGAGCTAACAACGTCAGATGTTCATTACTTCCATTTGGCTGGTGAAGAGAACGAAAGCTAAGAATGCCAATTTCAGCCCTGAGCACCTACATTTTTGGCCATAATCTCGAAAAGATTTTGTATCCCTACGTGGCGTCTATTGATAGCGCATTAGCCCTGACACGCTCAATCAATGGTCCCGGAACCACTGGGCAGGTATGGTTAGCCATCTGTGATTGCGAGGACGACACGGAGAAGATTGTTCGTGAGAAGTTTTCCACGGAGATTGGGAACGGAGAACTTCATATTGTTTATCATCCGTGGGGCGATCATCACACCATCCAGGCCAAGGTCGGCAATTTCCTGCTGGATCAAATTGGAGAGAGCGCGGCTTACGCTCTCAAGCTCGATGCCGACGAGGTCATTTACGAGGAGTCGTTCGAAAATTTCAGAGAAGATTTCTATCATGTGGCCAGGGGAAACCACGTTCTGGCCAGGCCGCATTACACACACTTTTGCCCAGACTTCTGGACAACATTTCCGTTTATCTACGCCAGCAAGAGTGTTATTTCCAGGACCAGCATGGGCTTGAGATTCTCGCTAGGCGTCGGCGGAGACGCCTGTGCTTTAGGTGGAGCACCGGAAGTCCAGACGCGCCTGGAGATCCAGCATTTCGGAAAAGTTCAGACTGGTCGCAGGCGCGAAGCTCTGGCCAAAGAGTGGACTTTCCAGCAGCTTTACACTGAGCTTGGTTTCCCGGATCCGCTGGTAGCCAAGCAGTGGGAAGGACAGGGATTTATCGACTACGACGAGATCTTCCATGTCGCTCGGGAGCGTGGTGATTTTCAAATGTACCTGGGTGATCATCCAGTGTTTGTCAAAGACTGGATTGCAATGATGGAGCAGAGAGATAAGGAGTGGGTTAGCCAGATAGGGGCGGAATCGAAATGAAAAACCCGGTTCTTTTGTACACATTCCCGAATGGCCAAAGCTTGTATCTGTGCGATCCAGATCTGACTATTCCAGATGGGACTCTGCACCTGGATCTGGGTCCACATCTATTCATTGATCCGTATCTCATTGATGGGGCAACCCCGGATCTATCGGTAAATTCACCCATTCGCTCCCGATCGACTCCGGTTCTGACTGGGTTTCAAGATGCCGCTCTCTACAAGGTTGCTAACTTTTTGGCCAACGTTCTTTATTACCCAGATACTGGAAAGTTCAGTATGTGGTATCTGGGGAAGATGTCGAATGGCAATAATGCCAATGGATTAGTTACGTCCAGTGATGGGTTGACCTGGAGTACTCCGGTTTGGATTCCGATTCTGGGAAACAATCAAATTAACGCTGTGCTGGACGAGGGTGTAGCAGGGCCACAGCGTTACAAGACTGTTATTCCAAACACGATTAACGCTGTAATTCCCTATTGGCCTGGGCAGCTATGGACATCGTCAGATGGATTCAATTGGGTGGTTGGCCCTAATCTGACCGCGCCATATGGAGAGATGTGGTCACTGTTCCACGAAGGAACTGACTTTGGTATGCTGCATCGCTGGAATCGTGTAGACCTTTCATGGATCGATTCGGATGGCGTGTCTCATACAGTCGGGCACGATAACGTCTTTGTGCGCTGTATTGGGTTTACGGGCAACAAGAATGGCTCCACTTTCCCAACTTCCAAGGTGGTTTTTGAACCAGGAACGCATTGGCCTGGACAGACACAGTTCTATTACGTCAGTAACATTATCAAGCGCGGGGAAACGTACATTGGCACGATGGGGATTCTGCGTGACGATCTGACTGTTTCTGGCGCTCCGGCTGGCGCATACGGAACTGGATATACAACCCTGGTCTGGTCAATTGACGGCGTGAACTGGAAATGCGTTGACGGACTCAGTAAGCACTTTTTTGATCCCGTTGCAGATCCAGCAGCCTGGGATCATGCTATGGCCTGGATTACCGGCCTGGCCCCGGTTGGCGATGAAGTCTACTTGTATTATGGGGGGTATCAGTACGGACACAAAGTTTATTTTGATCGCCAGATCGGCCTGGTCAAGATCCAGAGAGATCGCTGGGCATCACGTCACGGTGGATCAACGCCAGTAACAATCAGAACCAAGCCGATCAATTTCTCGGCCCAGTCCATGACAATAAACTCTTCAGGCGGCGTTCGGGTTCAGATCACGGATGATACTGGCTTTCCCATTCCAGGTTTCAGCTTTGCCGAAACGTTAGTAACTGGGAATAGTGTGGAGAACATTTTTACCAGCGCTGGAAATCTTGCGTCTTTATCAAATAGGGCAGTTCGCATTGAATTTGAATTGACCAATGCCGATCTGTACGCTTTTTATCTCCACTAGAGAGACAAATGAAATACGATAAGCGTCCTGTCAATTTTGTTGTTGAGACCGGCAGTCTGGCTGGCGGCGTGCGCGTCATCGGGGAGATGGCCAATCGATTGGCCGAGCGCAATTGGACCGTTGCTATCTGGTCCGTCAATCCCAAAGAAACTCTGACGGATTGGTTTCGCTTGGACAGTCGCGTCAAATGGCACTCTTTCCTGAAGACCGGGACAACGGCGGATTATATTCCGCTGTCTGAAATCCTGAAAAAGCAGGACGGTATCAAGATCGCTACTTTTTACAGGACTGCGTTTGCTGTGGCAGATGCAGCCAAGGATGGTGAAGGATATTACCTGGTTCAGGATCGTGAAGACAGCTATACCAGTCAGCCGATCTATGGCCAAATGGCCGTTTCGACTTATCAGATGCCGCTCAGAAAGTTTACAACTTCGCGCTGGGTTGAGAAAGTTATCCCAGATTGCGCATATGTTGGCATCGGTCTGGAGAACAAGTACCGGCTCAACCCCAAGCTGAAACGTGAGCGGTTCATTCTGGCCTGTGCCAGGATCCAGGCGCTCAAGGGTTGGGATGCGCTATGTGAGTGCTGCCGGTATATCAATGCCGCTGGCGGAAAGATCGTCACATTTGGGATGGACAAGAAGTTGCCCATGACGGTCAAAACCAATCACATTCACTATCCAAGCGACGATAAGATTAGGCAGCTTTATCAGCAGTGCAGCGTATTTTTGAGCACTTCAATGCACGAAGGTTTCAACCTGACAGCCCTGGAAGCTATGGCTTGCGGCACTCCGGTATCGACGACTAACTCTGATGGCAATGAAGAGTATATCGAGGATGGCGTGAACTGCATGGTCTCGAATGATCCGTATACCATGGCCGAGAATTGCGCTAAGATTATGCGCGATCCGGCATTGGCGGAAAAGTTGTCTCTCAATGGCGTCAAGACGGCAGGACGCTATCGATGGGTAGATGTGGTCAATCGATTGGAAACGGTTTTGTCTGAGTGAGTGTCGGCGTGGCGGGAAACTGGTGGGCGAGACGAGCGTGGTCGACAGTCAAGAACCTTAGCCCATTAATGGTAGCTGCCCTATAATGAGAGTGGGTGGCGCTGGTTTGCCCGGGCCAGAAACGCGTAACCCGTTTCGTGAGGTGCCAGCCGTAATCGAAGGTCCATGCCGATGAAACTGCCTGTTGAAAAACAGGCAGTTTTTGTTATACTGGAACCAATCCGCGCAACTTTCGACGTCTCTAAAACGAGACAGAAAGAAGATAAGATGTCCCCGATGGTATTCAATCAGTATTCCGTTCGCGTTTCACCTGGCCAGGAAATTGAAGACGGCTACGTGCTAATGAAGCACGGTGATGTTTACACCCTGAATCTGCGTAACTTCCGCGAAGTCAGATGCGCCGCCAACGTGATCATTGATGGCCGAGACGTTGGCACCTGGCTCATCAATGCTTACGGATCGATCACCCTGGAAAGACCGGTCAACGACGAAGGCCGGTTTACGTTCTATCAATCTGGAACAAATGAGTTTTCCAAGGTTGGCGGAGATGCGGTCAGCGTGAATGACCGCGGCTTGATTCGTGTCATTTTTACTCCCGAGAAAGTTCAGCCAGTCGCCCAACCAGTAGTCAAATCGTATTATGTTGCTGCTTCTGTTCCGAAAGAAGACAGTGGCAATCCGAAATTCTCTTGGGCTAATTCCAACACATTCACAACGAATGTTGACAGCTATTCGGGACAGCGTGGCACGTCTGCTGGCGTAACCGGGTTATCTGGCCATAGTGACCAGAAGTTTTACACGGTAGATGGTTTTGAGCATGACTACAGTCGACAGATTACGATCAATCTGCGCCTGGTAGCAAAGCGTGATGAGCCCAGGCCGCTGGTGTCTGTTTCAAACCCGGTCCCACCCCCAGTTCCGTAAAGCATAGGAAACCAGGACAAAAGCGGCCATCTATTGAGATGGCCGCTTTTTATTCCAGATCTGGAATCTTAGAAATAGTCATAATATCGAAGATTTTAATGTTATTTCGAAGATTATAAAACTTGGGATATTGACATTATGGTAGAAAGAACGTATGATCTGGCCTAAGCGCAAGACGTAACACAAGGGAAGTACCAGTAATTAGGGCGCAGTGCTGATAGCCGCGCTCTCTTTTTTTTAAGAGCCCAGGCGGACTATCCGCGCTGGGCTCTTTTTGTTTTCCGGCTTTTGGAGAGTACAGCACCGTGCCAAACGAGACAACTCCCGAAGAGAATGAGTCTGGCCTGCTAGTTTTCGAGCAGACCAACAACACCTCGATCGAGATTCTCATCCAGGCCACCGAAGATGGCGACCTGTTTCGTTTCCGCAATGCGATCCTGGCGGTTGCCGAAACGAATAAAAACCGCGACCACATCTCCAATGACAACATCAAAGAACTGGCTTCCACCCTGGCGGGTAGGGCAGTCGACATCGATCATGACGAGCGAGCCAATGCTGGGGTAATTACTTCAGCCAGACCGGTCAAGGTGAATGGCAGTTCAGCCGTCGCCATTGACGGTCTGCTCTGGCGCGATCGTTATCCGGAGCAGATCGACGGCGTGCGTTCTGGAACCCATCACCTGTCTGTAGAAGCCAACGCTGACATGGCTACCTGTTCTGTCTGTAATGGACAGTTCAAGTCGGCAGATCTTTATTGCGCCCATCTGAAGAAGCGCAACAGCAGCGGTGCTATCCGCGGCTTTATCAACTTGAAAGGCAAGGGGGCTGGCATTACCGAGCACCCTGCTGGGAATGGCACTCAATTTGATAAGGAGCAAATCTACGTGTTAGCCCACGTCGAAGTCTAAGCACATTGGTATGACGGAAAACTACCGGAAGGCGAAACGCTGGATGACTTGCCAGCCAGCGACTTTGCCGATCCCAAGGGCCGCAGGTTTCCTTACAAGATCCATGGCAAGGTTGACGAAGCTGGATGGCGAGCCGCCTGGAGCGCCGCGAATGGTGGACATACCGGGCAGAAAGACGAGAGCGCTATTGCGAAACTGAAACGGGATAAGCCAGAGGGCGTAACTATCAACGAGCATATGGAGACTACCACAATGGCAGAATACAAGTGCCCACACTGCGGGAACGCAGACGGCGAAGATCACGAGAAATGCCCGAAGTGCGGCAAGAGTATGTCCGCCGCCCTTCTGGCTGCTGAACTGCGTGATACGCAGGAAAAGCTGAAGACCAAGAAAGAAGAGCTTGAGGCCGCCATGCTGGAGCTTGACGCGATCAAGCCCCAGATCCCGCAGCTTCAGGCCCAGTATGACGGTCTTCGCTCGCAGATCAGCGAGCGCGATGCCGCTCTCAGAATTGCCAACGACAAGCTGGCTGACATCAAGCGCCAGGACCGCGAAAACGTGGTTAAGACGCTGCTGTCGGAAGACACGCTGGCTGATCGTCTGCCCGCCTATCTGGCGATGGACGATGCAACATTTACGACCGTGGTCGCGACCCTCAAGGACGCGATGAAGAAGCCTGTCCAGGGCATTTCTGGACTTCGCTCCGGAATGCCAGATCCCGTCGCTGGCTCGGGCGCGAGCAAAGACCGGCCTAAGTCGCAGATCACTCTGCGCCGCTAAGAGAATCGGGAGAGATAACCCATGGCTACGCGAGTATTCAATCTGATGAACGGGGGTATCCGCTACGGCAATACCCTCAAGACCAACGCCAGCGGCACTTTCTATCCCGGCGTTCTCGTCAAGCTGGACACCTCAGGCTCGACTGTGTCGACCTCGGGTTCCACCGGCGCAACGAAGCCGTTTGGCTTCCTGTTCGGTGACCGGAATACCATCTACCGCCCGACGACCCGCAACTACAGCAACAACGAAATTGTGACTGTGGTGAACGGCGTCGGCTACGTGCAGATGTCTTCCGATCTGTTTGACGAAGCGGCTCTGCCGTCAACTATCGGCGCAACGATCTACGCAGCGGCTTCCGGCTTGTGGACGGCGAACGTGACCACCAACAAGGTCGGAACTTACGTGCAGACCGTGACCCGTGTTGAACCGGTGGGCGGTACGGGCTCTAGCCAGAACCTGGCTGTGGTTCAGTTCTCGTTCTTGCCGTAACAGGAGACCCGAACATGCCCACGCAACTGAAAGAACTGATCAGCTTCGATTTTAGCAAGGGCGAGTGGGCCATTGGCCTGCGCGACCCCAAGACCAACAAGGTGACCGCCTCGACCACGAATCAGGCCGATGTGGACGCTTTCTTGGCCGACCTGGTGACCAACGGCTCTGTCGAAGATCACCAGCTTCTGGCGGCTCAGTTGGTTGAGCCTATCGAGCAGGTTGTTCCTTACCAGGAGATCTACTCGATTTTCTATCAGGACTGGCAACTGGATGACCTGGAAGACAACTCGATCCCGGTCGAGGACACGGTGGCCGTGGCTTACCAGAGCCACCAGGACGGCGAGATCATGTACGCTCGCTCCGGGTTCAGCTTTACCCGGCCCGATTTCCAGACGTTCCAGACCGGCATCGAAGTGCAGTGGAAGTCGCTGAAGCGTGCCGGGTGGAACTACCTGGCTCGCCAGATGCGCCGCGCTTCGGAAGCCATGCAGCGCAAGCACGACGAACTGGCCCGCGGACCCCTGATCGCGGCTCTGCCAGCTTCGCACGAGTATAACGTGACCGGTGGCCACATGACCAAGGCCGCGGTGGATCAGATCCTGCGCGACCAGGCCAGCATCGGCTTCCCGGTCCAGCAAGTCATGATCAACCCGTCAACCCTGATGGACATGGGCAACTTCACCTGGGGCAACACCGGCTTCTTCATCGCGCCGGAAGATGCCCGCCAGTTGCTGCGCACGCTGCACATTATGGACTATGGCGGCGCTGCCTGGTATGCCAACCCGTTCTTCCCCACCACCGAAGTTCTCTTCGGCGGCGTGGCGTCCCAGATCGGCTGGCACCAGATCCGCGGCCAAGTCAACGTCACCAGTGATGTCAACATCACCAAGGGCGTGGACCTGCATGCGATCCGCGATGCCGAGCATGCCTACTATGTGGGCAATGCTTACACCCTGGCTCGCCTGCGCATCGGCGCTTAGTTGTAACCGGAAATAACCAAGGAGAATAGGCAATGACAGTCGCTGAGAGAAAATCAAGAAGTCGGGTCGATCAGCCTTTGATCGAAGAGCAAGACGAGATGCTGGAATTCGCACGCTTCCCTGGTCCGGGGACTCAGATTTATCCGAGTCCCCGGCCAGAAGTGCGCGATCTGGTGATGCCTCCGATGGTCTGGGTACAGGTTGATCCTGTTTTCAGAAACTCGGGGACATTCGTGCGCGATCGCAAGGCGCAAGTGTTTGAGCACATCAAGGCGGATGCCGCACCAGTCAACATCGACTTGGTGATCAGTCCGGACCTGGATCAGGTCCTGGACCCGGCCCAGAAAGAACTGGCCAGGGTGATCGTGCTGGCTCCGGGCGAGACGCTCAAGCAGGAATACGTTGATGCGATCAGCATCGCCACCCACATCGACAATTCAACCGGCTTTCCCCGCAAGGACTCCCTGGTTACCCAGGCTTACCTGCGCGAGAATCATCGTCCGTTTCTGATGGCGATCCAACAGCTTGAGGGTCGGTATCGCAGGCGCAAGGCTGTCCTGGATCTGCTCCAGGAACAGCTTGGGCGGATCGCAGTGTTGCCAGGCAAGTGATGTGGCATACGATCTTCTCGTGCGTGGGTTTCAGGATTTTGTTCGCCTAGAGAGCGTCCTAGAGCAGCAGTCGATCTCACGCGATCCGCTTTCAGGCATCCTGGACGGCATCAACACCATCTTTCATACCACCTACTCCCCGATCCTGACATCGGGGAGTCTAGGTGTTTATCTGGGGAATACGCTAGTACCCGGCACGGCGGACTACAACACCGGAGAGATTACCCTATCTACTCCGCCCACCGTTCAGCCCCAGGCCAACTACATCTTCACGCCTTACACTTCCACCCAGATCTCCAAGTTCACCATCCAGGGCTTTCTGGAAATGGAAAGCCAATGGACTCGTGGCTGGCAGTTGCTGGATGGCAGCGGTGCTTGGGCTGATGAGAACTCGACCAATGCGTATGTGGTCGACGGCAATGGCAATGATCCCACTTGCGGGAACACGTTCTTTTCCAACTCGCGCATTCAGATCGCTTTTTTCCTGATGTGCTGCGAGTATCGATTCATGAAAACGCAGTTCCGGACGGCAGCGGGCACAGACTATATGTGGCGCGAGTCGGTCCGCGGTATGACGGTTGATAAGAGTAAGCGTCCATCCAATATAAAGCTGGTGGTTGATAGTTTGCGTGAAGAGATGATGGACGCGCTCAAGCAGGCTCAGATCCAGTTCTATCCAGGCGGCGATCAGTTCGGCGGGGCCATTCTTAATCCGGTCACGCTGGACTATGCAGCCAACTATGAGTGGCAGACAGGCGCTAAACAGAACGACAACTGGTCCATTGAAGGTTTCAACTTTTCATATCGGCCACTAACTTACTTCCCGTAAGTTCGGGCTCGATCCAATCAGGAGACGGAACATGCTTCCAAACAATCGTGGAGAAGAAATGCGGGTTGGGTCCGGCCTGAACGCGGCGGGACAAGCTGCCATGGGTATGCACCGCAGCAGCCATTACGCCATGGAGTGTTACGGTCCGGATGGCTTGCTGCGCTGGCGGGACGAGTTCGACAACCTGGTGACGACAGCCGGGTTGAACGACTCGCTGCAACAGCACTTCAAGGGCGTGGCTTACACCGCTCTGTGGTATGTCGGTCTGACGGCTGGTTCCACATTTGCCGCCGCCGACACCATGGCCTCGCATGGTGGCTGGTCGGAGAGCACCATCTACTCCAATAGCTCTCGCCCTGTTCTGACGCTGGGCACCGTTGCAGCCGGTTCGGTGGACAACTCTGCCTCAAAGGCCGTTTTCAATATCAACGGCTCTGGAAACGTCTTCGGCGCTTTCGTGACAACTGGTTCAGCTACGTCTGGTTCGGTTGGAACTCTGTACGGCGAAGGCTTGCTGGCGGCTGGTTATCGCGCTGTTCAGTCTGGCGACACCCTGTCGGTGACCATTACCCTGACCGCGTCCTAATACAACGCAACTCCATTCTTTCGGCTGGTGGGGTGGCGTTTAGATCGGGAAAAAACCTTGAAGAAGAATCGCTCTATTATTGTCATGATACTCGGCACTATATTCCTGTTGGGTATGGTGCCGAGTATGGTTGTCACTGTTCCATTGAATCCGGGCGATAGCGCCCTGGTGAACTGTTCCAACCAGGTTCAGGTGACGAAACTTGCCAATCAGGTTAACGTTATCTGCCCCACGAATACTGCCACGCGGACAGCCACACCGATCAAAACGTCTACGGTTACCAAGACGTCGACAAGCACGGTCGTACCGAGCAAGACGCCCACTGCGACTAACACGCAAACTGCGACTGGCACTTCAACTGTGACCAGCACTCCAACGGTTATTGTTTCGACAAACACTGCTGCTCCAACCGGCACCAGTTTGACTTATATGCCTTTCCTGGAAACTTTCGATGGCGCTCCGGCTATGCCACTGGCCTGGCGTCCGGCGAATTGGGATGTGACGGTCCATTCGCGCAATCTTGCAGATCAGGACACACTCCCGGCCGTGAATGCCGATCACGGTCCGCTATGCGAGGCTCCCCCAGCCATCCATCCGGTCAGCACTTATCAGGATGCCGTTTTCCTGTGCAATAACCATCTGATGACGGCTATCAATGGCACGGACTATGGGTTGGTCTATCTGACACCCAATCAGCAGGTGGATTTCTCGAACGGCACGGCAGTCATCAAGTTCGACGTTTCTACCTTGCGCCGATCCAAGCGCGACTGGCTGGATATGTGGATCACGCCCTTCGACCAGAACCTGCAATTGCCGCTGGACAACTGGTTGCCCGATCTAAATGGCGAGCCCCAGAATTCTATCCATGTTCGTATGGACACCTTCAATGGCGACCAGAGTTTCTTCCGAGTAGAGGATATCCAGAACTTCGCTGTGACCAGACTGGACGGGAATTGGTGGACTGGCTACGAGCAGTTCTTGACGCCCAGCGCCAGCATACGCACCACGTTCGAGGTAGACATTTCACAGACCCATATCCGGGTGGGCATGCCAGCTTACAACTTCTGGTGGGTAGATTCTGACATTCCGGCGCTGGGATTCACGCAAGGCGTGGTTCAGTTCGGTCATCACTCCTATAACCCGAGCAAGGACTGTAATTTTGACGGCACCTGTGGGCCGAATACATGGCACTGGGACAATGCTTCCATTTCTCCATCCATCCCATTCACGATTGACCGCGGCTCACCGATATATGCCAATGATGCCAATCCGGTAATCAATTTGTCAGCGCCGTCCCCATCCAACGGGTTTCTGCGCTTTGCTGGCATTGGCTCGGCGTTGTCTGTTAGTTACGATGGCGGGGTGACCTGGACCCCGGCTGTACAGCAGACGGTGTCCGAAAGCATTGAGGAACACTTCAAGTCGTATTGGATGCCTATTCCAGCCGGGACAACTCAGATCAAATTTAGCGGTCAAGCGTTTTGGGGCGGCGATTGGATTGTTCGCGATGTTTCGGTCTGGGCCAAGTAAGAAGTTCGACTTAATCCATGGCCATCGCGTTTGTTCAGGGTATCGGAAGCGATTTTCAGTTTGGTAGTACGACTCAACAGATTGTATTTAACTCTATCCCGACCGATAACGACATCATCGTCTTGTGCTACGAGAACACTGTTGTACCGGGGGCGAGCATAACGTGGCCGACCGGATTCACACAACTGTTCAATGGCTCTGGTGGGTCATCAGCCGTAGATGTAAAGGTAGCCTGGAAGCGGGCCAACGGCGAGTCCAGCGCCACCTATACGGTAACACTGGGTGCAAGTACTGATAACAACCAACTGATGATTGGAATGACGTTCTCTGGAGTAAACACATCTAGCGCAATCGATGTGTCGTCTTCCACAATCACAGATGGTGCCTTTAGCAGTCCTATTGCCATTCCAGGTATCACGACCGTCACTGCTAATGCGATGCACATTATTGTCCCTGCTAACAGCGACACGGTCAACTATACGACGCCCAGTAATTACTCACGCGGACCGACAGCACAGGCAGGCGGAAGTACACGTTTGACGGCGTTCTACAGGCTAATCGCATCGCCGGGCAGTACCGGCACCGTAAACATTGTCTACGATGCCAATACGACAGTAGCTGGAGAGTTTGCCCTAACTCCAGCGCCATTAGGGACGCCCATTGCGGCGCAGGATTTTCTGGTTTTTCCCAAGACGAGAATGCGTGCTGGAGCGCGTGGCATATGATTCTTCTTACAACTATCAATGACACCATGGAGATGGTGACGTCTGGATCGGCGTCGGCTGACGTTCACGTTTCCTATATGGACCTGTTTGGAACGACGGTTACGCCTGGAAAGCTAAACACCAATATAACCATTCCCGTCACGACTACTATTTGTCCGGCTCCAGCGTCAGGGCATCAGGTTAACGTCAAGACAGTCAACGTTCGTAATAAACACGCGACGGTTGCTACAGACGTTACGATCCAGCTTAACACCAGCGGCAGCACCTTCGAGTTGCACAAGGTCACGCTGTTGTCTGGCCAGGCGCTTGAATATATCGAAGGCATTGGGTTTTTCCAGCTTGCCGCTTCAGTTTCTCAGGTTGATGTTCAAACGTTTGCGGTTAACGGAACCTGGACTAAGCCGACGACATTCACACCTAAGATCGTTACGGTCAAGATGTGGGGAGCCGGTGGTGGTGGCGGCGCTGGAGCAAGCCTGGCAACAGCCGTTGCTGCGCCAGGCGGGGCGGGTGGTGGTGGTGGTGCTTGTGCCATTACTCAATATCTCGCATCGGATCTGCCAGCGACCGTTACCGTAACTGTCGGAGTGGGCGGAACGGCAGGTGTGCCGGGTGCCGCAGGGGCTCTGGGCGGTGACGGTGGTGCGGGTGGAGACTCGTACTTCAACGGAACTTCAAACGTCCACGCCTCTGGTGGTGGCGGCGGTCGTGGTGGGGCTATTTCGGGTGTGGCTGGCGGTGGCGGTGGCGGTGGCGGAACCGGAAGCTCAGGTGGAACTGGAACTACGGCTGTTGGAACTGGCGGCAATCCGCTTGGGCAGGTTAACACTACCGTTACTGGAGTTAACGGTGGACAGGGATCGGCTGGGACTGTTACGGTCATCACCACACACTCTGCTGAATGGGGTGGTGGTGGAGGCGGTGGCCATACCAGCACACCTGCTAACTCGGTTGGCGGATCCTCGATTTGGGGTGGCGGTGGTGGTGGATGCGGCGCTGGACACAACGCTACGCCAGCAGTAGTGGCCGGTGCTGCCGGGGGCCTGAGTGGAACATATGTCGGAGGTGGTGGTGCCGCGGCTGGTGGTAACTCGCCAGCGACGAACGGAATAAACGGAGCCGATGGCGATTCAACCAAGGGCGGCGGTGGTGGTGGCGGTGGCGGCTCGACTGTCACGGCTTCTGCCAATGGTGCTGCTGGCGGCAACGGTGGTAAGGCGGGTGGTGGTGGTGGTGGTGGTGGGACTGGCATGAACCCCGGCTTAGGTGGCGCAGGCGGATCTGGCGGTTCTGGATATGTAGTGGTTATTTCAATGTAATTTATGGCTAATCCTGGTGCGTTTGACTCTGATGTCAGACAGATAGCTGAATTTGATTCAACTATCTTGTCTGCTGGGTGGATTGATTATGCTCTGCCATTCGAGCATGAATTCATCACGTCATCAGGCGGACAGAGTTATAACGATACGGTTACTTTAGGTCGCACCGAAGGTTTATTGGCATCATCAGTCCTGGATGCCCTGGCATCAATCAACTTTGGGTTGAACACCGGCTTTACTCCATCAGATGTTATCGATATGTCGGGATCGGTGACATACAACCTGACCGATGGGTTCTCCGGCAATGGTGGAACAGGAATATCGGTAACTATGTCCATGGCCAGGCTGATGGGAGATTCCGAATCAGCCACGCTAGACGCAGTTGGCCAACTAACGCTAAGCAAAACGCTATCCATTAGTGTTACCAGCGTGGCCGATATGGTCTCGTTACTGACCATAATCTTGACGCTGGGATATACCCCGTCTGACACTCTTGACATGTCGGCTTCAATATCAGCCAGTAGGACTGAAGGGTACTCCAACACTGGCGGAAACGGCCTTCTGGATACTATCTCCATAACCAGGGTTATGGGCCTATCTGAAACGGCCAACATTGATATTCTGAGTAATTTGTCACTGGGAGAAACTGAATCCTTGTCAGCTAGTGACGTTCTGGATGCGCTCGCCAGCATTACCCTGGCGCTGACTGACGGATTTACACCCAGCGATGTTTTGAGCATTCTGGCATCCATTTCGGCCAACCGAACAGAAGGCTATACCAACGCCTCTGGCAGTGACTTCCTGGACGTGACATCTCTGACTCGGATTATGGGCTTGTCAGATTCCGATACGCTGGATATGTCTGCCAGTGAGACACTGGCGCGGATCGAATCGCTCAGCACCAGCGATACGCTGGATATGTTAGCAAGCATTCTATTGGCGCTGACCGATGGCCTGACAAGCGCCGATACGCTGGATATGTCAGCCGCGACATCCGTAAACCGCACGGAAGGCTACACCAATAACTCGGGCAGCGATTTCCTGGATACAGCCTCTCTGACCAGGATTATGGGTTTCTCGGACACTGGGAATCTAGACATACCGGGGAGCCTGTCTCTAAACAGAAACGAGTCGCTAAGCGCCAGTGACACGGTTGACATGCTGGTTAGCCTGACGCTGGCGCTGTTTGACACCATCACGGCCAGCGATACGTTGGTCATGTCAGCGTCCATTTCTGCCAATCGCACTGAAGGCTACACCAACAATGGCGGAGCAGACACAACCGATACCCTGTCCATTACCAGGGTGGAGGGCTATTCAACTTCCGACAATCTGGACGCAACCAGCCAGATGTCTATTGGTCGGTTCGACTTTGTTTCAACCAGCGCCAGCCTGGATGCTGTTGCGGCTCTGACTTTGATCGAACTGGATACGGTATCGATTTCGAGCAACCTGGATGCCACGATCTCGCTCACCCTGAACAAGACGGATGGTATTTCCCTGGCTGACGTTATTAGCATGCTGGCGCAAACGTCAGCTTCCAGGACGGAAGGCTTTACCAATTCTGGAGCCAATGACCAGCTTGACAACCTGTCGCTGACCAGGGTTGAAGGGTATTCGACTTCGGACACCCTGAGCATGACCGTCAATATCACAGCCGGTCGGCTGGAGAGTATCACTACCTCCGACACGCTGGATATGCAGGAATCAGTGGGCTTGACAGACATCCTGGGCTTTATTTCGAGCCTGGGGAATTCATTTGCCGATGTCCTGTTGCTCAATCGAACACTGGATATTCTATCCAGCGACACTTTGAGTCTATCCGGCAGTACAACCCTGGATCGTCTGGAAGCGCTGCTTTCTTCAGACACCATGGATATGCAGGGATCGGTAGGCCTATCGGACATTCTTGGGTTCCTGGTTGATGCTGGGAATTCGTTCTCTAGCAATCTGACTTTGAACCGAACCGACGCTTTATCGACTTCCGCGATCTTGGATGCGGTTGGAAGTCTGTCGCTCAACCGCGGCGAAGCGATAACGATTGCTGACATTATCAGCATGCTGGTGGCGGTTGGCCTATCGAAAACAGTTGACGAGTCCGGAAATAGCATAGTCGACACCAGCGTTTCAACCAGCCTGAACCGAAGCGAGACGGCAGTTCTAAGTGGCAGCAACGGAATTCCGGGATCGCTAAGCGTAGCCAGGACAGAAGGCTTTACCAACGCCTATGCTCTGGACCTGAGTTCCGGTCTGGCCCTGGATACGCTGAAGTCTCTAATTACCAGTTCCAACGCTGACCTGACCGGCAGCACGGTTCTGTCCGGGACATTATCGCTGGCTGGAAGCTCGGTCTCGGCCATATCCGGCAACGTTTCATTCGAAGAAGCTTTTGGCATCACGATCATTGGCCTGACGACATTCCCGAATTTCTTCGGGTATCTGATTGTTGCCACGCAGTTGATGGGCGAAGCGGAAGTCGGCACTGGTTTTGCCAATGCGATTTTGCTGACCAATCAGCCAATCCAATCCGTGGATCTGTCGACAGCCACATCTGACAGCGTGGTTACATCCACTCATGCGACGGGTGTCGCCAAGTTAGGAACCAAGTAATGGATAACTATTTCCAGGGATCCAGGGTTCGCTTGAAAGCGACCTTCGAAGACGAGACGCATACGCTGGCCGACCCTACGACAGTGACTGCCAAAGTTGAGAACCCCAATGGAACAGTCACCACTTATATCTATCTGACTGATGCCGCCTTGGTGCGTGAGTCGGTTGGTGTTTACCACCTGGATATTGACGTCAACGTTGCCAAGACTTGGTATTACCGTTTTGAAGGAGCAGGGATTGTCGAGGCTGCTTCACAGGGAAGTTTCAACTGCATTGCCGGGAGGCCGTAATGGACATCGGAACGATTTGGAAACACTTCATCGATCAGTTCCAGTACCCGCTGTTAGGCTTGTTGGTCCTGATTGTCCTGGATTTTCTCAGCGGTGTTGGAGCGGCTTTGAAGAAGAAGCAGTTTAATTGGGCCAAGATTGGGGACTTCTACAAGACCAACGTTTTACCGCTGGTCTTGGGATGGCTGACTTGGTCATTGGCGTCTTTCGCTGTTTCCAGTATTCCCGGACTGCCACCGTCGATTGTGACAGCCCTAAGCACTGGATCAGCCGGGGTATCTTACATCGCCCCGGTGGCTGTTTTGCTGAATAGCATTGCCAGTAACACCAAGGAGATTACCACTGCTCCAGCCCAAACACCTGTGCCGGTTCCAACGGAGACTAAGCCATGACAAACAATCGCTCGCTCGGTGTGCTTTGCTTGTGCGCGTTCTTGATCGTTTTTGGACTGATTGTTATCACCAACTTTCGTTTTGCAGGCGAAGAGATTATTGAGGGCATTTTGGCTCTCGCGGCTGGGGTGTTGATCTTGCTCGGTCGCTGATAGTGTAAAATGAGAATCTCTCCAGTTGAACGTCTCCAGGTAACTAGGGATTTAACTGATACCAGGGCTGACACGCGGCTGTGCTATATCTGCACGCCTGTCTTGGTCGATCAGGATTTTGACGAAGACACGCGTTCGGGTGACAACATGACCGAGGGCAACGGTTTGGGCCAGGTAGCCGCAGACTGGAAGATCTACGCGCTGCGGGTCCATTTCCGCAATGTCGACACCATGCTTATGAACTTTGGGCATGTTCCGCCAGGCGTGGAGTTGGGAGACGCTCTGATCAACTTTGGTAGCAGAGATCTGCCCGCGGTTGAGCAGTCGATGGAGAGCGAAAATTCGTACTTGCTTATCGATGGCGATACGTTCCACATCTTGAGCGTGTTGCCATCGGGATTAGGCCAGATTGAGGAGTGGGCTGCGGATGCCCGACACTTTACGCCCATTTTTAGGGCACAAGGATATTAGTCATGGAAACGACGACGACTTTAGCCGCGACAGTGACCGTTGAAACTGCCCAGGTGCCGGACCTCACTCCGAAAGCTATCTTGGCGGAAATGCCCAACCGGCGTGAAGCGACCAAGCTGGAAACGGTTGAGCACGAAATTGGGTTCATGATCTCGCATCGCATGAAGCGCCTGCTGGTGATTTGCGATATGCATGGCGATGATCTGAGCAAGATCCTGAGCCCGGTCAGCATGAAAAAGGTGGATGTTCACGATGGGCGCTCGGTCATGCGCGAGGCTATCTTGAGCGAACTGAACCAGTTGAATCGCGAGATCAGTTCCAGGTTGAACGACACATGGCCTTTGAAGGCTTGAAAGCTCGGATCGAAAAGCAGCGCACCATCATGCACAACCAGAGATATCTGGCTGACATGGTGGCAGATGCGCAGTCGCTGATCAAGCAGAGCGCGGAAAGCAATTTGCCGCATAGTGCGCCTGCGCCGACTGGGACAATGATCAGGAATCTAACCACCGAGTCGGGCATTGTTGAGACATCGACCGGTCTTCACGATGGCCTGGGAGATCGCAGCCTGGTTGGCCATGAAACTAACCGGGCTCAACCCGGCGTGATCTCTGAGTTTTTGCGTGATCATGATGAGTTTAGGCTTGGCCGAGAAAAAGACGAAGACCTTAAGAAGAAAAAGACCGACGAAAAAACCGGGTTTGTCTTCGACAAGACCAAAGCTTGGGCCTACCTCTCGGAGAGAGCCAAGGCCGAGCTTCAATATGCTCGCGAAGGCGGCATGTACGGCGGTGGATCGGAAGGCATTGGCGTAGGGATGTCTGCTTACTTCTTCCAGCAGGAGGGCTACCTGGATGGATGGCACGAAGGGGCAGAGAAGTCCAATATTACACCCACCTATTTTGTGTTCAAGGCTCTGAGAGAGTGGCGTTCGCAATATGCTCGTCTGGTCTTAGATCAGGTTGCCAGGGATTTCAAGGCGGCATAAATGCCAGGGATAGATCGGAATATTCAGAAATCATTGATGGCCCATGTGCGCGGACTGCTTAAGTCTCCGCCTACAGCGGCTGGTTTGACAGCTTTCTCGGTTTACAACGAGAAAGATTTGATTGCCATCAATGCGGGTGCCGATCTACCCCTGAACCCATTTGTGTTTTTGCTGGACACGTACATGCGTGCCAAGGTAGCAGCGCTGCCGATGGTGATCATCGAAGTCTTTATGATCCACAAGGTTCCCTACGAGCTTGGCAATCGTAATGGAAGAACGCAGGAAGCCAATATCCACTGCTTTGGCCGCACGCGTGGCGAGCGAGATGATCTGGCCAGTTTCATGGCCGACTATATTGGGGCGACGTTCCCGGTCTACACCTATGTCAGTGGATCGGCGGGGGATGTGGGGACATTTTTGGAGAACGCCGAGATCGAGCCGGATGTGTTAGTGCAGTTTGCGCCCCAGGCAGGACAAGAAATCAGGCGAGACGCGTCGTTGGATTTGTGGAAGTACGTGAATTTCAGGTTTAGAACAAAGAACTAAGTAACTTAGGCGATCAGGCAATGTTTTTCATGTAGTCGTATCCGAGCAGTCGTCGTCTAAGGAGCTAAGAGTACCATGGCTAATCCGCCGAATATCGCAATGTATGGGTTTCTTTCGCAAGTCTGGCTGCTGAACACCACGTCCGGCAGTCAGGCGGTTATCGATCGCGTCCAGTCGATCGAGCCGTCCGTGGCGCTGACCACCACGCGCTACTATGAGTTGGGCCGCAAGGGGCCTATCGGTTCTACGCAAAACCCTGCCCAGTACCGATTGGCTCTAATGCAAAACATGTCCAACTCGCTCGAATTGGATTATGTCCTGGCGGGAAAGAACACCAGCCCCGCAGGCGTACAGACTTGGAATTTGGGTGATCTGCTGACCAACGCCGGTCACTATACGGCTTACGTCCTGAACCGCAACCAGGACGCAACCATCATGGACGAAAAGGAAGTCAACGGCTGCTCGATCGCTGACATCACCTGGTCGTTCAGCACCAATGCGGCCATCAGCCAGTCGTTCAACCTGATCGGCACGGGCGGCAAGCTGTACAAGAGCGCCAGCACCGTGCACACCTGGGGCGCAACGGATGACACTTCCCTGGGCGGCGTTCACGGCAAGGAAGCCCGGATCTGGTTTACTTCCGGATCCGCTTCGACCACCAGAGCTTTCCGTATCCAGACCATGCAACTGCGGGCCACTTTCCCGAACGTCTACGTGGGCGAGTTAGGCAACCGCGCACTAGTTGGCACTCTGTCAGACGCGCCTGAAGTGACGCTGGACTTCGACATCCTGACGGCTGATGATCAGCCAACCGACAAGTTCTTTGTCGATCAGACCACCTACTACGACCTGAACAACACGGTCTCGCCGTTCAATGCGTTTATCCGCATTGACGATCCGACCAACACGGTCGAAGGCGCGTCTATCATCAAGTCGTTCAAAGTCGAGAACGTTCTGGCGGTTTCGCACACACCCATTCGTTCTCAGGTGCGTGGCCTGTCAACAGCCAGATATTCTCTGATCGTTTCGAAAGAAACGACCGCTGACTCGGGCGGCGTAATAATCTCTAATAACAACCAGTAACCGATCAGGTTGTCAATCTGGTTGTGTCTGGCAGGGTGCTCGCGTCTCGGAACACCCTGCCAGATAAACTTATAGGCGAGATATAACGAACATGGAAGTCACTCGTGAGAACTGGGAGAGTCTTAACTCTGAGATTGATATCCTGAGATCGGATATGAACATCGTTCAAAGAGAACTACGCGATCTCAAGCTAGTGGTTTATGGGAACAACGAATTGGGAATCGTCGGTATTCAAACAACGATCAGGCAGATTAACGACAAACTGGACTCGCTCAAGGATAGCGTACTATCCATCCAGGACAATCGAAAGTTCATTATCACCATGGTCGGCTTATTTATCTCGATGGTGGGTAGCGTTGGCGCGTTGGCAGGTGTTATTTTTGTGATTGCCCAGAATGCTCAAAAGATTGCCGTGCCATGATCAAATCTCGCCGGTCCTATGATTCGCCGCGTATTACCAGTTTGCTAATCCGGTTGGGGGCTATTCTGGCGTTGATTATTGCCCTGATGGTTGGGTTCTTGATTTATACGGTTGTCACGCTAACTAAGCCGCCAATCGTTTTCACGCATCCGGAGTATCAGCCGGTCAGCGATATTCTATGTCCGGGAGAACATCTGCAATATACAGCCCAGGTCCTGGTTTATCGGGACCCCATTGCACCGACAGTGGTCAAGACATGGTGGAACCTGGACGCCAATTCCCAAATCGCCAATCCAAACAATACGGATATTCAAGTTTGGATCGGGACACCCGTTTTTTCTGTGGACATACCGGTTGATGACGTCGTTCCGCAGGCCATTCCGGGAAATTATGAGCAGCGTGGAGCAATTCGGCTCAGCCAACTTTATGCCGTAGCTTACAGCGTGAGATTTACCATCCCGGTTGGCTGCGTGCCTACTCCGTAGGAAAAGATAGGTATGAGCAACCAGTCAGAGTGGACTCTCGGCACCCTATATAAACATATCCGGGAAGTGATTGATGGGGTTCGCCTGGAGTATCGCCAGCAGTTCAAGAGCATGGACAAGGCCAACAAGCTGGCCCTGGCTGGGCAGAAGATCTTGGACCAGAAGAATAACGAGTTTCGCACCCAGCTTGACCGGCAGGCTGACACGTTTGCCACCAAGGCCGATGTCGATAGTCGGTTGAGTTCCATGACCGACATTATTGACGCTAACAAGCAATTGTCCGAGGAGCGTCGGGATACGTTTGACAAGCAGATCGCTGCCATCACTCTGTCGGTCAGCGACCGGGTAACCAGGGTAGAGCACAGCGCTTTGCTGGATCAAATTGCGGCCATCCGGCTGGAATTGAAAGATGTGGTAACCAAGAAAGATCTGGAGATCACGCTGACGGCTATGCGTTCCCAGATCGATTCTCTGGATGCCAACCGCAATGTTATTCAGGGCCAGAGTCAGCAGCGGGTTCAAAGTACCAATAATGCCCAGTGGATCATTCAACTGGTATTGGGAATTCCGTTCTTGTTTTTGGCAATTGTGGAGGCAGCCAGGCTGATTGCAGGCCGGTAAATTCCAGATCTGGAATCTTTATTCGTGTAACACCAGGCAGTTAGGAGATTAGGCACAATGGAAAAGATGGAAGAAATTACGCTTGACCGGCTGTACCGTCCCGTTCGTAACAACATCCCCGTTGGAAAGACCAAGCTGTCTGTTCGGGCTCTTTCCGGACCAGAGAAAGACGCTCGCTCCCTGTATGCCACCAACCAGGCTCGCAAGCTGGAAAAGATCCTGGCGGATTCCGAATCGGATGAATATCAATTCCGGCTAGAGTTCCTGGAGTCACTGGAAGTTGACGATCTGGTGAACTTCATGAAGTCCAGGATGATGGTGATCGTCCAGCCGGAGATTGAGAAGAAAAACGAGCCGGTCTATCAGCCATTCCCGGAAGAAGCGACGGAAGAAGAGAAGAAAGCCGTTCTGGATGCTCGCGAAGACGAAGAACTCAAGCGGCAGGCCAAAATTGAGACCGAAATCAAGGCCAAGCTGGACGAGTATTACGAGAAGAATCTGAAAGACAAGACCAAGGAAGAGCTATTGAAAATGGCCAGGGGGCAGATCGTTGGATCCCTGTCCCTGGAAAGAGCCAATGCGTCTTTTGCCTATTACACCCTGTACGCTTCGGTAATGGACGAGCAGGGCAACCGGTATTTCAAAAGTGTTGAAGAAGCCAGCAACCTGGAAAATAATGTTGTCTTTTTTCTGTACGGCATTTCCAGGGAGGTCAATGATATCAACCCTTTGGCATTGAGTGGTTCGTCATCGACGGATACACCCGAGACATTTACATAGCCGTCAGCCAGGGGCATATGCCAATTTGGGATGGCCCGGTTGAGCATATGCCCTGGTGGTGGACTTACATCTTGCAGCTTGAGAAACGCGTTGACGGTTTGCTGGAGTCGGCAGCATTTGATCCGGAGCATAAGTATCCGCCGAAAGAGATCTGGCCGCTGTCTAAGCACAAAGAACTGGAAGACTGGAACGAAGATCGGCGCAAGCTGTCTGAAGAAAAAGCCAAAGAGAAACAGGCACTGAGCAACTGGTGAGACTATGGCAGAAGAGACCTCATTTCACGAAATAGTCCAGTTCGAATGGCGCACGGGTGGGGACACTGGCCCAGATGCTGCTTCTAAGAGCATGATCGATGCTCTTTCTGAGATTGACGCCAAGATCAGGGCAATTGATGCTAATGCTCAGTCGGTATTCGGGACTTCGTTTGCAACATCTATCGCGCCAGCCACGGCGTCTGTTGGAGCCCTGAATGTTTCTTTAGCAAAAACGCTGGAACTGCTTAGGTCAATAAAAGAGCAGGGGCCAATCGATCCACTTGGCGGTGGAACCACTCCGCCACCACCGCCCAATAATCCACCTCCAATCATCATTCCGCCTGGGGCGGTTTCCGGAACAAGCGGGGCTTATTCATATAACATCAGCCGCGACTTAGCTCCCGCGTTGCCGCCACCACCTCCAGCGCAACAGATTCCTAGAGACTATGTTCCACCGGTTCTTCCGCCACCGCCAAGCTCTAATTCCGGTGATATTGTCTATTACGGTCCAGGAAGACTTGGACTGAATTCTCCCAGTTTTCTGGGTGGCGGCATTTCATATGCACCGCCATCTGAAGTTTCTGGTTTTGCCAGCATTACGTCTCTTCCCGAAGGCGTTACCGGAAGCTCGGGATGGGAAGAGCGTTTACGCAAGTGGCAAGACGAGCAAAGGCAGATTGGTCAAAGGCAGTACAACAAGCCAGAATTGGCGCAATTGCCGACACCACCTGCGTTGACACCAATTGGATTTAAGGAAACGGCTTTTGAACAGAATATTGGCCGCGGTCCACTATCCGAAGAAGAATTTCAACGTCAGCAAGACGAGACGGCTCGTATATTGATGGCTGGTAGTACTCCACCCGGATGGCTCGAACTGGGTGGTCCAAGTTCATATCAAAAACCGTCTCTGACAAACTTCGGAACTGGTGGGATACAAACCAATGCCAGACTTTCTGATCAGTGGCAGACTGCCCCACAAGACTTTCTAAATTCCTACAGTGATTTAACCGCGCAGGCTAAGGACTTGAGCAATATAACGGATTTGCTCAAGCAGTTCTCGCAGTTACGATATGGTGGCCCAGCCAGTACCGGACAGGAAGTTGGCTTTCCCGTTGAGACTGGCTGGACAAGCACCATCTATGGTGGTGGGACAACTCTTGGCGGACTTCTCAATGGTCCGCAGCCGCAATATATACCAGGGCAGGGAAGTACGTTTGGAATTCCGAATTGGCAGACACCACCACAGCAGACGATAAATAATCAGGGGTCGAATTACACCTATGCCACTGGCACAGGAACCCGGTTCGATTTTCCGCCAGGCGGCTATAGCAGCAGCGGATATTACGGAGAAGATTGGGGGCCAACCGGAAGATCGTATCAATACACTCCGCCTCCACCTCCTGGTAGTACTGGAACTTATGGTCCCGGTGGATATGGCACGCCTGGATCACCATTTCAGTTTGGCAGTGGCACTGTATTTCCCGGTGCTGGAAATCCGAACGGCTTTGGCATGTCGGGCGGTTTGTGGGGTCCTGGTGGTAATGGCATCGGTGGACCTCCCGGTCCGCCATGGGTTGCTGGTGGTTGGCAGCAGGGCCAGAATATTCCCAACTTTAATCCCAACCTGGTTAATCAGGTTGATCAGGCTGGCGTTAGCTTTGAAAACGCTACCAATAAAGCTGGTAATTTTGAACGTGCCTTGGGCCGGATTGTAACCTACAGCGTAATCTTTGCCGGGTTTGCCGCGGTTGGAGCAGTTGTCAGGGGCGTGGCAGACGAGATGGTGCGCCTGTCTGACGTTCAATCACGAATTGGATTTGTCAACGGCCAGTCAAATCAAGCGACCCTGGCTCAGTTTACACAAGCGGCAAATTACGGAATATCTCCAGCGCAGGCTGGTCAGGGTATTCTGACGGCTGGACAATTAGGAGCATCGCCACAGCAAAATCAGCAAGCTCAGCAATTGGCGCTTATCTTCGGCGCTGATCAATACAGCAACGCCCTGGTTCAACTAACCCGGACTCAAGAGCAAGCCAGCGCCACAGGCCTGAAGCATGTCAATACACTGGATTTTATTGCCCAGTCGTATAAGACTCTTCCAGGATCACTGAATGACTATTTTGGAGCGTTGCAGCGCGGCATCCAACTAAATGCCCAGTTTGGCGTATCGGCTGAAAATATGGGGTTGGCTATCGAAAAGGGCATGCTTACTACTGGTCAATCTGCTGACCAGGTAGCCGTTGCCTATCAAAGTATTCTGTCTAAAGTTGCTACGCCTGCTACCCAGAAAGCTTTAGAGCCATTGGGTATCCAGCGTGGCGATGCCACGACCATGGTTCGGGAGATCACTGAAGAATATCAGCGATTGGCGCAGGTTGGCGATCGGGCTGGTATTGAAAAACTTGGTGAAGCGCTTCAGGGCGGCGGCATTGGCGGATATTCCCGCATTGAAACTTTGCCAGATATTTTCAGTGCGCTCAATACAGCGTTGAACAATACCAATCCTAATTTGGCCAAGTTCAGCGCACTATTGAACGACGTTTCAAATAGCGATGTTACAAAGATCAATCAACTGACAGCATCCTGGAACAACTTTCTATTGGCGTTGGGATCTGGGATACCTGGCAATGCTGCTGGGCAGTTTCTGGATGGTATCACCAGGCAGCTAAAGAATGTCACCGATATCATTGAGAATGGCGGAAAAGCTATTCAATCTGTCGGCGCTGATCCAGCGGGTGCTCTCGGTCGGGTGGCTAAGTATTCTCAAGACAATCCATTCACGCTCACGAATCTTATTCAAGCCCCGTTCAATCCAGCCCGAACGCTGGAGCAACTAGCTGGACTTATTGATGCGGCCACTAATGGAAGAATTGGTGGGCCAAGTGAAGGTGGACGTCCTGGGCCTATCGGAATTGGGCTATCTGGTGTTCAGAGCGGGTTTGGTATGCGTATTCCGCAATCCATTCTGAATCCATATCCCAATCCAATCGAGAACTTTGGTGGATTGCAAAATCTACCCCAGGGCGTTGGCATAGAGCAGTATCGTTCGATGGTTCAGGCTACTGAGTCGCAATTAAAGATTGCTGGTGTTCCGACCGACGACAAGAACTACGAAGTTTTGAGTCGGTCCGGAACGTTGCTGGGGCAAATCCTGGCCGACAGCAATGCCATTCGGATTACCAACGACAAGATCGCCCAGAACACGGCTACGTTTGGCGGAACTCCGCCATCGGGTGTGAATGCGTCTAATGCTACCGAGTTCCAGGCAAAAGTTGCTGCCGAAGATGCTAAGTTGAAAGCGGCGGGTATCTCTGTATCCGATCCAAAGACAATCGTGTTCCAGGACAAGGCAACCGATGCTCTGTTCAAGATTGTTGGAAGCAATGAAGCGATTCAGTTTGCCACTCAAACGATGGCGGCAAATGCGCCAACGTTCTCAGGCATGCTGCCCAAGGGCGAAGATCTGAATAAGATCCAGGCCAGAGTCAGTGCGATCGATCAGTCTGGCATGGTAGGTGCGGCTGGCCTAGATACCACCCAGGTTCAGAAAGTCTTCTGGGATCCGGTTACCAATACCCTGCGTGCTATTCATGGCACCGAGACAGCCATCCAAATTGCTACAGAAGAAGCTGCCAAGCTGTTGCAGCAGCAAATCACCGGGACATTTAATGTTCCCGCTGGTGGCGAAGCAGTGGTGGCATTCTTCGCGCTACAGCAGGGATTCGTTCCGGGTGGAGCAGGTGGTCCAGGCGCGGGTGCGGGTGGTGGTGCCGTTGCCCTGAATGGTTCAGCCACTGCTTTGAACACGTCGGCCAATTACTTGAGCGCTTCAGCCCAGGCGCTGTTGCTGGCTGCTCAAAGACTGGGTGGTCCAAACGGCGACATTCTGCGTGAGATTGCCGCGCATGAATATGCCAATACGTCTTTCCGGACTCCTGGAACTTCCCCTTATTATCACAGTCCAAATGCGGGTTCGGCAACAGGTTATCTTGGAGAATTTCACACACCACAGACTTCTAACTACAGTGCGACTACTTCTCATCCAACATTGCCGCCGCCGAATACCAATCAGCATTTCGAAAGCCCTGGACATAGAACTGGGCCAGGCATCAGCCAGGACGACCAGTTGTACCAGGTCTTTCACCAGCGCTTTAAAGAGATGATCGACAAGCTGATTGGAATTTACCCAACCAATGGAGAACTTGCTTCCAAGACGGCTTCTATTGGTCCGACCGGCATGGGCGGCAGAACTACTGGCGCAACGAATACTAACCTGTCTGTTAACAACGCAATCCGAATCAACATCGATGGTCGGCAGATTGCATACTACATGAACCGCAAAACCTATCGGCAATTCGAGTCAACTCGAAATGCTGTAAGCGGCGTTCCTAACTCAGTGGTGACTCTATGAGCCATTCTCTGGCAGGCGTTACGATCTCGATGGATGACAGCCAGTTGGTGGAGGTTACCGAAGCTAACTATACGTTCCAGGATGTTCTGGATGCTACTTCGGAGACCATCTCCTACTTCGGGGCCAAGTCTGATCGATTTTCGATCACGTTTTATATGGACGAAGACTTGAATGGAAATACAGGCCGAACAACCCTGAAGGCGGCTGTCAAAGCGAATGCCAGTGTCAATCTGACTGTCGATACTGGCTCGCTTGGAAACGTTCGCATTCTTAGTTTTCGGTCAACGCGTAGACAGGCGCTGAACCATACCAATGCTGTCTACATCTGCACAGCCGAGTTGGTTGAAGTATGACTGATCATTTGCGCATGGCTTGCACCGGAACCTCGGGCATCAAAAGCATTGAAGTTACGGAAAGCTATACCCAGGCAGTGGTGAATGCCGAAGTGACATGCACCACGCATAGCCTGGCGATTGGCGATTTGGTGACCGTTTCGATGGGAACAGATGTCGTTTACACAACCATGATCACCAATGGGATTGTCAAGAAGATTGTCACTCGCGCACCCGAGTTTGACTATGTTATTACAATCCAGGATCAGCTAAGTCTGGCGGTTGACTTTTTTATTGCGTCGGATGATCCCAACAATCCGTATAAGGCGCACAACATTGAAGCGTCGGCCCTGGCTGTTTACCTGCTGGGTTTGGCTGGGATAACTAGCGTAGTTTCGGAAACAACCATCTTTACCTATGGAACAGTTGGGGATGGGGTGCCAGTCAACCTGGTTTCTGTCTGGAGCATGGTTGATACGATTTCCAGGGTGTGCGGTTTTACAACTTACTGTGACGCTTCGGGGGTAATTCATTTTAGGGAACGCAAACCCTATGTCACAACGTCGGATACCGTCTCGACACATTCGTACACAACCGGAAATGGCGGGGACATTCTGACCATTGAGTACGATCGCAATACCGAAGGCCTGATCAACAGGGTGGTGGTTTATGGTGGGGTGGGGAACACAGTCCATTCGACCGCGGAAGCGGCATCGCCCTATCTCCCGGCTGGCTTTTTCAAGGCAACGGTGGTAGCACATCCGCTGATTGACAATCAGGCCGCAGCCGATGCAACTGCCAACTTGAACCTGGAAATGTTCAACCGCTTAACTGAAACTGTATCAATTCAGGTCAAGGGAAATCCAACGGTCAGAGTCAGGGATATTGTGGACGTGACCGAGTCGTTCACTGGCTTGACATCATCGACGCTCTGGTTGGTGTTTGGAATAACGCATACCATTTCCCAGACCGAAGGGTTTTCGCAGAAGATTACGCTGATCAAATGACCACGCCGCTTTCAGCCCAGATCACCATTGCGTCGACCGATTACTCGGCGCACTTGACGTCCCTGGTGCGTGAAGCCAGCCTGGAGAAAGCGGGCGCTACGGTCACCATGACGATGAAGTCATCATTTCCGTTTGCATCCATCAACCCCTGGGACAACCTGGTTGTTTACGAGAACGGGGTAAAGACGCTTACTGGATATGTGACGCATATCATTCCCAGACGGGCTCCGGCTGAAGTCGAAGTTCAGGGAATGGACACGTTCAAGCGTTGTCAGGATTGGTTTATCAGCGACAACTTGTACACAGGCGGGCCTGATGCTCAGCTAACGACCGACAAAACAACTCACAATGTTGGGTATTACGTCGGCTATCTGTGCAATCTGTGCGGCATATCCTACTCGATTAGCGATACCAGCGGCTCACTGATAAAACTGGCGGCTGATATTCCACTGGGTTTGCGCTCCGTGTCAGACGCGCTGGTTACGCTGTCGGCTGTCGGACAGTGGAATATTAGAGTGGATCCGAACGGCGTCTTGCGATTCGATCATATCAATGGGCCGACCGTGGCCGATTACACCCTTTCCTCGGTGACGCATTTTGAAGAAGAGTATAACGATACCGACACCCGCAATCAGGTGAAGATCTGGGGGCTTCAGGACTTCAGCCCATTGACCAGCGGCTCTGCTTTCTCGGGCGGCGGTCAAATTCTATGGTCTGAAAGCCGAGCCGTTACTGGGGTATCACACACCCGAACTATGGTGGTGGCCGAACCGCATATCGATACGCTTCTAAAAGCGCAGCAATTGGCCAAAGCGGTATTGGATCAATGGGCGAGACTTGAGCATCTATTGTCCACCGAGTCGGTTGGAAACCCCAACATTCGGGTTGGCCAGTCTGCCCAGCTTTTTCATAGAAGTCTGACTTCAGGGAGCTACTTTGATGTTGTGACGGATCTGCGCACAACCATCAATGCAGGTGGATATAAGCAGGACATCACTGAAGGGCGTAGGGCTTACCGATATCCGTACTGGCCAATGCCGACCACTCCGCCAGAAGAGTGGGGCAATGGAACGCTGCTGGGTGCTGCTTACGATTGCGCGGTTTATGGAGATTCGATCTATTCGGCTGGACTTGTGTTTCTGAACAATGACATCTACCGGCGTCAATGCTGGCACATCGAAAGAAGACTGCTGACAGATGGAACTCTGGTATGGCAGAAGACGATCGACCATGTGACGCTGAATCCGCTTGTCAATGGTGGCAACGTTTTCGCGCATATCAACGGCATTGAGATAGCCAACGGAATTATCTTCGCCACCGGAGTCATTTACTTCGACGAGCTAAACGCCAGGGCCAAATGGCAAGTTGAAGCATACGACACGGCTTCCGGGAACACGCTCTGGACGGACACAATTCTGTATGGCCCCAGTAATGGCTCTATGGAGACAACCGGATACGATGTCGTGGCAACGGCAACCCAGGTCTTCGTTTTGGGAACCTATCCATACGAAATACCCAACCCAACCATGGGCGGAACGCTGATCATCGACATTGCCGCGCCAACGTTCAGGGTTTACGCGGCGGCTACAACAAAGACCGTATTGATAAGCCAAAATCAGCCGGTTAGAACTGCCGCGGCATTTGATGGAACAATATTCACCACGCCTTATAGCAACTTCAGGCAGATTTGCCTGGATGCAGATGGCGGTCTCGTAACCAGCGGGGCATATAAATACTATTACCAGAAAACCATTGTCCCGGTTTACTGGCCACCAATCATTGCATATTACAACTACACCATCCGGCCATGGTTCGGACATTTTTCGAGTTCATTGGCCATCACCTGGGAAACGCTCTGGCCATACTCTTTGTCTGATCTGAATTTTGGTATCGACTACGCGGTTGGTGTAGACCAAAACGAAGTCAGGCAATACCGGCTTGGATCTGACAGTGCAAATGGCACTGATCCTGGCGGACTTGGAAAATACAACCAGGTCAGCAATCTATGGCAGACAAACATTGGGTTCGGGGACCAGCACGGACACGTTGAGATTGGCAATTACGTCTATATCGCTCAAAACAGACTTGGTGCCAACAATCTCCGGTGGCATAACACCAGCGACGGATCGCTTATTGGAACTAGAGACGAGTCTGGATTAACCACGCATGGGATCAAGCTGATTCAGGCCACCTCCCAGGTGGGATTGTGCGGTCAGAAGAACTGGATATTCTGGACTGTAATCTGGAACCAGCCATCATAGTATAGGAAAAACCTGTGAATAGAGTCCCAGAATTTCCACCGATGATGATTGAATATCTCAAGCTCGCCAAGCAGTCTGGCAGCTTGTCACCATTCTGGCTGGGTGGGACAGGCGGTGCTGGAGGCGGTGGCGGTGCGCCGCCTGGTGGTTTCATTGGCCAGTTGCCGCAAAGCCTGGTTACTTACGATACCACTGAAGCAGCCACCACGTCTGGCTCAAGCTCGCTAGTCGACAACCTGAATCATATACGCTACCAGCTTGCCAATGCTCAATACAACGCTGGCGTGATTGGCGTTGAATTTGCTCAGTCGGAGTATACAGCCGGGAATATCAGCCTGGGAACAACCGTTGATGGCGGCTGGGTAGATGTTGATAGCACCAATGCTGCCATCTCGATCACCCCAAATAGCGGCGGAACGTTCCAAGCTACGTTTGGCTTCGTCTGGCTCAAGGGTTTTACTGTAGATGGCAACAGCATGACCATGTCCTTCCGCTTGACGGATGGGACTACCAATCTTGATCCGCAGACATTCATCAGCGGTGCGCAAGTCATTTCGCATCCAATTAACCTGAGTGGTTTGTTTTCCTGGACTAACACCACAACCAGGACAATCAAATTACAGAAGTACTTAAGCGCAACCAGTACCGCGCCAACGTATAACCAGGTTACTGCTTCCAGTGGCGCATCTCTGCACATGGATATTTTCCGCCTGGGCTCTATTGCCACAGGCTTTGTATCCGGATCCGGCGCAGCGGGGCGGGTAGCTTACTGGACCAGTGGATCGGTTTTGGGGAATGATAGCAATTTCACCTGGGATACAACCAACAGCCGACTGAGCATTGGCAAGCTGGCTCTGACAGCCGGATCGATGTCTATGGCTGGCAGCGTCTTTGCTTTAGATGCCAGCATGAAGATCGATCCAACCGGAGCGATTAACGGACAGGTTCTGGGTTACAACGGATCCAAGTGGGTGCCGGTTGTTTCGTCTGGATCTCAGGCCGGAACGACGGGATCTGGTTCGACTGGTCAGCTTGCGCTTTGGTCATCTACCAGTGCGCTGTTTGGTCTTTCAAGCCTGGATTACGTAACTGGAACAACCACTAAAGTCAGGGTAGGGCATTCGGGAGACTCGTTCGCCCTGGGAATCAACGCCACCCCAGACGATTACGTCACGCTCCAGGTCACTCAGCCTAATTGGGCGGGTGGATCGAGTCCAGCCGCCCTGGTCGTTTCTCCTGGAAGCCTGACTGCTCAGACAGGCTCTCCGGCTACATTCTTGTCTCAGTCCAGCATCATTATCTGGAACAACGCCAACCTGCCGTCATCCTGGGCGGCGAACATCTTTAGCCCACCAGATGTCAGAGCGGTGTCATCCGGTGGTGTTATTCCGCTGGCTTCAACCCTGCGTATATCTGGAGCCCCAACATCCGGGTCAAATGTAACCATTACGTCGGCCTATGCCCTGGAAGTGACGTCTGGATCTGTCTTCTTTGGTGGCCCACTGTCTCTGGCGGGCAAGTTCTTCACGCTCGATGCCAACATGCGCATCGATCCATCTGGTGCTACCAACGGGCAAGTTCTGACGTACAGCGCTGGAACGGGCAAGTGGATTGCGGCAGCTTCGTCAGCTTCTGGCGGTGGTGGTGCATCCAGCATTTCTGGCGCTGGTGCTTCCAGTCGCATTGCTTACTTCACTTCCGGATCGGTCATTGCCGGAGATACTAACTTCTCCTGGGACACCACTAATCAGAAGATGATCATTGGCGGAACTCCGGCGAGTGTTCCTACTGGATCAACTTCATCTCTGGTTCTGATCAAAGAGTCTGCTGCGGTCAGCCTATCTCTATTTGAATATGGATCATTTCAGGCCAGTGTTCTGACATCCAGAGCTAATGGAACAGCCGCTTTGCCGTCCAATCTTTTGTCTGGAGATACAGTTGGCGGTCTATTTGTATCGGGATATGGATCAACAGGATTCGCGTCGTCACCGCGGGTAAGGATCCAGGGCATAGCTGCGGAGAACTGGTCAGACACCGCCCAGGGCATGTATCTGGGGGTTACTGTCACGCAGCCCGGAACCACGACGGCAGTTGACGCGTTCGATGTCAAATACGATCGCGTCTCCATTGTTGGCAAAGACCTGATCCTGGATGCCAGTATCGAACTGGATCCAACGGCGGCTGTCTCCAATCAAGTTTTGACTTACAACGGATCGAAGTGGATCCCGCAGACATTCTCCGGGATTTCTGGCATATCCGGATCCGGTGCAACAGGTGACATCGCTTTCTGGACTTCTGGATCGGTTATCTCTGGAAACAGCACGCTGTTTTGGGACACCGCCACCACACCCAACAGGATGATTATCGGATCTAACTCTGGCGTAGTGACAGGACCGCAGCTAATCCTGGTCAGCGATTCGGTAAGTGCTGGGCTTAGTATTGAAGGGTATTCAATATCGCCAACCATCGCCAGCTTCCGGGCCAATGGGAACAAGACGTCTCCAACCAGCGTAACCAACGGCCAGACGATGCTAAGCATCAGCGCCAGGGGTTATCGATCCGGAGCATTCAACGGCGTTTCAACGGGTCGTATAAACTTCGTAGCTGGCGAAGATTGGACATCCGGGAGCCTGGCAACCTATCTGTCATTCCTGACAACCGGCTCCGGGACCGCCACAACTTCCGAGTCTCTGCGCCTGACTTCGCAGCGGGCATTTTTCGGCAACCCGCTGAATGTTCCATCAGTCCTGAATACTGCCAACAGCCAGGGCCTGGTGGTGCATTCGAACACGGATGGAATTAATTCCGAAATTGATATTGTTGCCCACGGAACGTCTGTTGCCCCAATTATTTCTGGGGCCAGAAGCCGTGGCACAACGACTGTGCCGACAGCCCTTCAATATCGCGATACGCTGTTGCAATTAGACAGCTATGGATATGACGGGTCCGCTTGGTCAAATGCACAATCATCATTACGTGTAACAGCCGAATCTGGTTGGAATTCCGGTGCGCACGGCACGGCTTTCGAATTCTGGTCGACGCCATTCAACTCAACAACCATGGTGTACATCGCCGGAATCGATGACACCGGAGCCTCGTTCTCATCGACTCGCGCTGGTCTGGGCGTTGACATGACGGTTGGCAATGACTCGAATGCCAGCGGCTCTGATGGTCTGGTTCAGATTTACACCACCGGCTCTGGTAATAGCAGCCCCTATCTTCAGTGGGAAACTACTGATCCCGCTCGACAAGCTACCTACACATTTGGCATTGATCACGGCGACGGCGATAAGCTCAAGCTGACTAATGCATTCTCTGTTTACAGTGGCGTTATCCTGTCCATCACTACTGGCAGCGCCGTGTCCTGGGCTCAAAATCAGCAGACCTGGGGCAATAACCTGATCAGGTTTGACGCTGCCATGGAGCTTGATCCATCCGGCGCTACCAATAATCAGGTTCTTTCGTACAACGGCTCCAAATGGGTTCCCACAACCGTCTCTGGGGTGGGCGGATCGCTATCTGGATCCGGCACAGCCAACCAAATCGCTTACTTTTCTTCTGGCAGCGTCCTGTCCAGCAGTTCAGCTTTGGTGTTTGACGCGAACAAGCATGTAACCGTCAATCCGCCCGGAGTCTCGGGTGGCACCCCCACGCTGTTTACGGTCAGCCAATCATTTGGCGACTCTGGTCTGACTGGCGAGACCATCAATATCAATTTCAACCTGGCCCATAACTATCCATTCACATCGGGCTCAGCGCCAGTGACGCAGCGTGCATTCCTGATTCAAGGGCCGACGTACTCTATGACGTCCGGCTCTGGAACAATCACCACTGCCGCCACAGTAGCGATCAATGGCGCTCCAATCGCAGGCACTTCACCCAATGCGATAACCATTACCAACAGCTACGCGTTATGGGTTCAGTCCGGAAATGTGCTGCTGGCGGATGGGCTAGGACTGGGCTCGACCACATCCGGCTCAACCGGCCAGTTGCGCCAGAGCGCTGACAACCAGATCTGGAATGGTAAAGTTATCCGGTTCGACGCTGCTATGGAGATCGACGCCACCGGAGCGACGAATGGATTGTTCCTGGGGTACAACGGAACAAAGTGGGTGCCTACATCTGGCTCCAGCAACGCCGTGACTAACTCGGGTGGCGGTGCGCAGTACCGGGTCATGATCTGGAACAGTGCTGGGACCGCTACTGGTGATCCTGGCTTTACCATGGACTCGATCACCACCACCATTAACCCGAACGCAGTGGTGCTCAATAACCCGCTCAAGACGTTGCTGGTCAAACCGCCACAGCACACGCTCTCGCACAACGAGAACGAGAACATCGGCATCCACTTTGACTTCAGCCAGAACCAGAGTGGCCCTGCGCCGACGTCCGGCAGCATTGCCTCTGAACGCGCCTTCCTGGTAACAGCATCCAATATTGGTTTCAATACTTCTGGATCCATTCTGGATGCTGCAACCATGGCCATTACCGGAGCGCCGATAACCTCCGGCTCGCTGACAACTGTCTCGCGCAGCCATGCCTTGTGGGTGCAGAGCGGCGAAGTTCTGTTTGCAGATGGCCTGGATCTGGGAACAGCCTCTGGGGCTACAACTGGACAGCTACGACAATCAGCGGCCAGTCAAATCTGGAATGGCAAGACCATCCAGTTTGATGCAGCTATGGAGCTTGATCCATCCGGGGCGACAACCAACCAGGTGCTTGGGTATAACGGATCCAAGTGGATAGCTCAGACTGTTACGTCTGGTTCGTCTTCTGCTCCATTAGGCTGGTACAACGTCAAGGACTACGGCGCAACCGGCAATGGATCGACTGATGACACAGCCGCGGTCAGTTCAGCTATTACTGCGCTAACTTCTGGCAGCGGCGGTGTGCTGTATTTCCCGCGTGGCAGCTACAAGACATCGGGCGGGTTTTCCATAACCGTGCCTACCATGGTAATGGGGGATGGAAACGCCGACTCGCATAGCGACGTTCTCTTGCCTAATGCGACAACGCGTCTGCTATGCACTTCAGCTTCAGCTAATCTTCTAACCCTGAATTCGGCTGGTTGCTCAATTCGTGATATCGCGCTGATCAATACCACCAGTGGTAGCACTACAGCCGGGGCTGGCCTGGTCGTCGCCAATCGTGACGACAATATGCACATTAGCAGAGTCTCGGTCAGCCGGTTCTACAACTGTATAGATGTTCAGACGGCTTTTATGTGGCGTATGGATGGGTGTCTGATCATCAACCCGTTCCATTACGGCCTTAAGATCGCGGACAGCTACAACCCCGACTGGGGCGACTTCTCGATCTCCAATACAGAGTTTACCAGCGGTTCGTTTGACGGTGCTACCGCTATCCGGCACGAGTCGGGTGGTGGCATGTACATGGCCAACTGCAAGATCGACGGTTGGAAAGCCACAACTTCCGGTTCAGTACACCGCTTTGCGCATGCTTACGATCTTTCGCCTGCCGGGACAACCAGTTCTAGCATCATCGAGATGGCGAATTGCAGCCTGGAGAATGTTTCCGGTGATGTGATCTCGGTCAATACCAGCGGCAGCACGAACTGGAAGTTCCTGATCTTCAACGGCTTGCAATTTGGTCTGTATGCGATCACCGGTCACGCCATAAAGCTTTCGTCGGATACGCTGGGCAATCTCTCTAACGTCCTGATCTCGAACAACATCTTCTACACCGACTATGGATCAGCGGCCAGCGCCGTCGACCTGACCAATGTCCAGACAGTGCAATTGCTGAACAATCTCAGCACCGGGTTTACGCCTTTCATGATGCAGAGCGGCTGTTCAGGCGTCGTGGACGTGGATACCCTGTTCCACGCTGACTATCAGCAAACAACTTACAGCACCGGTAATATTTTGCTGGGCACAAGCACTGACGGCTCTTTTGTTGACGCTGACTCGACGAATGCCAAGCTGTCATTCACACCATCCAACGCCGGTAGATATAAAGTCACATTCACGTTTACTCACTACCGCAAAGCTGCGGCTCTGTCGACTTTGTTCGAGCTAGATGATGGAACCACGCAGTCCACCGTACAGCAAAGCTATACCGCTTTGGCTACGGCAGACAACACCGTCATTATCACGCTCAGCTATATCTTCAACTGGACAGCTACTGCCCAGACGGTCAAGCTCAAGAAGAAAGTCACTACAGCTACCACGGTTACTGCCAACGAGATTGAAACGTTCTCCGGCACCAGCCAGGGTTTGCAGATGGAAGTATTCCGGATCGGTATATAGCAAAGGGGACCTAACGAGAACATGACAACCGCGACGTTGGGACAAGATGTGGCCGGAGACAATCAACCGATTGGGAGTATGAATTACCCCGGCTGGTCGGCATCCGGTTTCAAGTTTGGCTGGGTGCAATTTGTACGTGGAATTAGGGTGATCAAAGATGCTATGGCTCATCTCCAGGGCATGCAGTCCAATGGATATCATGCGGCTGGGTATATCAATATCAGCCACGGTGACACTGCTGGCCAGATGCGAACATTCCTGAGCCTGGCACCAGCCACGGATTGGCCCGATATGCTGGACGTGGAAGAAAGCACACTAACCGAGCAGGATGTTCGCGCTGCCTGTGACGAACACGATCTTAGTGGGCGCGACCTGGTGATTTATACCGGGTACTTTGCCTGGTTGGCGATTGTCCCGTTAGCAGCGCGGGCTCGCTACAAGAAATACAAAGTCGTGATCGGCGCTTATCCCAACGACACCCCACCGGGACAGACTATCCCAATGGATCCAACCAGCATCGCCAAGCGCAGCACACCACCTGCGGTTTTCAAGCCGCCTGTCCCATCGCCCTGGACGATTGACGATGTGCTCAGTCATCAGTACACCGGACAGGGAAGCCTGATGGGCAACAATGGCAAGCTATACAGTTTCCTGGATCTGCACCTGCTCAACCCGAATATCCAACTAGGAGATCCTATGGCATCGACCAATCTTGGATGTCTTTTGTTTGGCCATACCCAGGGCAATAGCTCCATCATATCCATCTATCAAGATATCCAGGCCAGGGCCAAAGCGCAGGGCAAGGTGGCTCGACTGAAGTTCATTATCTCGGATGAAGATGGCGGCAAGATGTTGGACGCTGCCAATCTTAGTGTCGAGACAAGGATCAATCGCAAGCATCTTCCTGAAACGGGACCTAATCACTGGATGGAAGCTGGCGGAGATGCCGATGTACCACTGACAGATCAGCAGAAACAGGACTTCATCAACACGGCCAAAGCTTTGCCTTATAAAGCCAGCCCGGACGAATTCAAGATGACCACTCATTTCCAGGTGACCGGAAATGAGTGGGAGCGCAACACGCCGCAGCAATGGCTGGACTATCTGGACCTGATCCAGCAAGTCATCATTCAGGGCAAGCAGCTTGGCATTCACGACAAGGCTATGCTCATGGGCGTTCCAGACTCAGTTGCCGCCACGCTTGGTCCAGTGCATTACGCGATCCCGGTGTTCAATGCTGGATCACCGCACACCTGGGAGATGTACGAGGCGATCGCCGCCCATCCGATCTGGCCTATGGCTCAGGCTGAAGGTCACCTGCTGTTCTGCCACGAGGGCATTGCTTTCGACCAGCCATTTGATACCGGCGAAAACCAGCCAGTTGAACCAGGAAAGCCCATGGCACCCGGAGCCGGAACTGTCAATTTCCGAATCTTCAATCTGCTGTGGCTGTTGTGGCAGAGGGGGATTCGCGTCAAGTGGGGTGTGGGTGAATGGTACGACGGGCGTAAGCCCAGAGGCAGTGATGTTGCGACTCGGGTGGCCAACATGATCCGGCACGACACGCTGCTGTCGCAGAGTCCATTCTCAGCGGATTGCGTCGGCTATGGACAGTTTCAGTTCGACGACAACCCGAACAGCCCCTGGTATCCGCAGGACTGCACTGTTTTGTGGCAAACTGATGCCTGGCAACAACACGTTATTGATGTTAGCGAGAGGGTCAATGGAGGATCCGCCATGCCGTATTACACTGATCAGCAAGTCACGCAGATGAAAACAGCTTTCAACACCGCTATCGCTTCTGGAAACCAGGGCCTGGCCATTCTGGGGCAGGGGCATATCTGGAAAGCCGGAGATATTGCCCTGGCGAATGTCAATCCGCTGGTGACATTCAATGCGCCCAATGGGACAGTCCACGATCTCAGACCACCGACTCCGCCTGGTGGTCCGATGATTACTTATGATCTGACAGTTCTGGCTGTCAGCCCAGATGGATTGTGGCTCCAGGTGGCCACAAACCCGCTCTGGGTGCGCACCGTGGATGTCAAGCCGAAATAAGCATTATAATCAGCCCAACCCACCATAGGAGATTAGGCCATGAATTACGATTTACGTTTGCAGAGTGTCAGCCAGGAGTACAACCAGCTTTTAGCTCAGCTTCAACAGCCCCTGTCTCGTCTCAGCTTTCTTCAGGGACAGATTGACATCTTGATGAGCATGCGAGCCGAAGACGAAGCGGCCAAGAAAGCTGCTGCGTCTGTCCCGGAGCCAGCCAAGTTCGGGGCCGTTCCCGAGCCAACTGAAACGGAAGCTCCGCCTGCACCAGCACCGCAAGTGTAAGCTTAAACAAAAAGAGCCTGCTGAATAGCAGGCTCTTTTTGTTTTCCGTGTTTCAGATTTCTTATTCCGTCTCCAACCACTTCTCGGCTGGGCTTAGCGGTCTCAGCAAAAGCACCAGGTTGTCCACCCAGCCATCAGGCGTACAGGTGACGATCGTTGTCCAGTTGTCCAGGAGATCGGACATGATCCGATCGTTCTTGTCGGTCACGATCATAACTTGCGCGACCACATAGGGCGCATTGTCAATCAGCAGGCGATCGCCAGGTTTAGACTGATACAAAATCGGAGCGAACGATTGATGGATGCCAAAATCGTTGTCACTGACGGCTCCAGCCACACTCAAAACGTGATGGAACGTTCCATCAGACCAGACTGAGCCATTGGCGATCGAGATATTCAATCCGAGTGACGGATAGACGATCTGGCCGACAGGCACAGCATAACCATCCGCGGCAGTGCCTTCGTCCTTCACCCTTACAGATGGCGTGGCAATTGGCGTCAGATCAACGCAGGGACCGAACGTCCCCAGGCCAATTGAGCCAGATCGGCCCTGGTTATCCGTCCAGTCGGCGGTAGCGGTGCCGGAAGTCGACAGGATCTCATTCCAGCCTACTCCAACCGTCTGAAAAACGCCAATATTACCGCGCCAGATCTCGGATCCATTCAAGTACAGGATCACCGAGATACCAACGTTGGCATTGTTGGTGATGATCGCCCCATCGCAGCTTGAAACGCCAGTCGGCGGTGTAAACGTGTGATTGACCGGCGTTTCGGTAGGTGTAACCGTCCCGGTTGGCGTTGGAACGACGGTTGTCGTCGGCGTTCCAGTTTCAGTCGGCAGCGGCGTATTGGTGGGCGTCACCGAAGCAATTGGCGTGCTGGTTGGGCTGGCCAGGGGCGTTTGGGTGGCTGTGGACGTGTTTTCAACCTGGGTTTGGCTGGCTTCAGGCGTCCTGGTTGCAGTTTGGGTGCTGGACGGCAAAAACGTGGGCGTTTCGCTGGCCAGAGCCGTTTCTGTGGCAGTGGACGTATCGGAAGGCGTCTCCGTGTTCCCAGGCGTGTTCGTGGCCGATGGGGTAGCAGAAATCACGGGATTTTCGGTGGTTGTTGGCGTTCCAGACGGCTCATTTGTTCTAGTCTCGGTCGCCGTGGGCTCCTGGGTGTGCGTTTGGGTAGGAGTGGCACTGGGAGCGGCTGTATTGGTCTCACTGGGGGCCAAAGTCGGGGTATTGCTAGGAATTTGGCTAGGAGTGGGCGTTGCGCTCGGAGTTTGGCTGGGAGCAACCGTATTGCTGGGCGTTTGGCTTGGATTTTGGGTATTGGTCCCGGTAGAAGTTGGAGCAGACGTCCCAGTTGGGGTGCTGGTGGCATCTGAGCCGCAATTCAGGCTGGGACTCTTGGTGTGCAGCGTATCCCCGCCGTCTTTGTCGAAAGCATCGACCCGGTAGTGCGGTCCACCGCCCCACTGTGATAAATCCAGGCTGTAGTTGTAGGGGCTGCTGGCTCCAGCCGGAACATCGGTAAAAATCAGCGGGTCTGATTGGACAAAACCGTTGCCCTGCCCCAGGTGTTGATCGAACAGCCGCAGTTCGAAACCCACGTTGTTGCCGTGAAACGTGACGGTGCCAGTCCCGTCACAATTAGCGGTGATGCTGTCAATCACCAGATCCCACTGGGGTAGGGCAGGGGGCTGACCGAGAAATGCAGACAGGGCTAAGATAACCCCTAGCGCCCAATATATGATACGTTGCATGCCTATTCTCCTGAGCTAAATCACAAAAGCATGCAGAATTCCAGATCTGGAATCCTGCTTAGGGTAAAACTGATCTACTGCGGATCTTCGCCACGGGTGACAACCGTGCCATCTCCGTGTACGGCCACGACTTTTCCAGGTACACCCGGAACGGTGTCACCAATCGCAGGTTTCTTCGGACCAGCCTGTAAGCCTGGGGAAGCCAGCTTTTGATCGACGACTCCAATGCGGTTGTTTAGCCTGCCTTCAAGACTCTTCAGTTCTCCCCACAAATCCTTCTTCAGATTGGCCAGTTCTGCTTTCAAGGCGGCAACTTCATCTGTCAATGACGACTTCTCTGGTACGACATTCTCTTCAACGGGTGTTTCGGTTGCGTCAGATGTAGCATCTTTCTTGGTTTGGGGTGGCATATTTGATCTCCTCAGAGTTTCTTATCGCCGTGACGATAAGGGCGAGTAACGTTGTATTCCATTTTCGCGGAAATGGCATGCTGCAAGTTTATTCCGTAATGCCCAGCCGTATCCAGGATGCGAATAATGCAGTCGGCCAGTTCTACGGGGATCCCTTCCGGCTTTCCATCTAGGCCAAAGTAGATTTCGTTGTAGCCATGGCCATTGCGATACTCTTCCAGGGCTTCCGAAATCTCCGAGTGGAACATGGCGATCTGTTCACCAAAACTCTTCTCCTTTCCCTTTTCCCACCAACCCTTGCCAATTGCCCATTCGTTGACGGCATGTGACAGGGAATTGATGGTGCGGCTCGAATCGAAACGTTCTACCCAGAGCTTCTCTTCTTGAACGACGTCAGACATTAGTTTAGATCTCCCAGACTGCCGAATGGTCCATCCGAGCAATGATTGGAACTCAGTTTGAACTGCGATTGGACTGGCGTCATGCCAAAATCTGTAGCCATGGGAATTCCCAGTCCGCTGTTATTTGAAACACTCTGCGTCAATGGCCCATCGGCCACAACATGGCCGTAAGCATCCGTGGTAAACATCGTTTGCTCGCTGCTGGCGTTGTACCAATAAACCGGGCCGACATAGGCTTCGCGTTTACAGCCTTTCCACGGACCAAGGCCAAAGACCTTGTTCTGCGCGGCGTAGTTTTTTGTCAGATACAACGGATGCACACCGGGAACATCCAGCGGATTGAACAGGCTGATTGGATCAAACACAGCCGGTGATCCCAGCGCTGTCACGATTGTCCCATTAGCTCCAATGACACTGAATTGCATCGACCAGATCTCATAGTCGGATGGCGGCTGGCACAGATCTGCCCCTGGCACAGCCATGGCTGTTTTCGAAGCTCTGGGATTGGCGCAGATATTGGCCACACCGCCCGCATCAGCCAGCCCCTGCACATGCACAAAATGCCCATCCGGGGCAACCACATCCAGGATCATCGAGTGGTACTGGGTATAGAAACGAGCCGCGCCAGACGTGCCCATGTGAACCACCAGCCGATTGCTGGTTAGCGCCGTGCGGCCATCGTTATTGATCACGCCAGCGTTTTGGACAAAGACCTTGAAACCTTCGTGTGGTTCATTGAAGCCCGCCAGTTGCCCGATGCGCTCGAAAGCGGGCGGAGTGTTATTGGCCAAACTGGTGCGGTAATCATCGCCATGCTCGTGAGCGAAAGTACAGGTTGGGCCATTTGGATTACTGATGTCGATCGGCACAACCTGCGGATGCCAGGTGCGATAAGTAATGCCATTGACCTGAACCACATAGCGATCGTGAATGGCCGCGGTACAAGTTCCCAATAGCAGCGGATTTACCGGCTGCATGCCCTGGACAGGCGTTGCTGGTATAGCCGTAACCGCCAGAGTCGCGCTGGGAATTGGCGTTGAAGTGGGTGCGCTCGTCGAGGCGGAAGTCGACGTAGCCGTTGTGGTGGCTGTCCCGGTTGGCGTTGGCGTGCCAGTTGGTGTGGCTGTGTCAGTCGGCGTGGGCGTTGCTGTTGGCGTATCTGTAAACGCCGGAGTGTCCGTAATGGAGTGCGAGGTGCATTCCAGGATGACACCCGATTGGGATGGACCAACTGTAACGCAAGCTGTGACTTGCTGCGTTGGTTGAATAGCCTGGGCCAGCCTAAGCCAGGGCACAGATACTTGCCCAGTGCAAGCTCCTACAAGACCAATGATGATAATAAGCACTGATCTAAATAGTCTGAGTTTCATAGCGCCTCCTTATTTGAATATCTTGTGGTGCGCATCGCGAAGCTCTTCTGGGTATATGGTAGCGTAAATTCTAGTGACATCACCACTTTTATGACCGAGAAGATCCTGGGCTAGGGCAACATTGCCGGTTTCACGCAAGATTCTGATCGCGAAATCATGCCGGAAACTATGGGGCGTGAAACCGTGTGGAGATACGCCAGCTAACCTGCAAGCTTCCAGGACGACGTTGTAAATGCTCTGGTCGCCCAGAGCAGTGCTAGATATTTTTCCACCCCTACGATGCTGACAAAATACAGGGTCGTTGCTTTTTACAACACCACGCTCGGAGAAATACATTCGAATTAGATCCGCTGCCTCTTGGCTGAAAAACACGGGACGGCGTTCACTATTTTTTCCGATAACGGTTCCGCTTTTTTCATCCAGATCTATGCTGTTTACTTTCAACCGAGCAAGCTCAAAGCGACGGCAACCAGAAGAATACAGAAAAGCAATGATGGCCCGATCCCGAACCAATGGCAACTGGCGTGAAGCAAGATGGACTTTATCAGCATCGCCCTTCGCAGGGATACGCGGAATATAATCTCCACGCTTGCTTTGAAGCAGGGCAGGCGCTTGTTTGAGACGCAATTGGTCAGCTTGATCAGGCTGCAAATGACGATGCATGATCAGCCAGTCTACGAAATGCTTGACTGCTGATATGTAGACAGTGGTGGTTTGTTTGGCGTATTCGCGCTTGGCAAGCCAGGTATAGTAGCGAATAAATACGTCGACAGATACCTGCTCCGTGGTTTCTATTTTTTCTTGACGCAAGAAATCACGGAACCTTCCCAGGCCATTGTGATAAGAACGGGTTGTATTGCGAGGCTTTACCAGAGAAATTTCCTTGAGACAGGTTTCTATAGCAACATTGATGTCCATGGAAGCTATTTTATCACATAGCTTTACCATTTACAAATTATCACTAATAGATAATTCAACTACTATCGCCTGTTTTTAGTCACCAATGAACCGCCAACCAGAAAGTGCCCCAAGATTCCAAAGGCGATTCCAGCAACAAAACCACCAGCCAGGTGAATATTAAGTCCGACTAAGCTTTCAACAATCACTATAGCGATTGCTGCACCTATCTGAAAAGTCATGAATAACCAAAATCTGCGCCAATCTATTTTTATGTGCATCTATTGTACCCTTATCAACGATTGTACTCTGTTTTTCTTGCGCTCTTCAATCCAGCAGGTATCGACATATGTAACCGGGAAAGCTCCTGGCCCAGGTTCGACTGGGCATTGCGCCCACATCTGGCCTTCGTCATCCCAGGGTGTCAGGCGCATATACCAGTGCTCGGCGCGTAAGCCAGAGTAATTCAGTAAACAATCTCGCTCAAAGTAGAAATGCTCCCACAGCGCTGCCCAGAATTCGGCTGGCTGATGATGTCCGCGGCTGTAGTAAGCCATTGGCGGACCACTACTTTCTAATTCATATATCGGCACAATTTCAAGCGAGTATTGTTTCATTTAGGCACCCAATGGCCATTTCTCAGCTATCTCTTGGATCTCTTTCTCGACCAAACCGGCCTGGTGATGCAAATCGTTCAGTCTGTTGTGAAGTTCTTTGGCCTTGTAATGCCAGGCGTCTTTCTCGCTTTGAAAAACGAGATCCAGCGAATAATCCATAACAGACTGTCTTGTATTTCCACTTCCATAGTCCATGGTGTGTGTTACTTCGACCGAGAACCACTGATCTTCATCTACATTTCCAGTGAACCCAGTAATAATTCCCTGGCGCGGATTGCCGTAGATAGTCCAGACTCTATCCCCAACTCCAACCCACATACCTGGCTTGATCTCATACTTTATTGGTGGCATTGTCATTTCTAAATCCCGCCCCACTCTTTGATCTTCCTGGACCTGGCTTGACCGATTTCTTTCCTGGCTCTTCGAGCGGATATTCCAAACTGCTCCCTGATTTTTCTCACAACCTGATCGACCTTGATGACATTCCCCAGGCCGTTGACATCAACCAGGCTGTCCATGCTCTTGTCAATTCCAATCTGTAACTTGATGCATTCGTCGCACTTTGTTTCATGCCAGTAGCTAGTGTCTTTATTGTACTGTCGACCATTCTCATCGTGCGTCAGGCCACATAGAGTCCTGTAGCCCGTTGGCGTTTCCGTTGGCTTGAAGATCGGCATATTACTTTCTCTTCTTGGGATCAGCCAACATAGATTTCAATTGCTCCCCGTAAACGCTTTTGTGCAGTGAGTTCTTTTCGACCTGGGATTGTAGATAATCGATGTATTTCTGGCTTGGCCCAACTCTCCCTGGCTCTTTCAATCGATACAACCAGGCCGGAACCATGTACGTTCTCAGTTCGGTGGTGTAACCACGATGGCATTTCGGGCACCAGGTAATTGAATGGCCATTGGCCCACAATCTTTCTTCACAAGCGCAGGTAATGTCTACCGTATCATCCTGGGATCCGGCATAACCAGGCCAGTTCTCTGTCTTGAAAATCCTGGCGATCAGTCGATACCACCACTTAGTCCCGCCAGACAAACCTGGACGATAAAGAGACGTGCTTTCTTCGTTCATCAGTCTAATAGACCCCATTCCGGGCTACGTCGATCGCAATGCCCGCAGCCCATATCCGAGAAATCAAAAATGTTTTTGTCGCACCAGGGACAAAAGTCTTCGTCAGGCTCTTCTTCGTCCCAGTTCATTTCATCATCCCAGTCGTCATCATGGATTAGATCTGGATAAAGTTCTTCCGGCAACAATCCCATCCCGTCGTCATCCGATCCGTTTGACATAGTTACTCCTGAATGGGGACAATTGGTTACCAGCTTCTACCCTTTGGCCCAGATGGCTTTTTGAAAGACTCGATCTCGGCTGCGCAGATCTGCGCTTCCAACGCAAGATCTTTGTGAATAGGGAATTCTTTCATCTTTTTATAGTGCATCTTTTCGCGCCTGTTACATACACCAGTTGACAGGATAATGGCGGTGTTGAAACCGGCTCGATAAGCGAGTTCTAGATCCGCAGCGCGTGTTTCGCGAGAGATATTGGCCATGTCAAGCCTGTGCCCGATGTCGCTCTGATTTCCAGATGCCGATATAGTCGATGTCAAACCAGGCTGGCCAGGGAAAATTAGATGCCGGTGTTCCGCCAAAACTACCTGGCTCGGAGATCGAAAACGAGAACAACAGGTGGTGATAATCGTAAACTGCGTTGAACTGCGTCTCCTGAAACGTTCCACACAGGATATCATCGAAGAAGAAGTCAATGCCGGTTGGATGCCAGTCGACACCATAACGATGAAACGCCGTGGATAAATTCAGGGTGGCGGGATACACACCGCCATACGAGCCGCTGTATTTCAAATCTGGTCCCGGATAGGCTCCACTATGGACATTGTAATAGTGGCGCTCGGGATGGTTACCATGCTCTTCAAACCAGTCGATCTCTTGCCAGGTGTTCTGCAGCAGGACGCTCGTCAACGTCCAGCCTGCTGGCCAGAACCCTGCCCCCAGCGGGACTTTGGCCCTGGCTTCAATATAGCCATAGCGGAAGTTGTATTTCCCGACCGATGAGATCTCTCCGGAGCTAAAATCGGAGTCGCAACGCAAGCGGAGCAGGCCATCCTGCAAGATGACATGATTGGCCCAGAACTTCTCCTGGCCATAGCCCTTCTTATTGTCAGACGCTGTCCATTTGGAAGCGTCCAGAACTGTTCCTTCAAAATCATCCCAGAAAACAAGTGTTGATTCCACTGATGGTCTCCTAAAGAAGTGGCGCGATTTTTTTTATAACGTCCTGATACCACTGATCTTCTGGCTTGCCATGTCTCATCGCATAGTAGGCATCTTGCAATGCTTTTTCAAGCTCGGTTATGCGTGTGTTCTTTTTGTCCCAGTTATTCATGTTGGCCTGAACGGGACCAATAGGAAGAAGATTGGCATGCTCCCTGCCCTCTTCTTGCGCCCAGCGTATTCCTTCGGGCCAACCACCAGCCCGAATCTTATCTCGCAAGCGAACCACTTGGTCCCAGTTCACCTCTTCGCCGTCAGCGCAGGCATAGCAGAATGTGTCATTCAACAACAAACATGGAACAATATGACCATCTGGTCGGCGGTGAATGTAGAACACTTCATCATCTGCCGCCAGTTGAATGCTGGCTTTCAACTGTTCTAAATTGTCCGGGAGATTGCCGTCAACAGCACTCGGAGCATTTGTGTCTTTGATAAACATAGATCGCTACCTTGTATCAATTAAGTCAACTGATCGAATAAACCAGGCCATTGGGACTTTGCTTCTTTGACCCGCTTTTCCCGAATAACCCACATGCGTTGCGCCTTGTTCCTGTTCTTGCTGTTCTCGTCGGTTGGGTCTGCAATCTGCTTATCCACAGCATCACATAGATTTTCCCAGGCCCACCGCTCGTCCTCAATCAATACTTTTGCTGTTTTTGGTCCCACTCTCTTGCTCCTCACTGGGGACTATGACGCCTTGTTCATGCATCTTGGACAAAAGCCCGAATACCATATCTCCAAAAGAGCTTTCATCTACCACCTTGATATCATAGGAGTCGCGTAGAAAATCAACTAGCGAATCATTGAGACCCGGACGTAGAACAGAAATCGTTTCACCGTTTCCCGCATCCACTTGGTCAAACACCTGGGGATATGAGAAAAACATTGGATCAAAGCAATTGTGGTATTGTTCTTCATACTTCCAGCACATAGACTCTCCTTACTCCCCGCCGCTCAGCGCGTCAGTGTCAACTACCACCAGAAAAGGTGAGCCATCTCCAACCCACGCTATGTGGCCCAAAGACAGCAGGCGGTGTACTGCTTCGGAGCGAACTCTATATTCTGATGGGCCACGCTTATTCAGTCGCCAGCCCACGGTTCCATTTGGATAGTGCCGTGCCCACAGTTTGTAGCCGCCAAATCGCATCAGATGTTCCAGGACTGTGCTGCTACTGAGCAGTTTCATCATTTCGTCTCCCCGCCGCTCGGCGCGTGGGCTGCGGCCAGCCGCTTGATGGCGTCGGCGCACTCTTCGGCTTCGTCACTGCGGTTGCCCCAGGCGTGAAACTCTGGCGAACCGGATATGTACTTTGCCAATCTGGCGTCGTTCTGATTGACCCGCTCCCGGCACACGCGCTCCGCCCGCTCGTAGGCGTCGTTCTCGGCAGCGGCGATGGCGAACGCGATAGCATCCCGCAGCATGCCGCGCTCACTTTCAATTATGAACGGCGCGGTTTTTGCATCGCGCCAAAAGTATTCTCCAATGATGGCATTGGCCTGTTGTTCAGCGTCTGTCACTGACTGGGAAGTCATGGGTGAGCGTCCAGGGCGATACGATGCCATTTCACATTCTGACCATCATCGCTAAACTCAAACACCAGCCCCAGGTGGGCCTCGATCACGGCCCGATCTTCCGGTGTTGCGTCTTGCAGATGCACCGAATAGAACTTGCCATGTGTGGTTGCGCTGGCTGGTTGTCCAGTTTCCGCCCACCAGTATTCAGGTTCGCCGGTGCGTGAATTGAAACCGCGTTGTACGCGCCGCCACTTGTCAGATTCGTCCGGGTTGGGCATATCACTACGCGATGCCCGACTTTCCAGAAGGCCAACGTGGGGATTGGGGATACCGTCAAAGTATGCCTTATGTGGCCAGCCATATTTGCGATCTGCCCACTCGCCGCGTGCGCCAGATTTGATAGCGGCAGCTACATCAGCCGGGTGCATTGAGCCGCAATACGAACAATGCCGAAGAAGTCCTTGGCCGCGCTCATCCATGTCGCCCGTTAGGTTGGGTGGAGATTCATCGCCCCAGGGAACCAAGCCATCCGGCCACTGTTGCAGACCATAGATATTCATATCGTGCTTGTGCGCAATACTAGTTTCCATCGCTCCCGCCTCTCTCCGCGCTCATCTCAGCCATTCGTCGCTCCGTTCTCGGACAGCGCGGCCCGGACATTCAGCAATACACCCAACCCGTTATCGCTCAGACCATCACCGTCAATCTCGGCTTCCGTCCAAAGTTGGTATAGGTCCGCCAGCAGTACCGCCAGCGCCTTGTTAGCGGCGCGGAGAGCGTCAAGTTCTGCAATCTCTATAATCGTTTCTGTGTCAGGGTTGAATTCAGGCATGTGGTGTGCGTCTATTCCAGGTCCCAATTGCAATCGTGGCAGTAGCCCGCGTTCCGGTATTCAAACCGCAACGCAAACAACTTACTATTGGGCGCGGTACATCAGCATCTTTCAACTGAACATCGTCGGAACCGCAGCACGGACACGGCAGTAGTGCTGTATGATCGGATGTTTTCTCAATACGTTTAGTCAGACGTTGATTGAAAGGCATTTCAATCTCCTATAGGTCATTACTTACGGATGGTAAAGTCTTATGCTTGGCATCGTCCGGGCAAATCCACTTACCCTGTTTATTCTGGTGCCATCCCGCCAGTCGCGCCGCTGTTTTTGTTCTGTTACTACGCAACATCAAGGCATCCTCTCGACCACACAAGTAACAGTCGATGGAATAATCTCGATAGTAATGACCCTGGTCCCAAAACCCATCGCAGTAGATGTTGCCTGTTACGCTTGTCATGGGATTCGAATTTACACGCCTAAAGTCATGATCCCTGTAGCCTCAACAGCCGGTCTATCTCAGCCGCAATCAGCGCCCCTGCCTTGGCAAGGTTGCGAATAGGGTCAACGTCGGGCTTCCACCAGTCCGGCGAGAATTCCCACCAAGTAGGCGCTTCGGGCCTAATGACGCCATGCTCCTGATCGACCGCGCCAAGTGCATAACTAGCACCTGCTAGAGCTAATTCGCCCTCAGTATGCTGGTCGTCATGGGTCGACGTAAAGCCTTCATGTAACACTTGGCGCATCCGTTCACTTTCGATTAGACCTATTCCAGTTTGCATTTTGCCTCTTTGCTCGTGACTTTATCCATGATAAATCTTATCCTCCGCCTACGCCGATCTTCTTCTCAACCCGCTCAAGCTTTTCCAGATATTCCAGGCAGTTTTGGCATGTCACCCTGGATTGAACCTGCGTGACATGAGTGCCCTTGATCGTATGGTGACAAGCTGTGCTGTAAAACCAGGCTGGATCATCCACCGACCAATCAAACGGCTGTATCATGTGAATTGTTTTTACTTTATTCACTGTTAAATCCACTGTTCCTTGGGACAGAGTGTGACAATTTGAAGATCATTGATGCTGACCACATTGCGCTTGGCCAGCCTGGCGACAGATTTTTCAACATCTTCTCGCCTGTACCCGGTTCGACGTATCAAGTATTCGAGCGTTTGTTCCCCGGATCGGCTCCTGGTTAGGAGTTGAACCAGGAGATAGTCCAGGCCTATAAACGTGGTCATTTTTCGTTCTCTTCGGTCATTTCTGTGTTCGCTGTCAGCACTTCATCCAGTTTCAGGAATGCATCATAGGGACTGAAGCCGACTGACAGAAGATGCTCGCGTGCATACCGGACAATTCCAGCCGCTATGTTTATCTGTTCCTGCGCCATAGCCAGGCGCGTTTCGGCAACGTCGGCGGCTTCCTGAGCAATAAACAGGACACGTCGCAATCTCAAATCGGACTCGTTCCAACTGGATTTTGTTTTCTTTGCGTTGTTACGCCAATTCCAGGCCGAACGTCTCCACGCTGCGGCCCACTTGCGAGCCATGTTGCGCTGCCAGATGGCGTTGCCAACATGATCGTCAATAAACGCGGCTACTGGTACACCATTTTCTTCTAGCAGGATACGGATTGCGTTGTGCGCGTCATCGGACAACTCGCGCCAGCCCTTCTGCTCTCTGGCATCTTTCAGTGCTGCGTCTCGCTCGGCAGTCAGGATAGCTATTCTTTCTGCGTCTTCGCGATGCTCGGCTCGCGCAGCGCCTTCTTCGTCCAACGCACTCCAATTATCAGGTCTGTTCATTCGCCCTGTACCTCGCGGTAAACCGGCTTGCCCAGAAGTTTCATCTTGGAATAAAGATCGTCGCTGCCTTTGCTAACCTGGCTCATCGGTACGCGCAAGATTATCGCAGCCTGCGCGTACAGGCTCATGCTGGTATTACGCGATGGACCGGCTTTCTTGCCAAGCATTTTCCAGGCATTTGGTGTGACCGGAAATGGCTTGACTGGAATGCCATGCGCCAGAGCCCAGAGTTCCCCCAAATGATCGACTCCATTGGGCTCTTTTCCGGATACCACTTCGGTAATTTCAAACCCGGAGCGATCAATGGCATGCTCCAGCCAGGCCAGGTTGGTAATGGTGCGTGAACCTCCAATGATGACTTTTATTCTTCGCCCCAGTTTGAGATCTTGCCGGTGAGACGCACCGACTCCTGATCTTCCATAAAGATCGTCACGACGGCATCAAAGAGCGGCTTGCGATCTTCCGAGATTTCAACCGGCTTGCCATCGTCGCCAATCAAACCAGCCGTAAGAGCGGTGTTCACATCACCGGGTAGATGTGAGAACTGCATGTGATTTTGTTCCCAGTAAGTCAGATGGGACATGGCAATAGCCATGCGTGGTGGCAGCTTTCCAGCCCGATAAGCCAGCAGAGCTTCAGGGGAAAGATTATTGAGTGCTTGTCTGAGTTTGTTGTTCATTGATGCGGAGATTCCACCATGAATTGATAATGTGCTTCGCGCAGGATGGCCGCAAAGCAAACCTGACCATCGTTTCCATGTGTCCAATCGCCATGCCCTGTTCTAACCGCTGCTGAAATCTTTCCGCCAGCAGGATCCTGGCAGAGCGGGCACAGAACACCGCAGTCAAATTCAAACTGTTGCGAGATTGCCTGGGTGGCAATCATCTGTAAGATTTCCACGCCATCCTTGACGCCTAGAGATTTGATAGAGCGCACAATCTCTGCCAGTGGATTGATAACTTCAACATTTTCTTTCGAAAGTGCTTCAGGCATTGTCAATCTCCCGGTGCTGAATGCCAAGCTCTTTGGATTTGGCGGCTGTCAGACAATACTGAAAGCTCATGTATCCGAGATCGTCGAATGGCCTTTTGAGCAAAATCCCCTTAGCCGCCAACTGCTTGCAGGACGAATTCCTGGCGGTAATCAGGCGCAGCTTTGTATAATCTTCTGGATCAAACCAGACACCTGGCTCAATGCATTCCAGCAAGAGTCTCTGGTTGTTCGTCAGTCCAAACTTGTCGTAACTTGTCGTTCCAGCCATTATTTATTTCTCCGATTGATTTGCAGATCAGGGTTGCGCAGGAATAGCTCTGACTTCCCCTGGCGCTCAATAGTCAAAGCGCCCAGTCCGGCCAGATTGCGCAGGGATGTATAGATGCTCGGCTTAGCCACTTTCTTTCCGCGGCGGATCAATTCGTCAAACGCCGATTGGCCATTCGCGCCCTTGTCGAAAAACCCTTCCGAGATTAGCCGCACCAGCCAGCCCTGAAGATCATCCCCCATCTCCACTACCGGGCGAACTGTCTCAATCTCGATCGTGGGGATCGTTACCGCCAACTTGATCAGGGTTTTGTCCTGGATCATGCGCCGAATGAATTCTTTGTACAGCGCATCGACATTCAGGCCTGAGATTCCATCTTCCTGGAACTTGTCCAGATTGACGTGCTGGGCTCCATTGCCATTCTCGGCAATAGGCGGTACGCCCTGGTGATGCTGGGCATGGTTGGCCATCAGATCAACCAGCTTATCAAGCGTATCAATAATTCTTTCTTCAGCTTCTTTGCTCATCTCATCTCCTAAGTTCAGATCTTCAGCAGTCAATTCACCGGCTTGGAACTTGGATTCCAGATCTGGAATTTCGTCGGTTGGCGTAAAACCAATACTGAAATGGTTGGGCAAATTAGGCACCAATGAACCGCGGCCTACCCAGGCTTGCTCGATCACCGCTTCGCCCATGGCCACTTTCTTGGCCTGTTCATCAGTCAGCCAGACTGGCTGCACATAGGTCTTACGAACATGCTTGCCCCAGCAGGCAAAGAATTGGCCCAGTTCCAGTTGAGCAATGTTTTCCGGCCTGGGCCGCTTGATACCGGCTGGGATCTCCGAGAGTGTGCGCTTGATTTCATTGGCTTCACGCTGCACACCCAGAATCCAGAGCGGGATGCTCTTCAGGATGATCTTCTCAACGCCCGCAATATCCTGGCTGTCCAGCCATAAGTAATTCCCAAGGCCAGCCGCTTGTCGAATGTAAGACTCGGCAGACAACTTAACTGGTGTCCCCCTGCCCTGCGGTATAAACTTCCATGCTTCAGGAATAACAACCACGGTGTTGTTTTCATGTTCCAGCACCCAGTCTATGGATGACTTAATGACCAGGTGCTGCATCTCCGCGGAGATCTTGGTCAAGTCCATGACATTGATGCCTGGATCCAGGCTGATCGATTTGGCCCATTGGACTTTATCAATCGACGGCAGCACGTCTTCCAGGTAGGCTTCCAGCGTCAGATAGACATCGCCGCTCAAGCCCTTAGCTGTCTTGAGTGCGTTGCGAACGTTGTGGTAGACGTCGCGCAATGTCCGAGCGCCCTTGCTGGCCCTGATAATCCAGGCTCGCTCGAATTTCAGTTTCTCGCCGCGGTTGACTTCCAGGATGCTGGAAACAAATTTCCAATCTGCTTGCTCGCGGAAGTAGGGATCGATACGATGGGCATCGCGAAAGCCCCCTTCCCCACGCTTGGTAATAAAACTCAGGGCCTTGACGCCTGAGCGCTGTACCAGCGCCTCCAATGTACTCGTTTTACCGGCCATTTGAGTCTGGCCGGTGATGACCATGTGGTTGATAGGGATCTCAACAGAATCTCCAGAGTCAACTTCATAGCCCAGAAGAACGTTACTCATTTGGACAATGATTTCAACAAAATATCAATGATCTGCTCTCGACTCATACTGGCCATGACGGTTGCCAAGTCCACTGGTGCTGGATTAATTGGACCATTCCCATTTCTGGCCTGAGGTTGGGTTGGCCTGCGTATTACAATCCAACCATCATATGGATGCGGAGATTTATTAAATTCCCACCCACCATTCTTCATTCCAGATCTTATCCCACTAAAAAGTGTTCTGTTTTTGCCGGTAAGATTGGCCAAGATGGTGTCGGATGGTACATAGTCATTGTGAGCGCAATAATCAATGTATCTATCTCGATAGCTAGTGCGTCTATCATCATCCGAATCGTCCAAAGCCGATTCCGTTGGCTTTCCGTGGCCATTGTCAGATGTGAATTCTCCGATCGGCTGTCGTTGTACGCCATTGCGCTTAATGGCTTTCATTATTCGTCCCATCCCAGTGGTTATTTCGCCACCGGACAGTTCCTCAGGGGTAACCGCCTGTCGGTGTTCACCCATTTGTTTTTTCCAGGAGTCTATAAGCTCCCTGGCTTCAGGAACAGACTCAATGGCAGTACCATAGGCATAGCGCCTAATCTGAGTCATTGTTCTAAGGTTGCAAGTTTTAGCAGCCTGTTCATATGCCTGAAGAAATGCATCGACAACATTCATTTGCCTATTCTCCTTGTTTAGAAAATCCCATGCCGCGCCAAGCCGCACCATGCCAATCCCAGCCATACATCTCCGGTCTAATCCCGGCCAATGTCAGTCGCTATCCGCTCTTAGCCACTTGAGTATTAATCGGCCTATCATTTCCGGTAAATAAGTTCCCGTTTTGGATTGCTTGGGCTCGGTAGTTTCAGTGAACGTGATCAGGCACGTCCCCTTGATCACAATTCCGTTATCGTTTTCCCACAAGACGTTAGCCATGGCGCGACCGAGTCGTTCGTCGTAAACGCCATCGGTAAAAAAGATGTGGTCTTTTTCGACCAGGCCCCTGACTGCGGCACGTCTTTCGCCAGGTCCAAGCGTATCCAGGCGCAAAGCAAATTCAGCCGGAGTCTCACCGCCTTCGGCTAACTGCGCTTTGACATCCGGCAGGAGTTCACCCTTGCCATTCTTGGTAAAGAGCAGTTTGAGATCTGTCTTGTGGGCTGTCGAGAAACGACCAATGCGCTCTTTGATTTCCGACTCAGTCAGCCCCATCTTCATCAGACGCTCGACTGCGCCCATGGTGTCATAGAAATCCTGGCGCGATGGCCCCCAGGCTTCCTTTGACAGATCCCCAAGCCAATCCACAAAGCGACCGGCATCGGCCTTAGCTCGCCAGAGATTGTCGCGATAAATTTCGAAAAGCGCCCACCAATACTCGCTGATATTGCTGGAGGCGGCATAGTATGCCGCCTCCACTCTCACGATGCGATCATGGTAAGCAATATCCAGATCGGGGCTGACGATCGTCTGTCTATTTTTCGGCGCTGGCAGCATTGGGACCGTAATTGGCTAGGATGTAGTCGACCATGGTCTTGAAGTCATCGCCATCCACCGGCAACCCCTCGGACAGCAATTGGGCCATGTTGCTGAACTGCTCAAAGTTAGCTGGTGTGTTGGCTTTCATGCCATTGTCCAGTAGAACCTTCAAGACATACGGATCGGGCAGCTTGGCCATGCTCTCGACAAACGCCTCGACTTCCTTGGACGAGATGCCAGCCTCATTAAGATCTGCGGGAATGCCGTAGTAGCCCCGCAGCGGGCTAACCTGAGTGGATGGCGCAGGTGTGAATGGCACTTGCTCAACCGTGGACGTGGCGATCTGGCTAGTTGCAGTCTTGGTTTTTGCTGCTTCAGCCGCCGCTTCTTCTGGATACCAGCGTGGATCCGGGATACCATGCGCCTTCCAGGAGATCACTGCCGCCACTTCTTCCCAGGTCAGCGAACGCCAACTCATTTTGCCTTTAAAACGTTTCTTGAGATGGTTGCCCGCCTCGAATTGGTTGGGCTTGCCAGTCTTGGTGTCGATGAACAAGCCCAGCAATTGCTCAACCTGCTTATCACCCATGCCTGTTCCAGCCACTTTTTCGGCAACCTTCCAGACATTGCCGCCAAGCCGAACCATCTCAACGTCATTCTCTTTGCGGTATTCCAGAACACCCTTGACATATTCCGGCGAGATGACAACCTCTCCAGGCTTGGCTTCCGGCTTTTTGGATTCTGCTTTCTTTGTGGCCGGAGCAGCCTTGATTTCGCCAGTGCCCTGATCAACCGTTTCGACAACTGTGGCTGGCTGTGTTGCGTCAAAGTCGGGACCGATCTGATCTACGGTGTAAGTATCTCCGTCCGTCAACTGAGTCGTTGCGTTGGATGATGTTCGACCTTCGACAACATGGCCATTGGATTCTTTGGGCAAGCTCAAAACATTGCCATCGACGTCAACATTTGCGCCAAGCTCTTCCGGCGTGTACACCGGAGCGCCAAACAGATCCGGGCAGAACCACTTGACGCCATTGCTCATAGCGCGAGCAAAGAGCATATTGCGCGGGAACTTGTCCATGTTCTTCGTGCCTGCCCGCTTGGCATCTTCGATGGTGAACTTGGATGTTCCCAGCACCCGTTCACCATTCACAAATTCGATCTCCGCATAGTCATCGCCCAGGTGAAGAATGTTGTAGTCGTAACGCTTGGAATTGCGAACCTGCGCGGCCATGAGATTGGCCGAGAAAGTTACTCGCCCCTGAATAACGTAGATACCCGTCATGGCAGAAATTGCGGGGATTCCAAGTTCGCGGCCTGCCAAAACTTTAACGATTGCCTGGGAAGTCTTCTCCGCATCTTTGAAGTATCCTGATGCGACCAGCGTCTTGCCCAACTCCATCAGGGACAAGCCTGGATTTAGCGCCAGTTCTTTGGTGCCGGATTCCTTGGTGCCATTCTCTTCAGTCACTTTATTTCTCCTGTTTCCCTTCCCCCTGGATCTTGGCCTGCTTTTTCTTCTGGCTTTCCAATTCCGTGGTAATGATTCTGTCCAGCATCCTTACCATCGTTTCACCCGACAAAGCAGCCGCTAAATGAAGTTGTTTCAGAGACGTTGTGTAAACCTTGATCGTGGTATACAGGGGAATTTTCTTGAGCGTTGGTTTCTCGTATGTTTTTTTGTCCATGGACATATATATTACAACATTTACTACCTGACGTCCAGTCCTTCTGGCGGCACATATTTCTCGCCGGGGATCTCGATTCCATTGCGATTTTTGCCCAAAAACCTGATCATTCCGTGGCGCTCCATCAGTCTCAGGTTGTGGAAAATGCTGGTTTTACCGTGTCCAGTCTCTCTGCCTATTTCCAGCATGCTGGGCGTTGCTCCACCGTACTTGATTTTGTACCTGACGATATAGTTCAGGATCCCGTCAAGCCTTGCCTTCGTTTCCGGGCTCAGATCTTTTTTCAACTGATGTACTCCTTGCGCTCGATTTCATCGCGCAGTTCGACCAGCTTCTGAACAACATTCTTGGTCCTGACAACCGATCGTGTTGAGACCGAATTCTCGGGCAGCGTATTCACAATTGCCCGAAGCCTGTCGATCTGCATGTACATAGAATTGAGAACGCCTTCCAGTTGATCGTTGAGTTCAAAGTTGGTGGTCACCGTTCTTTTTTGCTCCAAACAGCCCTGCCCTTTTTGCCCATGTCGTGCATATTTTCCAGGTGAGTTCCAACAAACAGATAACTCGGTCTTACGCATTTCGGATTATCACATTTATGACAGACTTCCATTCCGATTGGTATGGCTCCATTTGCGAGTTCCCAGGAAAGCCTATGGGCAAGCAATCTTGGGCCATATTCTCCCTCTTTGTAAATGTACCCATATCCCAAAACACTTTTGGCCCCAGACCAGATCCAGCATGATCTGGTTTTACGAACGCGCTCCCAAAACCTGGTTTCAAGTTTCTTTCTTTGCGCTATCTTTCCGTCGCTAATGCTGCGTAGCTTCACACCATTCTTAGCTAAGATATTACCGATCGTTACATCAGTCGTATCGTAAATCTTGGCTATTTTGTACGTCGAAAGCATTTTGACAGTATACAGGTCAACAATATCCGTCTCGTGTTCTCGAAGTCCAGGTCTTTTCGCTGCCATAGAGTCTCCTAGAAATCAAAGCCGATATCGTCATACGCCTTCAAGCGCTTGATCTCTAATATTCGCCGCTTGATATCAATAGGGGTTTCTTCGTGAACCGTATCCAGTCTTCCGAAGAAACGATCAAGTTGAACACGGAAGTAAGCATGCGGTGGATCCTTCTTCTTGGGATGGCGTTTCAAAAAGATGAATTCATCCGCAGCCATTCCGACTCTGGCCGTTCCATAGAGAATAACGGGATCTCCTGTGTCCTTGCGCATCAACTTGGCGGACATATCGTTGGAAATTTGACCAGCCGTTCCAAGCCAGATCCCCTCTTTGTGTGAAAACGTCAAGAGCCAGTCAGCAAAGTCTCCGATTTCATCTTGCGTATTCGTTCGCTTCGATAGAAGATTTGGGATCTTCTTCAGATAGTCAAGAATTACAGCATTTGGCTTGTTCCACTTGACCAATCGCTTGAGCGCCTCGTCATTGCAATAGCTGATTGGATAAACCTTGATGTATTCATCAAGATATTGGAGAGTTTTCTTATACCTAACCTTGCGTTCTTCTGGACTCTCGCGATCAGTCCCAATGAATACCCCTGGAACAACCTCCTTCATAAAGTCAATTCCTGAGAGCGCGGATGCTAATTGCGCCGACACAATTGCCGGGTCATTTTCGGTGGTTACAAATGTAACCTTGAATTTTTGCAAAGCAAGATCAATCGCCTGACTTTGCAATGTCATTGATTTTCCGTGCTTGGTGATGCCAGCTAGAATTACGAAATATGCATATCGATAACCACCTCTCAGGATGTCGTCCATGCCGGTAATAAGAGATTTGGCGAACAGAGTCGGCAGTTGTCCTTCGGCCAGAACAGATGGGCGCGGATCATAGCTGTCGCCATCTCTGACCAGGGAGCCGATCTTGGATGCCTGCGTCACCAGCCATTGACGGGCATTGCGCGGATCCATTTGGGACAGGCGCTTCATCTCGTCAGCAATCATCTCGGCCTGGTGATTGATATAGATCTGATAGCTGTGGTCGATGGCGTCTTTCAGGTCAGCCTGGCCAAAGCCATTGTTGCAGATGTAGATCATCTCCGGCAGCAATCCGGGAACGGATAGCTTGGCCCTGGAGATAATCGAGACGGCATTGATTTGCTTGCCATCGCGTGCCAGGGAGATGGTGGCATCCAGCAGGTTCCGACTCAGGTCGGTTTCCATCCATTCTTTCTTGTAGATTGATTTGTCAATTGCCTCGGCCTGCCCATGAATAGCCAGGCCCAACATTGTCCGATCCGATTCCGGTATGAGTTTAGGGGTGAATGTCATGTCTTTCCAAGAGCGCCATTTGCCTAAAATCTCCTATGGCGCATTTCTAGTTTTTCCAGGTTGGTTTCCAGGGTTGCATACTGCCCGACTCGTCCCCCACCAGCATGTATCTCAGGTAGGCTTCCACGGCTTCACGCCGGTTATCAAATTTAGATCGCTCAGCTTTCTGTAGATCCAGAAACGGACTGCCCTTGATATAGTTCTGGAAACGGCTGGGCAGTTGCATCCTTTCGACGTCGAGGTCGTCTAGCTTTTTGCCCGCCAGCAGGTAGCATGTCTGCCGGTTGCACAGACAACTCGGGATCAGCTTCAAGTTCGTCATAGTGCTTATTTTTCCGCTCTAACCATTGTTGATACTCGCTTTCGTAGAAGACTGGTGGTTCATTAGCACAGTATTCCTTCCACTGTGAAATCATAGGTGGTTCGCCCACCGACTCGATGGTTGAAATGTAGTGAATTTCAAAACCATCTCCGATAACGCCATCCCGGATAGCTTCCAGGCATCCAGCAATCTCATCAGCGGTGTAACGCTGTAACAATTGGCTGGCGTGTTTCTTGACCGCCCCCCGATCGTCATCTGGAGATTTCCAATCACGCTTGAATATCTCACGCACCACCCATTTGGCCAGCTTCTCGGTTTGGCTTGCTTTACGAGCCACGTCTAGACCCTTCCAATATTGGGATTCCAGGATCTCGATTTGATACACCGGGTAGGGCGACCAGTTGCCAACGGGATCATAAGCGCCCTGGTCAATATCCCGGCAGATACGAATCCAGGCGTCGAACTCGGATGACTTGCCAACGCCGACGAACTTGGCTTCCGGGAATGATGCCAGGTAGGCGATGTCTTCCATGGACGCATTGTGAATCCACTCCTGGTTGTAGGCATGGCAACAGTCGCAGAAGAAACCGATCTTGATGTCCCAGATGCGCCAGCCCAGGTAGCGGTATTCCACAATCGACCACTCAGCCAGCCGCTTCCGGGATTCCAGATCTGGAATTTCTTTCTCATCAGGCATGTTCCAATTCAAGCTGTTGATCTTCTTCGGCCCGATGCACCCGGACCAGGGTGACGTTCTGGCTGGCCAGTTGCTCCAGATACTCTTCCGGCTCTTCACCGCCGACCACATATTCAATGCGCTGCGGCAGGAACACGCAGATGATGGCCGGGATGTCTTTGGCTACCATGCGCCCAGTCGTCAACGCATGCCCCTGGATCATCGGCAAGCCTTTCTGGGGAGCGTCTTCGTCAATCTCCGGCACCGGAACTTCAATCGAATCTTCCGGGACCAGTTCGGTGAAAACCTTGGGATGCCCCAGCAGAACAACGCTCTCCCCAACTTTGAAATGCCGGGGCAGCGGGAATGCAATGCGCTTGGAAATACCCAATTCGATGGCTTCACGGCGGAAGTCATCCCGAGACTTGTAATGCTTGGCCCCTACCCCAATCAGATAGCCTTCCCCGGTGCGATTGATCAGGCAGGCACGGCAGGCTTCCCGTGGATCCTTGCAATTGGCATGCGCGAATAGATTCTTGACATTGACTTTCTGCAACCCGCGAGTCAGCTTGACTTGAAGACCGCAGCACTCGCAGGGCTCCAATCTCAGCGGCAACATCCCACATTCCGTCATCCGGGCCGGATCAGTCCGGAGATAGAATCCGGTATGACGCCATCCGCAACCTCGTTTGTGATCAGTTACATCTTGAATCTGAACAGTCATTGATCAATCTCCTGTGTGAGCTTGTTGATGAATTCGATATAAGACGACATCTCGGACTCGCGCTTTTTCAACTTGTCTTCGTAGATTTTCTTTAACGCAACGAAAGCCATCTTCTTGTTTGGAAATATCTGGTTTGGATCGGAATAGCTATTGACAGTAGTTGTGCCATCCTTCATCTCGAATAACAGCCTGATCACATTGTTGCTAAATTCCCGGACAACACCCTGAACAACCACATATTCAGTGCTGTGCTCTCCAGAGTATTCGCCTCTAATAATGACCTCAAAAAAGCTTTCGCTCTGCGCAATGACGTAAACCCGATCTCCAATCGATACGGGTTTATCATCTGCGATCAAGACTTTCATGCAGACTTCTCCATTGATCTCCAATACGAAACCCAGGCTTCTTGCTCAGCAAGCTCATCACACAGAACGTTGTATTCCTGAAAGGCCGAACGATTATTTTCTTTTGAATGCCCACGGATCCAGTTACCATGGATTTGGTGGATCTTTCTAAAATTGTCGATCTCGGTCCACATATCCACATGCGCAACTTTCTTCCACTTGCGAGCAATCCACTTGTCTAACCATTCATTGACGCCTTTGACGACATACTGAGCGTCACAATAAAACTCAACCCGGCAGGGAATAGTCAGTTCCCGCAAACCACCAATCAGGCCCATCAGTTCCATGGTGCTGTTGGTCTCTGGATAGGAATGCCCACTACAGGTCTTCTCCAGAGATCCATAGCGCAGAATGGCGCACCAGCCGCCATGATTGGCCCTGGTGCCGTACAAAGAACAAGAACCATCGCAAAATAGCTGTACCAACGGTAATTCCTGCCGCGTCATTCGTCGTCAAACGGCAGTTCGTTGGCGAACTGGACTAAATTGGGACGCTTGATCACCTTGAAATTGGTCTTATCCGTCAGTCCAATCTCCTGACATCGAATACAACCTTTTTCGTGACGCCGGATGCTGGCCGGTGTCCAGCCGGTGCCATAACTGTTGCTGCGCTTGCCGCAGATGGGATACACCGGTTGCTTACTGGGCTTCCTGCGACTCCGAGAGCGCTTGTACGTTGTCATCGGATACCTCCTGGGACGGTTCGAATATCAAATAGATCGCCCCACTTTGTTGGCTGCTGACTGCGCCAATACCCCACCAGCCGCGGGACTTGAAGTCATCCACGACATTTCGGATGACATCGTTGATGTTGAGCGATTCATGATCATTGTGTATTTGCACCACTTCGAAATCAGGTAAATCTTTCATCGCATCGATCTCTCAAACGGGTTCTTTCCAAGAAAGCACTTGCCCAGCTTACCGATATAGTTCAATTGGGTATTAGCCAGCAGGAAAGCATTTCTGGGATCGCCATCCACCGGGCCAATGGCCATCAGGCTGTTCAAATCCACCAGGCTTGGGCTGGGCAGGTAGCTGTAGATCCGGCCCGCAAAAGCACCGCTAGGAAGTTTCATCACATCGATTCCGTAAACGTGGCCCTTGTGAGCCGAGTAGTGCTTATTTGGGGTTTTGCTCATGGATCTCCTGTATGCCCAGCTTGTCCATAGTGCGCTGCACATGGTCTTCGCGGTACATGACTCGCCAGCCCGTAAATCCAGACCGGGCTTGCGACCAGCCATACTCGTAGGCATACGCGTGGATCTGGGCGCTGGTAAGCCCATAGCGCCGGGCAATTTCCGGCCCATTGATGCGCTTGTACTTCCCGCTCTTGGTTTCTGCGGGTGCGATACCTTCGTTGTTGTCTTCCGGCTCTTCCAAGATCATTTTCTTGCTCCTAGAAACCTATGTTTGAGTTCGCCAATTTCCATGTCTGCCATCCAGCGGTCAAAGTCTGTCGGGAAATCCTGATCCAGGTAGACCGCTATGAAACATTGCAACAAGTCTGCGTTTCCCATCTGCCGTAAATCTTTTTGGTATTCCTGCTTGCGCTCTTTGGATTGATCGTATTGTCCGTGCTGCATGCCTAGTCCTTGACGAAGTAGAGTGCGTTGCGCGATCTCGTATATGCGACATAAATTATGTTGCGCTCTTGTTGGACTTCCCAGGGCTGCTTGGCTTTAGCGAAGGGCATTAGATCTGGGCGCAAAATCCAAACTGTATTTGATTCCAGGCCCTTGGCCCGGTGGACACTCGACAATACAATTTCTCCGTTCTCGTCGCTGAAGATCGAGTCGATCCGTGGAACGATTTGATCGGGCTGATCGCATTCCTGAGCGACTGCTTCCAGGGTGTCGATCTTGTCCTGCAAGGCCTGGATTTGAGTCTCGCTGGCGCGTCGGTTTTCCATGCGCGTCATTTCGCGGTTGGAGTAATCTCCCAGGCGGAAGAAGAACGACTCCATGTCCACGCAACCTGCTGACAGGTTCGCCGCCAGATCGGACAGGTTCTTGCCAATATCCTTGCCACGAATAACCGCCTTGATGCCCTTGCGGATCAAGCCAAAAGCGACCGGCACCAATGGTGCATTGGTGCGGCAGATCACCATGTCGCCACGCGTAATCAGCCCCTGCATCTTGGAGATGGTAGTGTCTTCGATGATGCCTTCGGGCGCATTCTCCCTGGCCTCGATCTGGGGGACGATTTCTTTGGCCAGCTTGACATGGCTGGTTGGACAGCGATAGGTGATGCTCAGGGGGAGCGTCTGAGCATTGAGCGTGGCTACCAATTTTTGCATGGAGTCAACGCCTGCGCCACGAAAGCCATACAGTGACTGGAACGTGTCGCCCACTGCCACAATGCGTCCATTGGGTTTGACCGAACGCAGCACAAACTCAGCCTGGTTGTCGCTCAGATCCTGGCTTTCGTCGACGAATAGATAGTCGAACTGCTTCATGGGCAGTCCCAGGACTATCGGCAACCATTGCATATCGTCGTAATCGATCAGATTGGTGTGATCTTTGGCCGAATCCAAAACTCGCGGCAGGATCTGCAAGAAATAGTCTTGGTTTTCTTCCAGGTCCAGCCCATAGTGAGCAATCAAGGCCAGCACCTGGCTACGATTGTTGGCATCCGTCAGGGTGGCCTTGGATAGAGCCGCAAGATTCTTGAATGTGCGGCGGCGGTTATAGAGCTTGGCCCGCTCTTCTTTGGGGAGACGACGCGTCTCTTCAGTGACACACAGATCAGAATATGGGCCGAACAGGAATTCCCAACGCCGATCTTCGTCGACGTCAACCTTTCCCAGGGCATCCCGAAGATCTTTGTAACCCAGTGAATGTAGGGTAGCGCTGTAGCACCACTTGGGCAGGCGCGTCTTCAACTCCGCCGCGATGTGCTTGTTGAAAGCAAAGAAACCGACGTCCAGGCCCTCCATCAGATAATCAAACGACTTGAGCCGGACGGGATCACTGGCTTCAAAGATGGCCCGTGCCTCTTTCTCTCCGATCTCTTTCTTGTGAAATGCTACAGACAGCGGAAGATACCGAACTGCCTGAACGCTGGTGGATGTTTTCCCGCTGCCCGCACAGGCCTCAACAACCGCATGCCCATCACCAAAAACGATCCACTCGAAGATTGCCTGTTGATATTTGCTGGGCGTGAACGGCTTGATTTCCTGGACAGGCTCCGGTTCTTTTTGCGCTATGGGAGCGTGCTGAATAGCGACTTCGCTGTCCATGACAATGGTGCCGCCCTGGAGAGCAGTCGACTTGCTATTCTTTACTGCTCCAGCGTAAACCGTATGGGTATCTTGATCGTTCGGACATCGGCTATGTCCCCATTTGCCGTTATCAAACTTAGTTACCTGCGTTCCGACTGGATATGACTGGCCACACTTAGAACACCGGCCTGGCCACTTACTTGATACTGAAAAAGCCATAGAGTCCTTTCTAATTTCGATCACAGGGAATATGAATCCACGGTCCCCTGTTTTACGAAATATTCGATTGCCTTACCAACGTGCTGGTCACCTAATTGCGTGGTTCACTGCCAAGCGGGGAATAGAAAAGAGTCCCATTCGGCGCTGGCTGGTTGGGTTCGTTGCACGCAACGAGGTGGGGTGATTAAGTCCACCGACCAAGCCAGTCCCGAATAGGACTCTTTGGTTAGTGCGTGCATTTTACCCGATAAAGCTCGCCAAGAAAACAAGGGTAATCAGCCCTACTCGGCAATCCTATTCTATAGAATCTCTCCGCTTCGTCAATAGAAAAAATGTTTGTCGGTGTTTGTCCTACAGGCTGTCATCATAAATCTCATTGGTATAGACGTCAATCACCATATCTTGACAAATTTGATACCGAAGGCCACAGGTAGCCTATCAAGATGCTGGCGATGCAGATCGTCAGGCCAGCCACAAAAACAATCCAGGCCAGGCCGACATAATCGATCTCATTCTTCAGGATTGGAAAGCCGGGGACGTGTCCGTTGGGTTTAATCTTGGTTAGCATATGCGCTCCGATTCCAGATCTGGAATTCTATGGCAGCTTACAGATATAGCTGGCCGGGAAATAGTACTCCAACAGTTCTTGCACAATGTCCCAATCGCCACCACCCAGTCCGCAGCCGATTTTGTATGGGAAGAAAGTGTCTAAGCCATTAAATTCTCGGCCATCCAAAGTCTGTCTAAGCTGGAACAGGGCGCTTGAAAGAGCCCCGTAATTTGTCTGGCGACTCATATTCCCATATCCCAATTGGCCAACCAGAAATGCCAGGACCGGCCCACTGGCTTGTTGAAAGATCATGCAGCTTCCAAACGCTGGCCTTGCTTGCCGATAAGCGTAGATCGCACCGGGATATTGTTTGAAAGTCAGTTTGGCAAGACCAGCCCCGGCAATACCCAGAGAGTTCATTTGTTGAGCGATTACACCACGTTTAACGAGCAGAATGTCCTGGGTAATGTAATTCATTCCAGCAAGCTTTCGTCGAATTCGGCAATCGTAATCTTGGCTGGCGCTATTTGAACCTTCCCGCCCAGGTAGTATTCTTTCCAAATGTCATGGTTCTCTTCCCCTTCCCCAGAAAGAATGAATAGAAAGCCTGGATACTTTTCGCTGATGGCTTGCATATCTTCCCGGTGTTCGTACCACTTGCATTGATCAAGATTGCCGTCGACCAATTCGGACAGATCGTAATCGTTTCCGAAGTAACTCAGATGCTCCGCCATGATATCATCCAGGATTGGTAGCTGCTCGATCTTTTTCCCGCAGGCCGAGCAGAACTTACCATCGCCAGGAACATTGTGCAGACAGCTTGGCCGAGTTTCTGGACCAGAATGATGCTTGATTTCCAGTAAGTAGTTTGTGTAATAGCCCATTTTATTTTCCCTGTTGACAGATTAAATTTGAGTGCGCTATTATGAAAGCGCACCCTCCTTTCGCCCCCGGAGATGGTTTTTCTGGAGAGAAATCATCTCCGGGCCGTTCTTATAATCATGATCGATGCATCCCCTTCGGCCACTCGCCCCAACCAGGGAATTCTAGATTAACCTGGCTGGGACGTTTGGTTTTTATCCCCTGTCCAGACGTAAACTCCCCGACTCTTTTTGAGCATCTTTGCGTCAATCAGACGATGGAATGCCAACCCCCATGGCACCTGGAATTGAACAGCAATCACGGATACGCGAAGTAAAATCTCCGGCAGAACAATCGCAGCGTACTTCTCCTGCCATTCTAAGCCTGCACCATGCACCCTGTTCTTCTTCTCCAAGGCATAGCCCTTCTCGAATTCATACCAGTCCGTGTAATTCATATAGCAGGCGATTTCATAAGCGTCATTGGCGATTGGCTTCCACTTGACCGTGTGCGCCACCAGCTTGGCCAGACTATCGCATTGATTTAGTTCCGAGATGTATTCCTTGTCGCACTCGGATAGATAAGTGACAGCTTTCACTCGAAGAACCCCATAGTCAGGCGGAATGCCAGATCGTCATACAGATCTACCAATAGCTGGCGTTCGCTTTTCGTAAGCTTCCTAAATGTTATCCCCTTCTTTGCCTTCTCGTCATTGATCGCTTGCTCAACTAGCGGCACATACTCCAGGATGTCATAGAGAATTCTGGCAGTTTCAACAGGGACGTTCATAGTAAGAGATTGCTTCTTTTTTATGGACATCGTGTGTATTTTCCTGTTTGTATCTTTCAATATATTCTAATCTCCAGGATCCTTGTTCTTTGAATGTTTTTAGTCTATGGCACTTAACGCATCGTATCTCACATTTTTCCATTTCCTTAATGAACCTATCAATCGGACACCCATGTTGTATTGCTCTAGATATATTGAATTTCTTATCTTTGATGTGGTCAAAATCCAGAAAGACTATGTCACTTTCTCCACAATCTAAACATGGATGAGAAACAAGGTGGTTGAATGCTATTTCCCTTAGCCTTTTAACTAGATTGGCGTGCGAGGTTGCTACATTCGATCTGTAATCTGGGTGATCTTCATAAAACTTTTTTGACCTGGCTTGCATACATTTACAGCAATTAGATTGATGCCCGTCGGATCTATTTTTGTCCTTGTAAAATTTAGATATATCTTTTGTTTCTCCGCAGTGACCACATCTCTTTTTCATGGGCACCCCTTAAAAATGCAGGGAGGCACTACCCTGTGCCTCCCTGCGGTATGCAGATTTCAAGTCTGCGTTGTATTGGCCTATTAGCTCAACAAGCTGGTTTTGACGTGATTTGGGGCAATGTTTTATCACTAAACTACAGGGTCATGCGTTTTACTTCACCACCAGAGACCCCGCGAGGATTTAAACCTCGGATCTTTGCCCGCTGACAAAAGTCAACTTGTTTTTACCCAGGCCCTGAACTTGTTGGAGCAATAAGCTGAGTGTCAGCAACGTCCCGATTTGGGACCGTTGCTATTGTGACCTGACACTGACACTGACGCTGACGCTGACAACAAGACTGCTCCCAAAGTTATTCGCCGTCGATATACTTGAAGATCTTTTCGGACAGCTTCAAATCGACAGCCTGGATATCGTTACCGCGCTGGCGAGCCTGCTTGACTGCCGCCAGCAATTCATTCAACCGCTCCATGCGATCCGCCTTGTCCTTCGGAGACAGCATGCCGGAAGTCTTGACGGTCGTCCAGATTCCATCGCGCACATCCACATCGATCAGATTGACCTGGGCTGGATGCCGATCAGTGGCATCGGCCAGGACAATGCGCTCCTTCACCTTCTTCGTGCGATAGGTGATCGACGGCGCAGTCTTGAAAATGTCGTTATCCGCATCCTTGGTCCATTCGTCCGTGATGCTGTTGGTGGGAATGGCTGCGTACACGCTGCGCAGATCTTCCAGGCGGCTCTCCAGATTCAGCAGCGCCGTCACGGTCATGCCCTGGAAAAGCACCGTCCCGCCATTCAGGATGACGTCAGCAGATGCACCCGGCAGGGAATTGGACGTTTCCTTGGACAAAACCAGGTCCAGGTAGCGGCCATATTCCTTCTGGAGTGTCCCCAGAACGTCCTTCACCTCGGCGCTGAGCGGCTTGACTTCAGCCGGAAACTTATCGCCCTTCTCTTCGTCCAGAGTCTGATAGGTCTTGACCTGGCCGACAAACAGCGCCTCGCCGGTTTCGAAAAGCTTCTTGGTTTCAGCCAGGACTTTCTTGCCCCTGATCTTCAGATCGTCTTCAACTGCCAGCAGTTCGTGGATCTTGCCCATGTGCGCCTGATCTCCTGATTTCCCGTTCGCTATGTTGGTCGTAATATTACACCCGGAATGCTTTATCTGTCAACCGCTATTTGGGATGGTTGCGCCGATAATATTTCCTGGCATTTTGGATGGCACATTGTTTGCAAGTCCTGGCATATCCATCCCGGATCACATTCGAATGCCCAAATTCAAACAGGGATTTATTCTCGTGACAACGGTTGCAGTGCCGCAAGCCTAGTTTGATCAAGTCTGCGTTTCGATTGGGACGATGAGCGCCCAGATTATGAGACAGTGACGCAATTGAGTTTATGCTGTATCCAGTCTGATCGGCTATCTTGTCAATGCCGACTCCGTCTGAATAAAGACGAGCTACGACTTTCCTGATCGGCAATTTCCTGGCCACATTCAGTGCCCTGCTATTGCCGATGCGAAGTCGAACCGCTTCCCCGGTAATGCCATAAATATCTGCGATTTGTTTGTTATTCTTGCCCTGGCGGCGAAGTTCAAGCATCTCTTCATCACGCTGCAAGTAATAATCTCTATCTGGTCTCATTACCACTCGTTATTGAACCAGCTAAGCGTGGCGTGATAAACACCATCCGACTCGTCGGACATATCCAGGTCCAGGAACGGGTGGCTGTCGTAAGAGTCGTCTGTTTCGCGCCGACGCAGATGAATACAATCCGGACAGTTCGACAGATGGTCTTTCAGGGTTTGCTCGGTGAATGCCTTGCCACGTTGGCTGCGATAGCGCCCACAGGGAGAACGCAGCGCCGGATTAGTGGTTGTCTTCAGTTTCGGCATCGTCTTTTACCACGGCTTGGGCATAGCGGTATTCGATATCATCATACTCATCTTTAAAACAAGTCACGCTGACTCCGCCCTGCAATTTCCAGCCATTATCAAGAAATTCCTGTACATCTCTCAATACTTCCGAATAGTTTCCCATGGCCAGATTGTATTGCATCATTTCCAACTCCATGAATGCCAGTAGGAATGTGTCTGATTATCATTGATCCAAATGCCCAGTATGTAGTTGTCAGTATTAGCTTTCCCCAGGCTCTCACCTTTAGGGCCTGAGAATTGGGGGCGCTCAGCCAAAGAGACTATGTGCCGCGGCGGATATTCCTGGAATAGCCCCCTGGATCTTCCCTGGGTGTGAGCAAAGTCAGTGGGCAACAGGAAACAGATGATCCCGTTTGGTGCTAGAAAGCTGAACGACTTCCGGATGAAAGCTTCGGCCCACACAAACGGCGGATTGCCAATCACCAGGTCGGGAGCCATCATGGTTGGCATCCACTTTAGATAGTCGGTGCGCGGGTGCCAGAAATTGTAGTCAGCAGGCTGGACTTTCTTGCGTAACTCTACGCCAGTCAGAACAAGCCCCTGCTGAAAAGATGGCCCAAAGTGATCACGCACCGCCCCACCCCAAACGCCACTTCCGGCTCCTGGATCCAGAACGTACTGGATATAAGTGTGTGGGAAGTGCGTGTGAGTTGTCAGCCAGTTGACAGTTGCCTTGGCCAATGATAGGGGTGTCAGATAGGTGTCGTGAGATATACGAGGTCTAAGTTTTCCGATAACGCTTGAGTCTCTAAATATTACTGGCATGTTATATTTTAGTGGTTCTCGTTGTCGAAATAGTACACCCTGGCAGTCCAGAAATTCTCATCATCCAGAGTGAGCACGACATCGTTGACATGAATAAAGCGACGATAGAGATCGTCTAGAAATGGACGCATTTCGTTGAATAGATCGCTGACTTTCAGGTGTCCTGCTGAAAAGTATTCGACTTCTAATTTCATCATTAGCCTTTCTTGATCTTGACCTCTTTGGGATGTATCGCTCTGCCCTTCTTGGGCTTGCCCTTCTTTTTGCCCTCGCCGGTTTGAGACTTAGTGTCCTTGCTCATCTCGGCTTGAACCTTGCGTGGAAAGTTGATCTTGTCTTGCTCCCATTGTTCATGCCAGCCCTCCGGCATGACAGGGTGTCGCCAGATATAGGGATCCGGAATTGGCAGGCCCTTGGCATGCAACATCAGCCCAATAGATGACTGACGGCGCTTGAGTAAGTCGATCTTGTCCTGGTATTCCAGATCTGGAATCCAACCATGCTCGTTATTCTGTCGGATGATGCTAATCTCCGAGTCCAACCCAAGCCAACGGCATTGTAATGGGTGCAGATCGCCTGGGCGAGCCGCTACCATCACGCTGCCGCTGGTTGGGTTTAGCATGGGCTCGGAGAAGTATCGATTAAGCGCGTCGATCTTCCCCTGATCCATTACAGTTCCCAGGAAATGCCTTCCAGAATCGCAACGACTTCATCATGCCAGTCTTCGTTTTCATCCAGGTTGCTGATCTCATTGGCAGCTTCTTCGATTGTCTGAACAGTCGACTCGCACATATCGGCCCGCTCCTGCAACATCTCGCCAGTCGGCCCTTCCTGCAAGCCCTGCGGCATGTTGTCCCGCTTTTCGGTTTGCTCTGCTCCAAGCTGCCTGACTTCATCTGCCAGGGCTTGCAGATCTCCCTGAATATCATCGATGAAAGTTATCTTTTTCCGCACATCATCGACTAGCGCAATCAGTGTATCTTCCAGGTCATAAGCCTGGGCCTGGAAGTCGCTGCTGGTGGTTTGGGAGCGCTTGGGCTGCGTCTTGAAATACTGTTTGACAAACCGACCACCCACCTGGTGCGACCATATCCAGTACTGATCGCCAACTTTTATACCTGCGGCCTTATTCTCTTTGCGTGCCTTCTTGACGTGAATGACTGTCACTCGACCACTCCTGTTGGGTAATTTCTAGTGTATGTTTCCAGTCTCGAATTGCCGCACCACCCCCGGTTTGGGAACTGAACCGCCAGCAAGACACCCTGGCATCGACAATTTTGTTTTCCCAGGATTTCTCCAGTGTGTCTTTCTCGTCCTCATCCATCGATGATATCCTCTGCTGGGCCAGAAACTTGAGCCGGTTGTGGCTTGAAAAACGCCTCCGAGATCAGCGGCAGATCCGCCTTTCTGTAGTGCATGGCCACTTTCTTGGCCAGCTTGCGATCCGGCAATAGGCTGATGTACTTCAGCGTGATCGGCAATGGCGCTCCGCTCAGGAATTCAACCAGTTCGTTGACGCTGCACTTCCTGAGCCGCTGATCCAGGCTGGGATCCACTTTCACATGCTTGGTGTCTGGATCCTCCCAGAAACCCATGGCCAAGTCCCATTTCACTCTGGTTTTAGGGTCTTCGATCTTGGCTCGTATACCCCAGTATTCAGCATAAGTCAGAGTCGCTGGCATGTTGTAATCTTACACCAATCCGCTCCTTGCAGCAAACTGATCCATGGCCAATTCATTCTCTTCCAGTGGAACATAATCATCGGGAACATCCTCCCATTCCCACTCATCAATGTCGTCTACCGTTGGAAAACCTTCCCAATTGAAATACACCTCGACATATTCCGGTCCAAGTGGCTCTCGAAACTGATTGTCGCCAAAGACATTATGCGACTCGGGCAAAATCTTGGAAAGCTTTTCGACAGCCTCTTCTTTGCTCATGGCCAGCACTCTGGCGCAATAGCCCACTGGCCCATTCGTCGAATTGCCAAGCGAAAAGTGATACGACTTCATGCGCCTAGTCATTGATTAGATCCTTTCCCTTGAATGACCACTGATTGAATTTGACATTCCGCGGCTTATGCTTTTTGGCGTATTCATTCCAGAAGATCCTGAATTCCTTATCGATTTCATTCATCTTTCGACTATGCAAACTCCAATCCCAATTGAGTTTCTCGCAAGCATCTGACCAGAGCTTGATCCTTGCTTTCAATTCATCTGGGCCGACTAATACAACGCAGACGCCCACGTTTCCATCCGGATACATCACCAGGACATCTTTCTTAAGATCGAAAGTCTCTACAAACTTATCAACGCCATGCTGGATAGTCTCTTCTTCGGTCAGCCAGCCAAAACAAGTTTCCCCGGCTTTGTGCTTTTCCGAATCCCAACCTAACTTGTTGAGAGTGGCAGCATCTTTTTTGGAAAGCTTGCCGTACACACTTCTGGTTTCTCTTGCTTGATAATCCTGCTCTCCCTTGCGTTTTGGCCGTTCCCACTTCAGTTCCGCATAATAATGTTTGGCACCAATAGCTGATGTGCCAATATAGGACCTGATTTCAAGTTCGACAATCATTGATTACTTGCCCTTTACTAATTTGAACCGACGAAATTGTTCTCTGGCATCAGCCTCCAGGGCCTTCGTCCAGGTTTCTCCGCGATGTTTCATCTTGCTCCAGACCAGGTAATCCGTTTCTCTATTTTCTCGAACCAGAGTTTCGACGTAGTTCCAATCATCTGACACCTGTTCCCGTATTCGCAGGGCTCCGTGATATTCTTCCAGCGCGAATTTCAAAACGGTTTCTGGAAACATGCCAGAATTTGATCTAGCGTCGGCCATGCGTAGAATTGCACCAAACCAGTGCGCTTCATAAGCCATCAGCGCGAATTCTTTTTCAGTGGTTGTCTTCTGAATTGGCATGTTTGGCCTACGCGCACCACTCAACGCTGACAATACTGGTAATGTCCAGCGGCTCTATTTCAATCCACATGGTTTTATTCTTTAGTCTCTTCAGATATTCGATAGAGCGATGCTGTAAGTATGGATTTCCATCGCTCTCGTGGTAATCATGCCCAGCGCACCAACGTAAGCCTGCCAAAAGTCTCTCCTTGGCTTCGTTTTCGTCAGCCCCATAGACTAATTCGTTCACCGGGATGTAGTGTTCGCCTCGTATCCGGACAATGAATGGTTTCGAATTGCCTGGATCTTTCAGGTCCGGAAAAACATCTATCCTGGTACTGCCATTGCGCCAGTATGTGATGCTGTGATCTCCAAGATCCTGGATATGCTCACGCTCGGTTATTTTCATTGAACACCCAGTCGTTATCAGCAATCAGATCCGGCCTAAATTCTTTCAGAACCAACGCCAGAATACGTTTGCCCATATCTATGCACTCTTCCTCGGATGGCCATAAGGCTGGTGTGAACCCATCCGGTTCCTGGCTGTCATACAGAAAGATCAGGGAAGCGATCTGCTCTTCAACTGAAACCTGATGATCTGGATCAAGCCAGTCTTTGTAGCTCATGGTTTCCTCATACTTTCTGCTCTGATTTGGAGCACTTCACGCTCAGTAAATCCAGCCCGCTCATTGCGCTCGTCGCACAAACGCCTGGCTAGTTCCCAGTCTTTGCCCCAGCGCCAATCTGTTTTCCAGTAGCCTGTCTCTCCGCGCTTGGCAATGCAGGGAATGATCTGGCCATCTTCATCAACTGCCGTTTCCATCACAAAAACAACTAGATCGTTACTTGATGCGTTGTCCATATCTTGATCGCCTTTCTTGCTGACTCGCGGATCTGATTTTTTGTTGGCTCAATGGTTATCCAGCGCCCAATAACGCAGGACAGCAGGTAGAACCCAACCAGGTGTGGCCAGGGCTTGATGGTGTCCGGTGGTTTGAGAATAGATTTCAGTTCTCCATAATCTTTGGCCACGGTCAGCAGATGATCTAGTGGTTTATCAGGATCAAGCTCCAAATACTCCATAACATGCTTAGGCAGTTTCTCAGCCGGTAAGTTGGCATCTCCGTACTTGCGACCGGTGTTAACAATCAGTCCAGATTTGCTCTCGAAAATCTGGAATGTCCACTTCTCAAAGACTTGCTTGTTTTCTGAGCGACTGAAATCTTCAAGCGGATCCTTGCCATTCTCGTAAACCCATTCGGCATATTCCAGCCAGGCCCTATCTTGCTCCTGATCAGTCGGCAAGCTATCCGATAAAGAAAGCTCCCAATTGCCGTCAGCGTCACATTCCCAGATTTCCCCTTCGGACTCGTCGTAAAGAGACTTGTGCCAGGTATGGCAGTCATCACAGTAGTACGGGAGTTCAATGTATTCAGATAGTCCCATTCTCATGCCTCGATTTCTCTGCGCTCAACCGGCCTACCATCCGAGAATGCTACGATCTGTCCAGTCTTTTTGCTGACCAATGCGAACTGGGATGTGGAATAGGGTTGCCAGTGGTACAGTTCGTAAAACCTGGCTGCACCCCGCTTGCCTAGCTCAACAAAGTAATCTCTGCCCTTGAGTTCGAACAGTTTTCTACCGCCTGCGCTGCCCATAGGCCATCTCGAACATTTTCTGTTGATAACTTCCTTCCCAATACGCATCTACATCCTGAACCAAACGCTTTTTACAGATATGACAGTGATACATCTCGTCCTCGTCATAATCCGGATGATCATCATCCCAGGAAAAACAATTACCTCTCCCGTCCGGACCGTCACCTAGATAGCCATACCACCCGAATGCATCCGCTTCCGTCTTTGGAAAATCGTCGATGCAAAAATCGAGTGGATCAGACTGGCTGGTGTAAATACGTGGCATTAGTCAGACACCTCCAGGCGCTTGCGGCTAATCATCTGGTCTCTCGTACTGCCTGATAACCATCTCTCCGCCCTTGATCTCATTTTCCAAGAGCAAATCCATCATAAAAACATCACGGCCTAGACTGGCCAGATCAATATCACAAATCAAATCATTGACCAATTTCTTGAGAAGCTCTGCTAACTCATCGTCGTCCACAACGTCGATTTCAATTTCCACACGCAACCTACTCATCTATCCTTCTCCATCCAGATTGTCCATGGCACTCTCAATATCCTTGCGCCAGGCACTTACATCTTCGATGACTTCCAGCAGCTTATCCAGAGTATCGACCATTGCTGGTGTAGGGCTGGCCCAAAATGCGTTCGAGAGCTTCTCGTACTCCGCTCTCAATACGGTTTCAGACTCGATTGCCACGGCAATCGTTTCGTGCCCGCTCTCGCTGATGCTGTCTATAATGCTCATGTTCTACCTCCATGGAATTGCGTATCCAGCGGAATAACTCGCACCTACCAAGAGTTCCTGCACTTCTTTCCCCCGCTCGAATGTTGAGTACTGGCCAATCTCAACGCTATTGTAGAAATTGCCGTTGTTGTCCCAGATGTCCATCTTCAAGCGATAGCGATGGCCATTATCAGAATATGGGTGCAGGTTATATTCAACGCGAAACCGATCTGCCATTCTTACTTACCTCCGCTTCCAGCATGTCGATGATCTCGTCCAGTGGAGCAATGATCCAGGTATTGCGCCAGTTACGTGTGCCCTCGCGAACTTCTTGCGTAAATTTCTCGTTTTCCTTAGAGAATACGCTGTAACCTGGCCTAGTAAAAGATGCCTTCTTCATTTCCGAATGTTCGCGTATCTGCTTCAACTCATCAAGAATGTGTTTAGTTCTCACGATTGTCTCTCTCTAAATTCTCCGGGTGAACCGGGATAGTGGACACGTATAGCTGCTGGTTTTCAAAGTCCTCGCCATTTTCAAGCTGAACCAGATAGCCGGAGATCATCGCCTGTCTCCATCCACCCTTGGGGCTTCGAACATCTCCTAGCCATCGACCATATCCACAAATTGTTCCGCGGATCCTTCTATTCACTATTACTGGTGTATTCAATGGTAGTTTACCGGCTGGGAACGCTTTCATTGTAGTTTTTCATCCTGTCTTCTAGTTCGCGCTCGGCGTCATCTGTCCCGTAGAATCCGTAGCACGAGTCTTCATTGAGCAGATCGCCATTGAAATCATGCTCCTGAATGACAACGCCATAGACGCTGCCATTCATGTATTCGTTATATACTTTCACGGCTTGCTTGGCCCATTCGACCATCTTCTCCCGGCGTTTCTTACCAGTCAGGCCATTGGCTTCATCCACCCGCAGCACTTTATCCGGCACCCATACGGCTGCACCCCAACTCCAGTCGAACATGGCATCGACGCGATAGTCCAATGTGCCGGGAACTTCGTACATCTTGCCGCCATGCTCATAGATGTTTAGGAATACAGCATCGGGATCCCCAAAATCACCCCAGGCCTTGTGCTGCTCGATAATCTTGTCCCACTTGCCGCGGTAAGGACGCTTGATATTGCTGCGCTCCGCCTTGGCCTTGGGATCAATCAAGAGATCTGGCCAGTCTTTATAAGTCTGATTGGGCCAGACCCATTCCACCAGTTCTTGCAGGGCATTGTCGATATCAAACTTCTGATCGCCATAACGATCTAGTCCAGCCGCTTCGCGGTAAATATCCTGGATATCATTCCGAACTCGACTACCGCGTTCACCAAACTTTCCGAACCCGTCGCAGTCGCTGGTGGGATCCAGCGGATCTTCGTCGTTTACCAGATATCCGACACGATAGCCAGTGCTTGTTCTGGCTATCTTGATCCCCCCGCCATAATACTCACTGGGCTCGTGCGCCAACTCAATTCTGATGGAGTCGCTACTTGGATCACCCGACGCGATGCTTACAAAGTTGTCGATGGTATCCACTTCCCCCTCAATTTCGACATAGCGACTAACTCGCTTGTGAACTTTAGAGATTTTCATTTACATTCTCCGTGAAGAAACTTCTAGACAAGATCCAGGTCAAACGATCCGTCATCGTTATTCCAGACTGTCAAAAGATAATCCGCTGGATATTCTTCTTGGGATGAAAACTTGATGCTTTCGACACTAAATCTTCCAGCCGGTAAACCGTACATGTCTTGTGCTTCTTGAATCTCTTTGACAAGTTGGATGATCAGGCCCTTGTCGAACCTTACGGGATGTCTTTTGGAATGATCCCAATCTTCACTCAGGTATCTGGTGAATTGAACTGTAATGCAATATTCATCTTGCAATCTGCTTGCAATAAAATCGTACTGCTCATCAGAAATTGTCATTTGGTCTCCGTTTCTGGCTTGTACGCATCTTCAATAACCTGCGCAATTTCTTCATCGAATTCAACATCCGCTCTTGGATGTTCCCAATGAGCAGCAAATTCAGGAATGGAGTCGTCATCGTGATCGATAATCAAAACATCGATCAAGCGACCGGCTCCACGCGCTGTCCATTGCACCACGCCACCGTCGATGTAGATAACAACGGTATTCTCTGGCAATTCTTTTGCAGTTATCATTTAGTAAGCCTGTTCTCCCCAAACAACCCTGCCCCACTGCACCCCATCTTCTTCGAAATATGTAATCTCGGCGTCGGGATGAACATCCAGGTCCAAAATCAGTGGCTCAATGCCGTTTGGCGACTGAGTATCCTGAACCACTCCGCCCTTGACTTCGATAATGACAGTCACATTCGGATCAAATACGTATTCGCTATCGTCGTCTTCGATCTCTTCTGGTTCCATTTTCTATTCTTCCTCGGTCTCTTTCAGAATTTGGATCAAGTAATCGGGGTGAATTTCCTCGATCACTGCTTCTAATTCCACGATGTAAAACCTTTCGTCTTCGCCCTCGAAAACAACTCGGCCAAACACGTTGCTGCCGAATAGTTCTGGAGAGTCCATCAATCCACCAGCCCATTCCATAAGCCTGTCTGTGTTGGTAATAATCAGACGGTCACCCGCTGTCAAAAAACCGTGATCAATCCAGCGCTTGATCTTCATTCATGGTCCTCGAAATCATCCTCATCTTCCTGGTTGTACACAAACACCCAGGCCATTACATATGCGCCATATTCTGCGCCCTTGGAAACCATGGCGTTATCGTCAATTTCGACATGGCCGTAGTCCATAATTTCATCTCTGGCTCTATTCACATACAGCAAATCATCCTGGTCAGCGTACTCAGACTCGACCTGGATGGCAAACTCAATGTCTTCGCGAACCTTCGGCGGTAGATAGGCATTGGGTAGCTGCTCAGCCATCCACCGAATCGTTTCTCGGTTCAGATGTGTCCAGATCACGCATTCCTGGCGATCTTTGATCTTCACATCAAATGGCATCTTCTTCCTCCACCCCCGTACCATCGTCGCGTAGTTGGAAGAACTCCGGTTGACTGCCCGCAGCGTACAACGCATTAGCCATTTCCTTGCCGGTCAGAATTTCATCTTTGCTAATGTCCCAGGTTCCAACATACCCACCCTCCATACACTCTCGCCAAATATCATCCAGATCTGCTCCAAAATAAAACTGCTCTTCTGTCAAAACGGTCATAGTGATTGTATAACGGTGAAGCTCAGCCATTGACTTCACTCTCTTTCTTGATCTGCTCTACCAGGAACGTTTCCAGCCTGCCCCGGATTCCATTCTCTCGGCCTGGATCTAGCCACCAGAAAGATGACGGAACTAATAAGCTATGTAAATCTTCCAAAAATTCACACAGCAAAGCAATCTGGGACTCCTCGTTCCAACCCGCATTCCAAGCAGCATCTCGAATGATATCTTCTACCCATTGCACATCAGAAGAACGATCGTTCATTTGTCATCTCCGTTATTCGCGACCACTTCCGGATCGACATCTTCTTCGGTCTCTTCTTCTTCCGACTCTTCTTCCTCGTCAATCTCATCCTGGATTTCATTCCAGGCTTCGCGCAATGCTTCTTCAACTGCTTCCCTGACAACAGCCTGCAACACACCATGGGCTGTGCCATCTGTCTCAAAATCTGGGACAGTAGTAGCCAGCCAATAGTTATCGACTGCCAGTTGCATCAGATCGCTGACATAGTTCGGAACAGATGAGTCGGCAATCTCGGAAATCTGATCACCAGGTGCATAACCTGGATTATCTTTGGCCCACTCCTTGAGTTCAGCAATGGCGTCTTCGACAATGGTGTACATCTCGCCACTGTAGCTGGTCATTCCGCGGCCCATCCTTTCACTATGAACATGTCGTATCCCTGTTCGATCAGTGCAACCAGAATGCGCTCGACCAGCTTGGCATCTTCAACTTCCAGCGTGATCTTGCGATTGTTCGCATTGCTCGCAGTAATGTAGATCATTTCTTTTCCTCCAGATGGTGCCGCTTGAGCATGGCGGATACTTTCTTTTCAAACTCATCCTGTTTCAACCGTCCGAATTTGTTGCCACCATCTATATAATTCAAATGCTTGCCGGTAGTAGTGGACCAATGGTTTTCGCTAACCACCAGCCCATCATGGAAATCTTGATAGGCAATCAGCGTTTTGTAGCTGAAGAATAGGGAGAGATCTCCAATGCCAACCTCGACTGCGTTATTGGTTGCACCGAATTGATCGACAAAGACCTTGCCTGCGCCACTTGTCATTTATTTTCTCCATGTTCGACCATGTCCGAAAATGGACCTTCAGACATCTCAATTAATCCAACTAATCTGTAACTGTCTTGCCATTGCATGTGACAGTTGTTGCAATCAACTACGCACCAAACGTAATCACCATCTGCATCCATTGTTCCCCCTTCAATCTCCCTTGAGCCACAATAGGGACAGATTGTTCCGCCTTGACGAACATAATCCTTGATTTGTTCACCGGATAGAGTCATGGTCTGGCATACTCGCTTTCTTCAAAGAAGATGGTGACTTCAAACAAAAGGTGATCCCATTCTTTAGGATCTCCAAAGAGATTGATGTCACTGGAGATGGCGATCATGCCTTTGGTTTCTTCTGGGTATCGCCCAGCAATCTCCTCCTCAGCCAGATCTGAAAGCTTTTCGTTCAGACTGTCGTTGTTAAGCCTCCAGTCCATAGCGTCTCGAAACAGGAAAATAGCAACGGATTTGAATCTTCGCGGTTCCATGTTTATTTCTTGCTGGCATTCCGAATAGCATTGAGCAGAGCCAGTGTATTAAGGCCCTTGCTCAAACCCTGCATCTCTAGATGCTCGAAGTTGGGATGATCCAGGATTGGAGCAGCGATGTTCCCATCTCCAAATCCATCCTTCAATGCCCCGGCAAATGCAGCAATCATGCTCAAATCATCTCCATGCGTTGCCGCCAGGGCCTGGATATCGCGATCTTCCCAGTAATCCCCTTCGTCAGAAACGTGCTCGATCAAGCCATGATCGTCGAACCAATCCAGCATGGCCACTACCATCAGGTGGCACTTGACGAATTCATTGGCATAGGTGGTTTTGCAGAACGACGACCAGCGCCAGCCAGATAGCCGAGTCTTGATGCGCTGACCATTGAATTCAGTCGTCGCCGGGTAGGAACACAAACCGAAGTTGGCCTCTTCGCACCCCTCGCCTGGCCACATGCGAAACAGATAGGCTTCTTTGGGATAAACGGGAATGGACGATCTATCGCCAATATCGATGTATTCACCAGACTGAATTACTGACCAACGCCAGTCTGAATTGACATCATCTTGGTGTTGCTTAATTTGTTTCCCGGTGAAGTGCTTGACCTGGGAAAGTTCCTTTGGCTTGATCTGCTGAGCAGCAAACTGCTGCGCTGCCAGCATCAGGGCCAGCTTGTCATCCGTCTTGCTCGCTTTCAAACTGTAGTGAATTGTGAGTCCCATGGTTTTCTCCTTAGCTCGACCAATGTAGATAAAAGATAGTTGGATCCGGTTGCGCCAGAACGTACTCAATGGTTTCTTGCGCGATTTCCAATGCCTGGTGATAGAACTCCCATTGATTATCGGTCTTGAAAACGACATACGAACACGGCTGTTTGCCAAGAATGCGGGTATAGCCGGGAATCACTGCCACTACTGGGATCGTATCCAGGAAGAAGTCGCCAATATGGTTGCCATAGCTGTTTCCAAAGGGCGGCGCTTCTTCTTTCCTGGCAAGCTCTTCTGCGAAAGCCTGAAGAGCCTGTTCGTCCGAATTTATTTGCGGTTCAGAGAACATATTGAACGACACGGTCATGACGTCGTATTTTGAAATCGGCTGCTTCAGGTAATTGTCAAGCTGCTCGATGGCATCCTTGGCATTCTCCAGACACACCGACCAATCAGGACAAACCTCATACTCATCGCCAGGCTGGACAATGTCGTATAGATTTGGCAAGCGTGCCCGATCCAAGACGCTATTGATCCCGCCATCGTTGTAGGATGATCGCCAATAGCCAATCTTAAATAGGTGTTGGGGGTACTTGACACTATCGATCTCGATTTTATTCTTCCCCCAGTCTTCCCGGTTATCGCTGTCGTAGCCATCTGGCCCATTGAAAAGAGTGACATCCAGTCCCATGATTTGCTCCTAGATATGCAGATCGCAAACAACAGCCATGCAATTGGCGTACTCATTCAGAATGGAAATGGCTGTGTCTTTCCAATCATCTTTCTCGCCATGCGCAAATCCAAACCAACCCATGCTGCCCTTCTCAAGCCACTGCCCTTCCGGCGTGACAATGGCGAATGGAATGTTGTCCAGGAATTCATTGGCCAAACGCTGCCGCGGAGAAATATCGCCCCAACGACCACCCATGACCCACCAGTCCCACTTGGAGTTCGGGTTGTATGTGGAACGATAGGTGCCGGTGCCATGACACTCACTGCAATCTGGATCGGGCTGATCTTTCAGCGGGTTCTGGCTGATAAGCTCTTCGATACGCTGGCTGCGCGGGCCACCAAATTCTTTCTCCCAGATCTTGTCTAGCTCATCGCGATGCGCCCAGAATGCATCTGAGCCAACTTCCATGCCTTCTGGCAGGGGATGATCGGCATGGAACTGATTGCGAATATCGTTGATATTTCCCATTTCCCGTGTGACCTGTTCCATGGCTTCCGCGCTGGCAATCTGCCCAATGCAATAACACTTGCGATCGTATTCGGGAACTTCCAGGTGTTCGCTATATGGAGCCAGCAACGGCTCAATGTCGTCTTCGGTAATCCGGCCAGACTCTTTATCGACAATGACCAGCGTGTAAAAGTGTGACATGTTTTATCCTAATGAATAAGAACCGGGATCCACAACCGAAACGCTGCTTCCATAGAAGCAGTGGCTGCGCCTGCCAGCATAATCAAAACAAAAACTTGGAATAGCGTAAATTGTTTCTTGTTCACTCCATCTCCGTGTCTTTGCAAACCAGGATGTTGCCGACCAGGAAGTCTCCTGGCAGATAGCGTGAGAATTCAGCCGTCGCGTTCGCGTTGTATGGCAAGCCATTCAACTTGCCTTCTTCATTGCAAACAATGAGTCGGCCAGGGATGTACACAACCTCGATATAGCCTCCAACGATCTTGGAAAGCTGCTCTAGCTCAAACGTCTTGCCGTTCTCGGGCTGCACTTCTTCGGTGGAACCATCGGGGTGATAAATCGTAGCCATGCGCCTAATCTCCTGTGTGTAAATCGCGAAAAACAAGTTAAGTGTTCAAATCTGAACGACTTCACATAAAATAGTTCCGAGTTGTCTAGCGAGTTTTTATCTCCCGAAAATGATGCAGAAAATGCCGTGTTTTATAATTACATAAACAACAGAATCAAGCCATGCGGGCTCAGGATTTTCCGCGGATCAAAAACTGTACTAAGCCACGCTTGTTTAACCTGGGCCATCGTAGGGGCATTTTTAGGGATGATCCAGTTGGGCCTCTGTAAAAACAACCTTGGGATTTTTTCTACCAACCAGGCGTGACCAGATAGAAGACGGTGCTGGAACATCTCCGTTCTGCATCCAGAGCAGGGCGTCTTCGGCTGCGCCGTGACAGTCGCCATCTGAACGATCGGTTTTGTCTGGCCACCAATGATCGATCTGATCCAGGGTGTATTCCCACTTGAGAGTCTGGATCTGGGCGGTAATCATCTCCCAGTTGTCTTCGCCCAGGTGGGTGAAGTGCGGCACCTGCTTTTTCAACTTCTCAAGCGCCAGGTACTCTGCCTGGATCTCTTTCTTTGGCTTGGAGCGGGTGATGAGTTCCTGCTTCTTGGATTTCTTTTTCATATGACTTACTTATCCAGTTCGATGTGCCAATTGTTGTCCGTAGTGATCCACAGCCCTGAATTAGTCTCAACATAGCAGCCGCCAAACGTTTTGAATTGAAAATGTCGCGACGGATTAAGCGTTGCCAATTCATGGCATTGCGCTTCGTTGAATCTCAGAATGATGTATCCAGCACCAGCAGTCAATCCCCCGGACAAAACAATAACCAGGAGAATAGTGATAATCAGTTCCTTGTTCCGTCTCAAAATTTTCATAACCCCATCTCCCCGTCATCAATGACGTGCTGCATAGCATTCTCGAAATTGTTCAGGTCTCGCCGCATGGATTGGATCAGGTTCACAATGTTCATGATGGTCTCTTCGCCATCACCATCCACAAAGCAGCTATCACAGCCAACTTCAAGCTCTGCCATCATGCCGTCGACGCGGTTGGGATCCCCGGCACGCATCCAGACGTTTTCCATGAAGTTCTGGAATTGCTCTATATCCATCTCAACTCCCTATCTGCAATTCAACTTGATCGCCATTCACAACTGCGCCTTCAAGAAACAGATCGTCCAGCCCATGCCCCCAAACGCCATACTTTTCCGGATGCTCATAGATAGTTTGGTAGCCATCCAGAATGCACATGAACAGACTCAGGCGGGTAAACCCAGACGGATTTCTGTACGGAAATTCGGCATCGATGTCTAGTGGATAGTCGTAGTGAATGACGATCTTGGGATAGTTAATAACCAGATCATTGGGATAAGCCAAATCATCTGGATCATCCAGGACGAGCATGGTTGTCTTGTCGATCCGATCCTGGAATTGAATGCTCTTGCTCATTTCAATCTCTTTCTCATAATAGCAATCTCATATATGTCGGCAGCAAGGCATAAAGCGAAACCGATTGCGAAGAAAAACGCAGCGGTATGATCAAAGTCGGTTCGCAATAACCACTTAATAAACAGCGCCAAAGCTATAGCGATGACGGTTCTCATTTTGTCAGCCCCAAAAGATATTTCATTTATGTCTCCCTGATTCCAGATCTGGAATTTTCTAATTCTCGTCGCCTTCATCCAGGACCAGTTCGTTGTACAGTTTCTGGCCCAGAAGATTTCTGAACTGCTTGGCCTGATCGCCCAGTGTTCGATACTGCGTCTCCGCGGATCGGCTGTCACTGTCATAGCCCATATCCCTGGCCCAATCTTCGAAACTGCCAGCCGAAATGTAGCTATTGGAGTCGCTTGCCAGACATTCCAGGATGTCTTCAATTCCAGGAGCCAGAATTGCATATTTACGTTGAGCTTCGGTAAACTGCCACTGAAGACGAGCATTGTCGGGAACAACCATTTTGCGTTGACTATCCCAGTGATAACCCTGGGCTCGTTCGCCAGTCTTGATGTTCTTAATCCAACCAATGCCAGTTGAGAACTGGAATCGCATGACTTCTGTCCCATGCATCAACGTGACGTTGTAATGAATTCCTTCACCTGTCCAGTCAGAGCGAAATCCGGTTCGTTCCAACTCCATCTTGATGCCATTCTTCTCGGTCCACTCAACCAGAGTTGTCATTCCATCTCCTGTTCAAACTCGACGTCCAGTAGCTCGGCCATGTCATGACGAAACAATTCTTGCAGCTTAGACAGGCGCTCGATCAGATACGCCTTGACATCCGCATTGGTTTCCAGCGTCTGATATTCGTCATCTTCCAGCGCACCCCAGACGGCGGTGCTTCTGAAGTATTCGATCTGGCCATTCTCCAGGTGATACATGCTGTTAGCCAGGTAATGCATCGGTCCGCTGGCGCTGCACAGATGCCAGCGCACATACTTCTTGAGCATCGGGAATTCTTCTTCAATCAGTTCCGAATTGGATCCGCCTGACACAAACAAGCCCGCCCTGGAATACTCGGTATAGGTGATCGAGAAGTACGGCTCCTGGTTGTGAAACTCTTGCATCTGGGCAATGACAATAAGCTCATGCCCATACGCAATCGGCTTCCTAAAAACTTGGCTCTTCGTCATCGCCTTCTCCATTCCCTTCTAGTGGATCGATAAATTCTTGCTTGTTTTCGTCCCAGGTATTGGCAAAGAACCCATCCTGGTCCATGTCTTCCTGGAAATAGTCCTGGATGTCGTCGCTGTCGCAGTTGGCTTTTATGAAATTCAGAAGATCTGCGGTAGTTATGCCACTCAAAGAATTACTGGTGCGCACCTCTGTTGCCCAGTCCAGCCATTCAAATGCATTAGCCCAGCGATAGCTCATTTCTTTGCCTCATCTTCCAGGTCCATCATCCAGTTGTACAGATTGTGGTAGTAGCCGTCATCGGGGCCGACAAAGTTAATAATTGGGCCGATTACATCTTCGCGAATTTTTATGCCGCGCTCTCCGTCTTCATTAGCGACTTTCTCAAGTTGAGATAGAGCCATATTGATAGTGTTGATAGCTACTGTAACGTTATGGAGTTTCGTTCCAGCGTTCATTTGATCCCCAGTGCGCTGGCAATAAGCGCCAATCCGATAACCAGGACAGCCCCCAGCGTGAAGCATACGCCCCAGTACGCCAACGCTCCCTTCCAGCCGAGATCGCGAATGGTATAACCGATAACGGCAACAAAGAACGCTGCCGCCAAGACTATTCCGGCTATCAATTCAAATTGTTTTGTCATTTGTAACCAATCGCCTTTTTGTATTCTTCAAGCTGGGATCCGAATAAAGCACCTTCGTAATACTGCGTGGTTGCTACATCTACTGTAAATTCTTTCCAATCATATGACTCGCCGTTCAGCAACCTACTTAGCCATTCAACCAGCAACGGCACTTCATCCCGGCAATTTGGCACCTCAAAATGGTCGTCTACTTTGCCGAAGTGATCCAGCATCATGCGGATATTAGCTAACTTCTGTGCGTCGGAAACCATTCAAAAACTCCTTTTGGTCTGCTCTTCAAGCAGGATGGCCATTTCAAGCTGCCATTCGTCCCAGGTAACGCCCATCGATTTGTTGAGATCATGGCAATGTCCGCAGAACCAGTTCCGATCATCCGGGAACTGATCGTATCCCTTCCAGTTATCACAGCCATCGCAGCCATGAATACGGTGTTTGATCTGGCAATAAACGCAAACGTCCCGAAGTACCCCATCGTGATCGTTGTAGTAATTGATATCGAATCCTGACTGGAAATTGCGGTGACATACATCACAGATAATTATGTCTTCGTCGAACGGATGAATCATTACTCCCGCTCCCACCTGGTTCTCAGGATATAGTGCCTGCGTTGGACATTCGAGTAGGGAAACTCCGGGCTCCCGGAACAGGTTGGCATTCCATCGGAATACCAGCAGGGAACCAGCCAGATTTGCTCGACGCATTGCTTTCTCCAGTAAGCCAGTTCTCTATCAATCTCTAATTGTGGAACATCGGCCCAGGTTGTATCTAACATTAGTCATTTCCTGTTACTGGACAATTCAGCGCCACCGCATCGCCAAAAATATCAATCTCATTTGGCATGGGGTTAGTGATTACCATAACTTGAGCTGGACAATCCAAGCACTTGGCTATGGCATGAGTCTTGGAACTCCAAAATTCAATGCGGCGAAAGCGTCCCATACGATGTCCGCGAAATTCGCAACTTTCCAGGGCTTCCAGCTTGAGTCGTCTCAGTGTGGTTGGCATCTTCTAATCCTCAAGCACAATGGCGGGATGGATTTCAAAGACCTCTCCAGATTTGAAGAAGTATTCTTCGATATCCTCGTCCGACAAAATCTCTGGAACTGGCCTGTAATTTGCATCGGTCTCCAGAAATTCTGTGTCCCACCAATAGCGCACAAACTCCTTCAATTTCTTCTGGGCTACCTCTTCCGCCTTGCAGACAAATGTGTCGACACCATGCTCGTGCTCAATAACTAGAACCGAAACTTGATCGCTCATCTTTTTATCCTGTATACAGCCAATCAATTGCGCTGGAGCCTGTGACAGCCACAGCGCAGATGCATTCAGTCGGTCGTAACCGATGCGTTCTGCAATTCCTTGATGCTCATTACAATTCCCAACTGGTTTACGCTGGCAGTCAATCTTTGCCCAATACTCAAACTGTCCCAACGAGCTTCATCCAAAGAAACCTGATATTTCTTGCTTTCTTTCTGGTCTATCAGGTAAGCGGTGTATCCTTGAGTCTGCAAACCGACTCTTTGATTAGCACCGATCGAATAGGCTGGCCAGAATGGCTTGTGATCATTGGCTCCAGCATGCGCTACGTAATCCGGAACCCATTTCTCGATGTTGTAGGTGTACCAGGTGCCATAGACTGGATCGTCTCGGTAGACAGGCACCTGTTCGCTATGAGTGTGCTCTTCGTAAGAATAAGTGGGCGTACAGACATCTTCTGAAAATCCATTCCCACTATCTTCTTCGTGGCAACTTTGGCCAGTCTGAACACGATCATTAGTTGTCCAGGTGCGAGTCTCATAGTGATCCAGCACATGATCGTAGCTTTCGATGCGCTGCTCACTGCTTACCAAGCGACCGCCAGGCGGGAGCGACCAACCCGACTCGGTGACTGTCCGGTAAGCTTCTATCTGGATATCGCGTGACCAGCTAAAGCCGGTGACGGATACCTGGATCTCGCGGGTGCTGAAAAACCAGAACCCGCCCAGAACAAGACCCAGGATCAGCAAGACTCCAGCGCCCCACTTCCAGGCGTCAGCCGGTATCTCTGGGAATTTGAATGGCTCAGGCCCTAAATTCTCTGGCGGTGGCGGCTCCGGTTGGGGCGTGTATGTCCTGTGAATAGGAACGGGATCTGGAGCTACTGGTGGCAGTGGATCTCGATGACTGGCACCACATTGAGCGCACTTTTCATCGCTGGCGATGTTGGCAGCACCGCAGAACTTACAATGCCAATCACGGCCAGCTTTTGCCAACCTGACCAATCCGGGATCGGAAACCGAGTCCGAACTGTGATGTGGCCCATCAACGGCTTCGCCCTCAAAGCCAGCTTTGAAGAACTTGACGCTGTCTTCCCTGGGTTTGCCGCAGTTCTGGCAAACTTTATAGCGCCCCAGTTCTTCAGACTAGCAGTAACGACAGCGCCAGTGAAGTTCGTGGATAGCCATCTAGTCTTCAAACTCCGAATAATCAACGTGCGTGTACACTTCCGCGGCCAGCGGAGAATTGCGGTCCATCCACGATTTACCGCAACAGCCGCACGTCCATTCGTAACCGCTGCACGATGGAATGTGATACACGTTCGGCCAGGAGTTCTTATTCACCCCGTCAATGCCGCAGTAGTAGAACCGCTGGTGCGGCGTATTGGGCTGCATGTTCGAGTCTTCCCAAGCATAGGCGTTCCAGGCTCCACAGTCCGGGCATTGTTCTATGTCTGGGTTATCGCTAATGATCAGATCGTAAAAGTTCTCGGGATAGCCAAAGATGTACTCGGTCATTTTGCCCCTGCAACTTCCCCGCCGACCGCAAAATCAACAAATGTAGCCACGGCCTCTTCACAAGTCAGATCGAAATCCCAAACCAGATTTGAAAGCCAGCGAATATCCTTGAAGTCCCAGTAGATATAGTCCCGCTCGGTGCCCTCGTATTCATATGCGCCATGGAGTTCCAGATGCCCGTTGGTTCTGCCACCAAAGAATATCTTCCCGCCTGGATGTTTCTTCTCAAAATCATCCAGAACATCTTGCACAAATGAGAAGATCAGCGGATTTTCAAGCTCATCAAAGCAAGCGTTTTCCTCTTTGCGTGTCAACGGAAGATGGGTGATCTTTACCGTCCGAGAATAGTGCGGCTCGCTAAACATTCTCTCGGAATGGGTTGGATGCTTGAGCAAGAATTCGATCATGTCCTTGCGAGTCTGCGGTCTGCGACCAGAGAGATTGAGATAGTTGCTCATCCTTGCCATCCTAATCTTCTTGCCTCTTCAGTAGAGCAGCGGCACCGCCAATGAATGCAACGCACCAGGTAACGCTCAGAAATACAGCAATCACTACTGACCAGGTGTAATTCCATTCCAGTCGGCCAAATAACTCCATCAGAAGTTGATAGATGACGAGCGGAAGAACAAACGTAACAGCTAGATAGACGCACATTATGATGCCAGCAATGGCACCGATTTTCCAATCATCAAACAAACCGGGTTTATTCTTCATTTCGCCCTGATCTCCTTACTCGACATATATGTTCCTTCGGCAACTTCGGTCTTATCTTTCTCGTAAGTGACAATGATGTCCTTGATGGTCACCGTATACTCACGTACCCAGCCATTCGGCTTGCAAATTTCTAACGCCCCCTCCACCGTGTTCCTACGCTCTCCGTCAGGGAAAACCAAATAAACAATCGTGGTTGATTTAGTCACGCGCTTGATCTTCTTCACTTTTTTCCCACTCCAGTTGCAGCATATTTTTCACTTTCACACCCTGGGACTGAAGAATGAGAACTTCCTTGGCCCTGGCAACGGCCTCGGCATGTGTTGGGTATCTGCCGTACATATCCAGGTCGTACTGAATGACTAGCGAGTTGGCTTTATATTTCTTCTTCTTGGGAAAATCCAAAACGTTGCAGAAATGACCGGTCGGCAAATGCTGTATAAATGTTTCGTAATCTGTCGACACGGTGATGCCATACGGCGCATGGCAGCGCTGGTATGGCCGGGAGATCTCAAAATCGCCATCGGATATTCGTGTCATGCCTGCTCCAGTCCGGGGAATTGCAACTGGCCCACGTCTATTTGATCCTGGGTGCTGACACGCTCTTCAATTTCTTGCGACTCTTCACCATCCACTGGCTCCATGTAACCCATGAATTCCAATGCCTGCCTGACTTCTTCGTCCCTCGGATAATTCCCACCATCCTCCATGCAGGAAAAGTTGAATTTCTCCTCCATGACCTGCAAGACTTCACCGGCCAGTTTTCCAAGATCTGTATCATCTGGAAGCCATTCTTGGAATTCCATGCGCAGAACTTCTTCAGTCCACATGGTAGACTGCTCCCAGCAATACTCACCCTCATGCTCATCGCACACCCATCCGTCATATTCAACTCCAACCCCGCCGTTGCCGCGATAGCCGGTATCCAGAAATGGATAGTCGTCAGTCAGTTCTCCGCCATAGCCACATTTCCATTTGAACGAGTAATCCAAATCCTTGACGACCGGTTCGGTGCCATCCACCCAGGAACCGTTGAAGAACTTGACGAACGTTGGAATGTAATTGGTCGGCACTTCATCCCAAAGATTGTCATCCAGCGGAAACAGCAAGAACGTGTCGTAATTCCAGGGAATGCTGCTGTCTTCTGGATCGTTCACGACCTTCTGAACCATGACCTGGTCCATCTTTGGACCATACCTTGGCTCATAGTGAGCGATGTTCCAGACCTGGTGGACAAACGTGCCATGATTGTTGTGCGTGGTCCCAACCAAAACATATTCCCACTGCCAGTGACACCCATCATACGGAGCGTGATGCTTGAATTCGAGAACCTTATATTCCATTGTTCATCTCCTGAATGGCACCGCGTAACGCAGATTCTGCCGCTTTGCCTGGATCGAAACCATGCGGATCAATCTTGGGCAGCAGATTCCATTGGGACTTGTGAATCCACAGAGAGAAGTTGGTATCGAACTGGCCGCGACCATCTACTTTGAACAGGAAACGAGTAATGCCAGCAGCCCGCAGTTGCTTGGCAATCTTCTGCGGATCGTCATCCATGCCAATGTGCAACCCAGTTTCAAAGTTGTGCTTGTAGCCGTCTTCCGGATTGTCGTAATGGATATAGCCCCTAGACTTCAAGCCCAGATCGAATGTCAAGGCATGGCGCGGATTGTTTTCCAGCCAGTCCAGATAATCATCTGGATCCGCCTTCAAGCACTTTTCGCAAACAGCGCTGACATCAAAGATGGCACCTTGCATGAGATCGCCATGGTAATCCGGAGTAGTCTTGAAGATTTCCTGGCAGCGATCACACTCCACCCATTCGTCGATACATTCGATGGCATATCCCCAGGACTTGATCGTCTTTTCTTTCAGATCCATGATGTCCGGGAAGTCATTCCAGTCGGCCAGGAAAATACCGTGCTTGGGATTACCATAGCGCCGACTGTTGGCATATCCCGGCGAGTAATTGACTTCGCCTGATGCGTTGATCTGTTCCAGAAACTCCTGCTTAGTAAGCATGATTCTCCTATTCCCAAAACAGCTTGACTTCGATATTCGGAATGGGCTCTAACAGATCCAGTTGCTTTTGAAATGCATCCCACTCAGCATTTGTTGACGGATTGTTGCGCTTGCGGGGCTTCTTACGCCATCTGTCTACCCTGACATCATCACAGTCATTCAAGTCCAATGAGCCGCCGAAGAACTTGATCAGTCCCATGCCAATGTTCTGCCAGAATGGGTTGGCATTTGGAGACAGGCCCTTGGTTTCATAACGTCCAAACAGGGGGTACTCCCACTCGAAGAAGAACAGCGTGTGGTGATAAATCTTGCCGTCATCATCCAGCAAATGGATTTCGCAGTACGAGTCCATGGTCGGTCGATTAGCAATCTCGACTCGATCAACCTCGATCCAACTGGCTTTCTTATCCTGGGTTACATACCAATGCTTCGGATGACCAGCCAGAATTCCAATGACACTGGCCACATCCCGAACGCGGGTATCTCCCGGCAGTGTGATCCTGCAATCGACTCCCATGCTCTCTCCTATTGAAACATCGCGATCACAACAGAGCGAGTTCGCTCCCAATCTCGTTCATTCAACCCGTCTTCCCGAATAGGGCTCTCATCCGGGTAACAGGGAACAGGTGTTACATAGGCGTTCAGGATGTAGCCATAGTCTTCGTCGACTATATCCCTAGAACTATCACTGAATGAAATGGCTGGTGCCAAGCCAAACTCAAATCCAGGAGCGCCGATGCTGCCCATCGTCTCAACGTCGTCAGCATAAATATTGCAATCGTTCTGGAACTTCAGGAATTGTTCTTTGGTCAGCCAGGCGCACATCTTGCGATGCTTGCTGCCCTTGGTGAAGATGTCGTCGTAATCTCCACCGCTCATGCCACTGTCATCTTCGGTGATTGTCCAGGGGCGCATATTCTTAGGATAGAACTGCTTGATATGCAGGTTCTTTGCACAGTCGATAGAATAGATCACGGAAAATCGCATCTCATCCTTCCCAACCAGCTTCTTCGTCTTCGTCATCCGGGTTAGCAACATGAACGAGATTGAGATCTTGTGCAATGCTCCCCAGGATTTCCCAGAAGCCAATCATGATGTAATCATTCTCGCCAAGATCCCTGGCGATGTTTTCCATCTCGGCATCCGACAGGCCAGAGCCGTCATACCCGATTGACAGAAAATCTTCCCGGCTAACAGACAGGCAGTGGAAAAACTCCGTAACACCTGTCTTAGTGCTTGGTGTGTCAGTTGTCATTCGCCATTCTCCAAGAGAAAGATCAGATCGTCGGCCTGAACAATCTCAACGTGCCCTATATTGCTGGCATCACCCGAATAATCCAGCCGCTCGCTGACTACAACAACCTGAGCCAAGCGTGGTGGATTGTTCGGATCGCCCCAAACAACTCCCTGTATCCAAGTCCACGAACGGCGGTCGTGCGCGTAGTAGATGCGAATGCGCATGCTCGGAACTAAATCCTTGCGCTCAATGGGTTTCATTTGGCCAACTCAACCTTATATTTTCTACACGCTTTGATTATTTCTTTCTCTGCCCAAATCAAATCGTGCGAGCCAAGACTTTCAATGTCAACCTTGATGGCAAATATCTTTCTGGCACCCCCGCATCCCTCCGGAGAGACGACCTCTGAAACCCAATCAAAATTTCTAACGAAATCCAGCATATCGTCCAGGCCATTGCGTGCCTGCATATGATCCCAGCCACCATCCGGCGTCTCGTAATCTGGATAGCCCTCCCAGTCAAAAACCAAAACAGCCTCTTGAAAAGTCCTTGGGTATTTCATTCTTCGCTTTCCAATGTCTCAACGGTTTCTTCGTCATCGTCTTCTTCGTCTTCCGGATTATCAATGGTGATGCAGAAGAATGTGTCCAGCGGATCCCCTTCGCCCTGTTCGATATATCCACCATGAGCGCTGGCTACATCTTCCAGAGCTTGCCAATATTCCTGATCCTGATAGGCTTCATAAGAGCCCAGGCCACCACACCGCGGACAAGAGAATTCTGGTTGAACTTGCTGCTCGATCTTGCGTTGAGCATCGATCTGGCCGATAAGTTCACTGGGCCATGCGGTATATTGCGGAAAGTTGGCCATTCCATATTCACGGAGCATCTGTATGGCGGCTGTCACATCGGCATACTTCGCCGGATCGCTATGCTTATTCTTGACCTTGGTTTTCCCATGGCACATAGGACACAGATCAACGTTGCTGTTGGCCCAGGGCGTGTAATACTTACCGCTTGGGCTCAGACTCAGAATGCTGCCGATATACTCCGAGCCATAAGTCCCACCATCGCCCATGAAATCGTCAGCCTCTTGCGGATTTTCCTGGGCACTGGCGATGATGTTTTCCCAGTCCCACTTATTGATCTCGGCCCGATACTTCTCGTACAAAGTGCCCATTTCTATCTCCCTTAGTCCAATGCGGAAATTTCGTCTGTAAGCTCTTTGAAGTCGTAGCGCGGATCGATCTCAACCTGGTATTTGCTGTTGCCAAGCCAATCGACCTGAACCACACCGGGAATTGCCTTGAGAGCAACGGCGTTTCGGTTGTCTGTCCAAACATACAGCTTGTGAGGTGCAGACATTTCCCAGGTGGTTGCCTCTTTTTTGGTAGCCATCTCATTTTTCCTTTTTGATATAGCGCTTGTAAATATCTTCCAGCCGATCACTGAATGCTTCCAGGCGTTCCAATGTCTGCTCCTCAACCAACTCCCTGGCTACAAATTCGTGCTGAAAGTTAGTCTGGCAGGCCATGACCAGCAAACGCTTGGCCTCTTCCTCAGTGTCAACACTAAAGACTTGCAAGAAACCCGGCTCAACGCTTCGACCGAAGCGCACTACAACTGCTCAGAAAATCAGAATCGGGCGATCTAATTGGAAGCTCATTGTTTCTCCAGAATGGTGTCAGCGTCAGGAAATTCTTGCGTGGGGTCTTCGAAACGTGCGTAGGGATCGTCTTCAATCAGGATGGCAATGGGTGTGGGGAAATAGTCTTCCCCGTCATAGCCCATCATGCAGATCACTGGGCGAAAGTGGCCCTCTTCTTTGTCGTACAGCATCATGAGAGCCAAAGCATTCTGGTCAGCCGCCTTGAGCATGGTCTGGAAATTAGCCCTATGCCCAGCCGGAATAACGGGAATCGGATGCATTACTTGTATCCTTTCGTATTCGCTTGTAGTTGTAATATTACTTCAATTGGAGCCAGAGTCAACGGGGAATTGCGGGTGAAAACTAGAACTTTTGAGCGCTTACAAACTGGCCCCAGAAGACGACAGCGCCCACTCGATCAGTTTTTCAACATCGAACAGGTTGATCTCGGCGTTCTGACCGGGGTGGAAGTTGACATAGAAAAAACTAAGTTCGTCGTCTTCGGTCAATTCCGACAGGCTCAGATCCAGGGATGCAGAGCTATCGAAACCCAATCCTTCGTGGAGCTTCAATTCAAACTCGTCGATGTCAAAGTCCTTGGCAGTGCCAGAGTACATAAACGTGACTTCTTGAACCTTAATCGGGATTGCCATTGCATAGCTCCTTGTGAATAGCCATCAGTGCCTTGATGACACCAGACAGTTGCGCGTATCGATCCGTAGATGCGATCTGAATAGACACGCGCTCTTCCAGGTGTTCTTCAGAGTATTTCACCGCCCATTCGAAATACGCATCTGCGTCGTGCTTCAGGTCCACGTACAGGTGATAGACGATCATGACTGCCGGGTTGCCCAGGCCATAAAGATCGTTCAGAATCCAGGTTTCAATCTCCATATCGGCTCGCGATCTGATCCAGCTTTTCCAGGAACAGGGACACTTCGTTCAGGCGCAGCAGGCTCAGGCGAGCTTCAGGATCCAGATCATCCTGGGCATCCATCTCAAAGATCAGGATGTCGCGCACATACTGGGCCAGCCATCTTGAAACTTCAATGGAATGGGTTTTATTTGTCATGGTTTACCACTTCCAAATTTTCTTGAATGCATAGTCGGTTGGCGACCACTCCAGCAAATGCGGCATTGTGTAGATTATGCTGAATTTCAGGCTACGCCCATCAGGAGCCACAATGTTGTCAATGTAATCCCAGTCGCCTGCATCATCGAAGATGGATCGGCAGCATTGGATGGTGATACGCCAGCCATTCTCGGTAACCCAGACGCGATTGACACCATCACTTTCAAGCTCCGGCAGCAGCTTGATCATGCCGTAGTCGATGGCCTTCAACAGGGTGAGCGCCTCGTCTTCTTTTATCGTCATTATGTCTCCTAGATTCCAGATCTGGAATTTCAATACGTCAGCACGAAATGGATCGGCAGCATTGGGATGATGCAAAAGTACAGGTCTAGCCGTGTTTCACCCCACTACTTTTTGCGCGTCCAGTACAACCCAACCCAGATATCCCTGGGCTCGAACAAAAGCCCAACAGACTGGTTAATCCCGTTCCACCGCCATATGTGAGAAGCTAATAGCTTTGGTGTCATTTGATAAGCTCTGATCCAAGTTCTTGCGCCAGATACAGCATTAATCCCTCCAAGGTAAAGACTTCTTGCTCCAAACGGATACACTCGGCAATGATATGACTTCTCGTTCGAGAGAAGATTCTTCGGTTGGATTGATTGCCTGCCAATGCCAGGTTGTAGTTGTACAGCACCCATTGATAGTGCTTGGCAACCAAACTTAGGGTTTTATCTTCGCCCTGCTCCCACTCTATAGCAGTGGCGGATAGACCGGGATAGAAACGAAACCTAACCTCGGGGTGATCCATATCTAATCCTTTAGCTCTCCCAGGTTTCCCTGAACACGGTAGGGAATACCGTGCTGGTCAAACCACTCAAAATACTGCTCGCGCCACATCAAAAGTCGAACCGAAACATCCCGCCGATCGATCCAGTAGAACATCAACTGGTGAATAGATTCTCGCTCGCCTGCCGTCAGCAGCCGCTTGGCCCCCCGCTTGGGCAGCGAAAAATCGCTGGCATTATGAGCCGAATGTGCGTTCAAGTGGCAATGAAGTATCTCATCCTTGATCGCGTCGATATCCGGAATTTGACCCACCATCAGATAGGTAAAGTTCTCGTATTCTTGCTCCGGCCATATCTTGGGCATAGTTTCTCCTGTGTCCTATTGGTAGGTATTGACATGATGTGGTATCATTCTCTCGTTGTTTGAGTGCCTGCACGCACAGTCGCTCAAAAAGCCCATTTAGTCTGGGCATCAGTGACCGTGCGTGCGGCTCTGGTGCTCATACTAAATGGGCTTTTTGTTTCTCAATCGCATAGTAATTGAGCACATTGCTCCCCTTTCGACCCGCTTGCTGGCAGGATAGAACCGGAAGTCCAGCGACGTACAATAAATCCGCCAACTTCCAAAATATTCAACCGTTAAGACACTCCCACAGGTAAACGCGAGAGCGTAGGGTGCTATCAAGAGCGGGGCAGCCTGGCCCACGGCGCAATGACTGATAGTAAGCGGCGGCTAAAAGCGTGATGCAGAAACGATACTGCATGCCTCGGGTGAGTAGCCTGTAAATTACTCCTGCGGTCGGTAAAATCACGGACTCCTCTTGCAAATGGCAAGCCCAATTGCAGGGAGAGTCCGCCTACACCAGCAATCGGTATATGTCCGGGTAACCCCAGGCAGCGACTAAACATGAGCTTATGAATGACAAAGTAAAAAAGCAGGTGTTGTTAATTAAAGAGGTGGTGTGCTGAAAGTTTTTCAAATCTGGAGAGACTCTGATTTCCGAAATCTCTCAATCTGAAAAAACAATTTGAGCCCAAAAATTCGGCGCGGCTCATTTCACTTTCAACTCCTGCTCAACCCACAACTTGTTGTAGCGCTGCATTTCTTCTTCGTTCAGCACCATGTCCCATTCCCAGGCGTCTTCGCATTGTTCGCACACCGGGAAAGTGGTTTCGTCGTACAGATCCGTGTTCTCAATCAAGCATACTGGGCAAATCCATTTGACTTCGATCATTGATTGGCAATCTCGGCTTTCAACGCTATCCAGGCCTTGAGCGCGAATCGACTATCCTGGTCTAACAGAATATTCAAAATGTCGTCGACCAGCTTGCGCGAGATGCTGTAGTAGTTATCAGGATTGCTCTGCTCTTCCAGCAGGATGGCCATTTCAAGCTGCCAGTCATCCCAGGTGACACCCATCGACTCCAGGTATATGTTCCAGGCGAGCTTGAATGCGTCCCAATCTTTCCTGGCCCCGCCACGATCCGTGATGCCATACAGCGGCGCAGTGATGTCGAACTGCTTCTGAATAGCAGCGAATGTTTCAGCAGACATAACATGCGAGTTGTCGGTTTCCATTTTCAGTCCTCGATCTTCATACCGCCATCAGCGATTATTTTCCTGAATCTCTTGTCGAAATAGATCAGGTCTTCAAAGCGCTGCACTTCGTTAATGTTCAAGTCGATCTCAAATACCGGCGAATGCATTTTGTTCCATTCTGCGCTGTTTACGCATGGCAGTCCGTCTAAGACGTGTACGATCCACTCGGCCTTTAATCTTAGATTCTCGTCGTATATGCCGCGGACATCGCACCAGTAGCCCATCTTGATTTGAAACACGGATCTTGGAAGTTGTGGCATGTTTTTCCTTAGCTGAACTGAGCGAATTGATAGTTCTTGATCAAATCATCGAACCCAAACGGAGCTTCTGACCGCAGATGCTGAAAAACGTAGTCCCGATCCCAGGTATTTTCAAACAGCCGGAACAATATTCCGTCGTCGTTGTCTTCGGCCAGAATCATTGGGCCATCATCATTGCTGTCGCTACTAATCATAAAGAAAAAACCGCCTGGCAATCCACCATGCCAGCATGATCCGCGAACCATGAATACCTGGTCCCGTCGTTTTCGACTGACATAGGCTTTACGCCACATTTCCCCATCAGGGAAATCTGCTACGTAAGCGTCGAACGTTTTGTAGTAATTCTTCACGCCTGATCTCCTATAGTGTTTCCCAGTACGCCTGGCTGGATTCGAACCAGATTAAAGTGCCCCAGACAGGGATTGAACCTGCATCCTTGGAATTAGAAGTTCCACGCTCATCCAATTGAGCTACTGGGGCGGATTATTTCACTTGGATTTGAAGCCGTTATATTTACCGCTACAATTTCTAGAGCAAAATGCTCGCTTGTAGCCTTTTGCCTTCGGGGAGTTCTTGGAGCTTCTACTGAATTCATTTCCGCAATTTGCACATACGAGTTTAATCAGATCTCCATTTGGGAATCTTATTTTCATATGATACCTTTGGTGCTCACCCCTTGTTTTTATTTCAAGATTCGATGGTCTGTTATCGTGCTTGTTCTCGTTTTTGTGGTGAACATCCTCATATGGCTCAAGCATTCTTTGAATCTTATTTTCAAGTACGACTCGGTGAGCCAGTACATATCCATGCTCATTTGCTCTTGGATGTTCGGGAACAACAGCGTATAAATACTTCCCCTTCTTGACAATTTTTCGTATGATCCAGTTATTCCACATAGTATTTGCAACTCCCATTGCTCTATCCTACAACGGGAATTGCAAATACACAACACTCTTTCCAACTGAGTTACAGGCGCAGATCGGGCTGTTGCCAGCCCGGAATTTCTATTCCCCGACGCTTGGCCGAACGGGATCGTGTTCCGGTTCTTTGTCCAAATTTTTCTTCCACCACCACATTCGCTGTTCCCGGTCAGTGCCATCGGCATAGGCGAACCAGGATACAACGCAGATCTCTTCTTCATTCTCTTCAACTACTCGATAAAACTTGCCTTCGCGCTTGACGTAGTAATCTATTTTCATTCTTGCTCCATATCCAGCTTTCTGTTCCAAAGCTCATTCCAAGCTTTATCGCATAGATCAGCCGCAAAACCAGCCTGATTTTCATCCAGGCCCAGGCCGCGGAAAAACTCGCTTTGTGTGCTAGAAGAAACACCGCCTGAAATAAACGCCATCAATACTTTTGCACCCTCTTTGGGATCAACATCGCTTGAGTTTCGGATAATCTCCAGGGTGGTGCCATGACGATAGGTGTAAAGCGTCAGGCCTAGAGTCAGTCTGTTTGTGTTGTTTTCTTTGCGAACGCTATCCATAGATATGCTCCCGGATATAAGCCTGAGCCTTCAAATAGCGCTCAAGCTGTGATTGTCGTTCCGGAATGCCGCGGCAGTGCATGATGTTGTCATCCAGATCAGCCAGCTTGACTTGGGCCGAGTCGGGGTTGATAACAATTCTGGGGATGAAATGTTCCAGGTAATTCTCCCCAGGCAATCTCGTTAGCGTGACAACGCCAGCGGGGATCCGGATACCGAAAAGCTGCATCAAGAGAATGCTGTTCACATAGCGCGATTGATCTTCCAGGATGTCATGCAGCAGGCCAATAATTTGCAGAGTTTCATCCTGGAAGTGACAGGCCACGCGAAACAGATGGTTGATATATGGCTCATCTCCGTTCGGATTGTGATAAATCTGATCGCGATGAACGCGAGATGCGAACTCGTAAGCAAAAACTGCCCCAGGCAAAATATTAGCCATGTCGTTTCATGTCCCAGTAATAGCCCAGCAAGAAACCGCCAATGCAGCTTAGGCCAAATGACGCCATGGCCAGGGTTGCTACCAGACCACCGCTCAGATAGAACCCCAGTGCGCCAACCAGAAAACAGGCGATCACAAACATGGCTGCAACCCGTTCGCGCTTGCGTTTATCAGTCTCGATGCTCATGGCTGTTGTGCTCCAGACTCCGAATGTCATCTCGCAGCCGGTCTAGCTGATCTTCCAGTTCGTAAATATACTCAGCCAGCTTGAGATTGATTTCCAGGCGCTCGGCCAGTTCAGCAACCAGTTCCGCTTTGGTTTTAAGCCAGCCCGGTGTGCTCATTTTCCGTCATTCCAGTGCAGACTCTTGGGATCGAACGATGCAACAAAGTATGGATAGTAATCACTCCAATTCCCGGTCCCAATGGCCATGATCTCTTTGCCATTCTTGGCATCTGCAAAGCTGGCCATTGCTTCGTCTTTGTCTATGGACACCATCACTTTCGTCCGCCTGAACATATTGAGTACCGGCTTGCTCTCGATTTCTATCTCGCCCAGAGATGATCGGTAGCCGTCTTCTTCATTCTCGTAAGCGGCATAAATGACACCATCCAGCACAAAACGAATGACATCTGCTCCTTTGTGGTTTTCACCGAGATAATCCACACCGCTCAACCAATGGGTTCCAACCAGGTCTTTCAGTTCGACGGTATTTTTTGGTTCATACTTAACAGCCAACCGGCTCTTGACTAGATCAGCTATCTTGCCTTCAGCCACAATTTCTTGCGAGTCCAGGCTGACAACCTGATAAGAGTCGTTGGCACTTTGTGAGCCCAGGCCTGTTTGATCCAGTGCGTCCCATGCCGAATCGTAGAAACCGCCCAGATCTCTCCAACCGCCGTGGGGATGGCGGCTATTGAATTCGAACAGAATATAGTTGCGCATGGTATCTCCTAATCCGGCAGGCCATACTCTTTCTTGGCCTGTCCAAGAATAAATATCAGATCGTTCAACTGATTGCGAGAGATATACAGTCTGCTGTCGCCCTGTATGATGACCAGATCATGATTTTCTCCGCGATCTCGCCCAGGAACAAATACGTCCATGGTCGGCTCAAAATCACCATACGACTCGACTTTATAGTGAATCTGAACAGTTTTCATCTTATTTTGGCCTGATCTTCCCAATATTCCTTGAGCCCATCAGCCAATTCCGGTAGCGCCATGGGCAGCAGCACATACATGGCCACGAATGATGGCTGCAATAGATCGAGCGCCTGAATAGGCGTATATTCTCCAGAGAACACTTTTTCTATAGTCGACACCAGGTTTGGCATGGATTCGCGTAACTGCTGCTTGTGAGTCGAGTCAGCATGCGCAACCATGGTTTCTAGATTTTGGTAAATTTCGCCGTCATTCAATTCGGCTCCCCGGACGACAATATCCAGGGCGGCTGAGAAGAAATGCCCAGCCGGATAGCCTTCCTGGCCATTCGAGACTACGTAAGCGACGTTGTTTTTGTCCATCAGATCTCCCTGAGAATAGTTCTGGCCCAATCGGGCAATAGCATCCAGCGCAATTGAACAGCCTCGTTATTGATGCGCTCAGCCATTGTGTCAAGATTACGGGTAGCTTGCCGTCGCATGCTCAGATAATAGACATATTCCGACATGATCTTGAAACACTCTTGAATTTCTCGAAGCTCACCTGGCGAACGTCCCAGGATGATGCTTTCTGGTTTTGGCAGGATCATAGCTGGTCCACCAGGTCTTTCGCCCACTGCGGCATGCTGTCTCTCCACTCTTCCATCAATTGGCTGTATGTAATCTCTTTATTCTTGGACTCCTGGTTTCTTGGACCTGCTTCAGACCGGATTTTGAGCATTCGGAAAGCGCACCACTGTCCGATTAGGTGAAAAGCGCCCTCCAGAGCTTCTAGATCATCAACCGTATTTGGTATTGGAATGTCAACCGTCAGATCCATTACAGGTTCTCCAATTCTTTGATTTCGCCACGGAGCCACACAAGGCATTGAAACAGGTTATTTCGCGTGTCGTTATCAACCTGGGCGTGTGCTAGTTCGCACTGCTCCAGCAGGAATTCTAGATTCTCTTTGTACTTCACAATCATGGTGTGTCGAATCTCACCCAGTTGTTCGGCTTTTGGATCATCGTGGATCATCATCAACCAGTTATGTCCATCCCGAATACCGTAGCGATGGGCTGCTTGAATCAGATCGGCAATCATGATTGCCCCCATGATTTCTCGTCCCACTGGACAAATTCGCGATAGCGATTAGTGTCCATCCGTCGTAATGTGTACCAGCATTTCTCCCCAGTCCTAATCCAGCCTGTAATTTTTATGCACTGACTGGGATAATCTATCTCGATGGCCTGATCTTCAAACGCAGAATAAGTTCCGGATGAGTCGCTCCAACGAATGACTGCATGTCCCGGATCAGAAGCGATTTCATAGCAAATGGCGTGACCAAATCTTTCGATGTGGATCTCAATTCCGCCACGGCCCGGATCTTCATATTTCATCGCTACGATGTATGGCTTGTCGTGATCGAACAGTGCATTCAGACAATCAGCGTAAAACAGGGCAGTAGACGCTTTCATTCGAGATCCTTATGCGAAGAATAGTTCGACATAGCCATCAGGGTTCTTTTCAATGTCTTCCGGCTTGCCAATGTGAGTTGCCTGGCCGGTAATCAGGGAATATCCAGACGGGCATATCTTTAGGGCATGTTTCTGAGCCGAGAAAGCATCTGTTTCATACAGAAGATACACCACGTAAGAATAGATATCCTCTGGGCGCTTGGCGTTTGGATCGTATTTGTAATAAGTTGCCACGTACAGATATTTCATTCAAACTCCATTTCGATTTGTTCACCCTCAGCATACGGCTCCCATTCACTGGCATGCTCCGCACAAACATTGTCCGCGTAGACGTTCTTGTTGCTGTCCTGACGAGTCAGTGTGTATGCAGCCTGTCGGCGGCACCAGGAACAGCGAATGGGCAGGATGCTGCCGATCGGGTTAACCCAGACATGGGTAAATCTGCCAAAATCAGCCACGTTTCTTGACCGGTTCGTAGTACTTGATGTCCAGACTATCTGGCCACCAGGTGCCAGACTCACTGACTGATCCCGGATCGTATTCACACTCCGCGTAACTACCATCCGTGAATTTTATTTTTCCATCCAGCCTTCCGCTGTCGAGCGAGTCGCTCTCGTAACGCTTGTTGCTTTCCAGGACAAACTTCAGAAACTCGCCTATTTCATGGAATGTCTTGTCTGGTTTACGCATTCTTTCTCCGTGGGTTAGTCTCCCATTCCGGGATGCCATCCTGATCGAAATACTCGTCATTCCATTGTCCGCCCCTATGCCAAATGCGCTCTTCCAGTTTTTCGGGCTCATCCAGGAATGCGATCAGGTTATCAACCATTTCGCGCTGAGCCTTGAGCAGGATTGGCAATGCGTCCTGGTATGCATTTCCCATCGGCCCAAGTTCAGTAAGTCTGGTTATTTCTTCATCTAGGGCCAATTTCTGTTTATCGGCCCACTCGCGAACGTCTTTCATGGCCGCTCCAATTCTTCAGGTTCATCAAGAAATGCAATCAAGCCTTCTACAACTTCACGCTGAATATCAACAATAAGGCGCTGCACAACCATATCGCCAGTTAACGTTCCATTTCCGTAATGCTCAGCGAATTCACCAGCTTTTTCTCGAAGAGCCTTTCTTTGCTTATCAGCCCATTCACGAACGTCTTTCATGGTTGCTCCTGGTTCAATCTTTCGGCCCAGTAATAGAACAAGATGCCCAGAATGCCAACGATGATCCAGGTCAGCAAAGTCTTGGCAAGCTCATTCATTCCCGCGACATTTCCCAGGTGGTTTTGATCCAGTCCACCATCTCCTGGGCATCCATGTCCCACTCGATGTACTTCGAAGCGCTTTTGATGGCTTCTTCCTGGTCCAGGATGTAATCTGGATCGACATAGCGCTTGCCAAATTCGGCCAGCTTGGCTTGGGTTAGATCACACACTGGGCAACCAGGAACCGGTCTATCTACCGCATCAAAGTAATATCCGCCTGGTTCGGCGTGGGTATGGCCTTCGTCGTAGTCATAGTTGAAATTGGCCTGGAATGCATCGCAGCCAGAGCAAGAGCCATAAGAGCCGTTAATCCAACCGACTCTGCCCTCATACTCAACCAGAGCCCACCACTCACCCTGGTAAGAACCGAATGATTTCATGGCTTTGACGTTTGCCCCTGCGGCAATTAGTGCTGTTTCGTAGTCGCTCATCAGTTCCAATCTCCAATCTCAACCGGCAGGATGTAGTAATTGGTGCCGGTATAGTCGATCTGCATATCCGGATCCAGCGGATTGTCACCTTTCTTGGCTCCGCCATAGCGACCATTTCGATCATACGCTTCGCGAGCAAAGGCCGATGCGCCTTCGACATGCTGCTTGGCCTTGTTTTCGTCCATGTAGGCCATGACTGCCCATTCCCGATTATCGGAATACTCACCGGTTTGTCCCATAACCACGTAGATCATGGGATTGGACTCAAGCTTTTCTGGCGCATTGGCGATTGTCTCAGCCACGATTTCCGGCGTGGCCATCTTAGGCTGGAACTCCTTGTCTTTCTCGTCCCGCCAAGTGCCATTCTTCTGGCCAGCGCTAATCTGCTCCATCAGGTTCAGAGTTTCAAAGCTGCCTGCCCTACCAGCAGCATATTCCGGCGATGGGCAGAATTCGGATGTGGCTCCTGATTGGCAGTCCCAGCCTGTATAATCACACGATCCAGTCAGGTACACGAAACGCCGGTCTTTGAGTTCCAGCACCCAGTGATAGGCTGCACCATCATGCTCACCAGGCTCATAGGCCAGGACTTTAGCAATGTCATTGACATTGAATCCGTCCTGCGGGTTGTATTCCAGGCAGGCGAACAGATCGTAATCCAGTCCGATCCGATCAATTTCTGACTGCGGCATATCGTAGAAGCTCACTCGATGCCCCTTTCGGCACACTGCTTGTCGAACTCTCTCCAGAAAGAAGACAGATCTCCGGCTGTATGATTACGCCACAATTGGCGCAACCCTGCGTTATACGGATCGGTTGGCCCTGTCTGCTTGATTGACACCGACATGCTATCGGCTATTTGGCAAGCCAGGTCAGCTTTGGCTTGAGAGTAAACCCCAATCGAGATCCACTCTTGATCATAAATTATCAAGTCTTTGAGATGGTCTTTGTCGTGGTCGTTATCTATTTCCATTTTTCGACTCCTGGATCAAGTAATCCACTTCGGTTTCCATCAGCAGCTTGGTTTCCGGTGAGAGTGAGCTTGTCTGGATAATAGAAATCATGACACGCCTTTTCCCGCCCAAGCTAATCGTTTCCCTGATGGCCTGGACAAATTTAGGCATGGTGATCGAAAGTGTTTCGTGAATGCCTTCTGATACCGATCGCTCGACTGGATCAGTGCCCATATTTAGCCGTAAGCTCCGCATTCTTTTCAGGCTGTTTGCACTGGCAGTTCAAGACATAGATCAGCGCATCTTCGATAGAATATCCAACCTGCCTGAGCGTGTCGTACAAATCACGCGGCGCTGATCCAGAATTAAGTCCAAGCTGGATAAAGTTTCTGGCCTCTTCGTCAGTCGTTGGCATCTTGAAATGCGTCTCGTCTTTCATGGCATCACTTTCTTCATGTCGATCTTTTCCAGCTTCTCAATCGGACTGTGCGAATCGATCAAATCCATCTGCGGGTGATTGTGATAGCGATAGGACCTGAGTCTCAAAATCTCCCCACTCCATTCTGCGTAGACTTCAAATATCGGAGTGAAAAGACTTTCGTCATCCGACTGCGATCCATACAGGTGACGATAGACGTAACCGCGGGTAGCCGTGGGCATATCCATCATCCACAACTGGATTGCAGGCCAGAGCGGATCCTGCTCATTGGCAATAGCGCGTTTCAAGACCAGCAATTCTTCGAATGACGGTTTGTTATTCATCATTCAGGCCTGGGATTTTCTTGAAGCGCGTTAGGCGGCGATCATCCATCCAGGGCTCCCAATGAGTCTGGACTTCTTCGTATTCGATGCTGTCAATGGTCAGGCTAAGCATCTCGATGTTCCCCCGAACAGATCCCAGATAGAAAATCGGATCGGTGTCTTCCCGGACTTCTCCACCATGCGTCAGCGCGAAGATCTCCACATCGATGTCCGGCCATTGCCGCTCAATCTCAACCAGCCTGCCAATGAAGTCGTGAATGTGTGTCATAGACTCTCCTGTGTTGTAATATTACACTGTTTTCGCCATTTTGTTAAATGGCTATAGGGCGCATTTCTGCGCCCTATTTGTTCAAAAATAGCCTATTTTTACGCTATTTTAGCGACTGACGCTGACGCTGGCGTTGGGATAGGTTTCGCAGGCGTGGAGATAGTCGGCCACGAAATCAACCAGGCCATCATAATCGCCCCAACCATTCTTGGGATTGAACGCCTTGAAGCGTTCTGGATCGGACTCAAGCAATTTCAGGCCTGCTTTCAGCGGCTCAATCAATTGCACAGCCAGTTCGATATCAATTTCATCTGGTCGCCACAAATGATTGTAGATCCCTGCTTCTTCGGCCATCTTGTTCAAATTGTGGGTGATATTTCTTTCATAAACGCGAGACGATTCTTCGGCTGGCGCAACGAATGGCTCACGTCCCGGAAAACGCCTGTCCCACTCCCGACGCGTGATTGCCCGCTTGACTCCGTTTTCACGGATATAGATGCGCTCGGGCTTATCAATCAAATTGTTTTCGATGGATAGATAGACGTCCAGGCTCATGATTTACTCCGCGTAAAATGGCTCGGTTGGCACCAGGAGATCACCGTCGAACACAACCAGTTCATCGTTAAGCAGATAGTCGACGACGAACTGGTTGTACCAGCCTTCGCTATTGGAACCCTTGCCCTGGATGACGGTCACTCCCTGGGGGAATTCATGATCTCGTTTGACTACGGTGTTTTTGCTGTAGACTGCCAGCAGTAGGGATGCTTTCGCCAACGCAACTTGAACAGTGCGCGGATTGGACATTACCAGCCCCACTTGGCTTTCAGCCGAGCAATTTGCGCCTGGATCTGCTCACGCTTTTCAGCAACTTCTTTCTTAGGGCCAGTGATCAGTGACAACTGTGCTTCCAGGCGATCCAGCACGCCCTGGCGACGGTTGTCGCGGTTCATCAGATGAGCAGCATGGCCACCCTGCCCCTTGGGAAATCTGCGATCCTTATTGACTTTGCGACGGACTTTCAATTCGGGTGTTGATGGCATGTTCAGGCTCCCTTGGCGTTACTTGTTTCTGGCGGATATACGCGATGCCAACCGCTGACTGTTTCAATCCAGGCTTCCTTGGCATCTAATTCTACGACATCGCTCGCGACTGCCTCAGCAATCTTGCTCAGATAGTCACTGTTTTTGAATTCGTTCTGATCAACCATAAATATGATTGAGATGCGTCCCCACTGTTCCATGGCTATTCTCCTATAGTCCTATCAGTTTGACGAGTGGTTGGATGTGCGGCCAGAAGGTCCACAACAAGATAGAGATCATACCAGCCGATCGCATGGTCTTAACCAGCTTGCGCCGGATAGGAAACGGAATATCTCCGGGGTGGATTGCAATTAGGAAGAAGAACGTTCCCAGTTTGCAAACAAACTTGTAAATGCGATGGCTACCATTTTGACGAACGACTTCGGCCCCGAAATTCTGTAAGCCGGAGTCCCAATCCTGCGCATTCTTCCAGGTCTCGGGATCGTCTTTCTTTCCCATGGTTACACCGGATTGGCACCACCAGGCTCGTCAAGGAAGTCGTCGTCCATGTTTTCGTCTTCCCATTGATCGGCTGGAAAAATTTCATCAACATCTTCGAATGTGGCATGAACAACCAGGCCAAGCTCTTTGGCATCTGCGGCAATCTTGTCCAAAAGATCAAGCAGTTTGTCTTCCGAGACAATTTGGTCGTGAAACATAACCGTGATCTGTTTCATTGTTGCTCCTGTCCCAGCGGAATATTTGGCGCAGTGGTAATGGCGTGCATCTGGCGAATGTTGATGTGCCACTGGCCATAGGCCCAGTATGCCAGATCATGGCTGGTGATCTTGGGCGTATCTGAATTGGTCTTCAGATACTCCTGGTAAAGCCAGGCCACAAGATCGCTAATTTCATTGTCAGCTTCTTCGTCGGTCATTCGATCTCCATTCTGTGCTATTATTGGCCTGGGAGATCAGTATGCAGATGGCGTTGCGTGTTTACTCATCGCGGTTCGTTGCCGTCTGGCTGATCTCCCAAAGACGCCTTGGCAACGAACCGCGGCCTTTTTAACTTGGAGCACAAGATGAAAATAGCGGATATCAAAATCGGCAAGAGACATCGCAAGGATGCGGGTGATATTCAGGGATTGGCCGATAGTATCAAGACAATTGGTCTTTTGCATCCAATTGTGGTTGATATGAACAAAAACTTGATTGTTGGTTGGCGACGAATTGAAGCATATAAGCTGCTTGGAAAAGATGAAATACCGCATCGCGAAGTCAGAAACCTGAACGAGTTGTTACCTCTTTTGACGGCAGAGCGCGATGAAAATGTCATGCGTAAAGACTTCAGCCGCAGCGAGGCTGTCGCCATGGGAGAATCGATTGAGAAGTTTATAGAGAAACCGGCAGCGGAGAAACGCGAGAAATCCGGAACTAATCAGTATACGGAGCCCTCCGGAAAATTGCCGGAGGGCTCTAAAGGTGACTCTCGGGATAAAGTTGGCGCTGCGGTTGGCATGAGTGGCAAGACTTACGAAAAGGCCAAGGCGGTTGTTAGTGCGGCCAAGGAAAACCCAAAGAAGTTCGAGACGGTTCGCCAGGAGATGGACAAGACAGGCAATGTTGATAAAGCCTTCAAAATTGTCAAACGAATTGACGATACAGATAAGCTACCATTTGAGCCGCAAGCATTCAACATTTGGAATTTCACCGATCGCAATCCCGCATTTGGAATTGAGTATCCTGGAAACATTCCTGGGGATATCATTCAAAATCTCTTGTGGCTGTACACCGAGAAGAAAGATCTGGTTGTTGATCCGTTTTCCGGTGGCGGTGTAACACATGATGTTTGCCAATGGTGGTCAAAGAAGATGTGGCCAGTGCGTTGCGTCAGCCTGGATGCCATTCCATCTCGGCCAGAAATAAAGCAGAACGATATCACGGATGGCTTTCCAGCAAGCGCCAGAAATGCCAAGCTTGTTTTTCTGGATCCGCCATATTGGAAACAAAAGCGCGGAGATTACAAAGGCGGTGACAATCTGGCTGACATGCCACTGGATGAATTTCATCGCAAGCTAGTTGGCATTGTTGGCGCAAGCGCTGATATATTAGTCAGCGGCGGTTACGTTGCTCTGATCATTGGTGCAACACGCGATCAGAAGCGCTTTGATCACGCTGCTTACTTGATGAAACATGTTGAGATGAAACTGGTGGAAAGGATTATTGTTCCATATTCATCTCAGCAGGCCATGGGATATCACATCACTTCGGCTAAGAATGGCAAGCTTCTATTGAATAGATATCGAGACTTGCTGGTATGGCAGAAGTAACCGTTGGCAGTTTTGATGGTCGATTGTCATTTGGGGCCAGCGCCCAAGATGAACTGCGTCGGCTGCTCGACGATCGGAGATTTATCATTACTGAAACGGGTCAGGAAAAGTACATTCCTGGTCGCATTCACTCTGATCTGAGAAAGATACACAACGACCCAACCGTCAGGGCGATACGTTTTCAGCCAGACTTTATGGCTTATCGCACAGACTTTCCAACTTGTTATTGGGAGTCGAAAGCCTGCACGACTGACAAATATATTACACTGGTTATTGAGCAATCGTGCTACGATGAACTTTTTCAGCGCCACAAAAACGGCCAGCGCTGCATTGTGGCTTTCAGGTATTTTTCTGGAAAATGGGTAGCATCCTGGGTCCAGGAGATCTTGATTGTTGAAAAAGTCTCCGAGGACAATAGGAGACATATGGCACGTGGTTCAATGACTCCGTACTACAGAATAAGCCGAAGAAGCTTTCTGTCTCTAGATTTGTTTATATCATGGAATGCGTTGAAGTTTTCAAAATTCAGGTCCCAGCCGGTCATCGATAACCGGTAAAGCCGCCATTGGCCTGGGATGCCGTTCTGATTACCAGGAGCGATGACTCTCTTCAATCGTCTCCATGCCATCGTAATCGTCGATGGTCCATTCGATATCGTCCGGGATCTCGACGACTTTCAGCTTAGCGAGTTGGCCGCTGACTTCTTCCGGGCCGATCTCTTCGATCAGCGCAATCAGCGTGGGATCGGTACGAGCCGACTCGTCATGAGAATAGTTGTAGACCATCCCATCTTTGTAAACCGAATTCCCAAAAACGCTATCCTGAAAATAGCCATCGGCTAACTCAACGCGTTGCTCGCGCCGCATTGCCCAGAATCCAGACTTGTCATTCTTGGGCGGCTCGTCCGGATAGCTGTAGACGCTGGTGCAGCCGCGCTGGATTAGCATTACCAGCGCACCCTGCGAGATGCCAAACCCGCCATAACAGCGATTGACTACAACTTTCATTTATGTCTCCCTGATTCCAGATCTGGAATTTCTACGGTTGTTCATCGCACTGCCAGCTTGGGCGCTGGTGTGTCAAGCACATGCCGTTGACGATATCGCAGGCTGGTGGTGCAACCTGCCACGGTCGGCCATACGGATGCCTGGCTGGATTGAGCCAGTCTATTTCATCTGGGTCATCGGCTGGATTGCCATACGTGGACTCTTCTTCGGCTTCCTGAGCGCATCCCGGACAGCCATCTTCCCACCAGAAATAGCCATGCTTATCGCACAAGATAAACCCAGGTTCTTCATCCATGTTGTTCTTCGTACCCCCAATCTTTGCGCCTGCGATTTAGCTTTATGGCGATGTCGATATGCTTTTGCTCGATTTTCAAACCTGGGATCATATCTCGATAACCGCAGTAAAAAAACGCGGCCATCAGAACATCAGCATCTGTCCACTCATCCCAATCAGCGGCGACTTGGATAAGAAGCTCGAATTGTTTGTTGACTTCAGCGATGCAGCCAACGTAGTCCGATGGCGAAGAAATAACTTCGTCCCAGTGTTTCAGGGCTATTTTCCAGACAGGTAGCAGTGGATCACGCATAGGGTTGTTCTCCCCGAGAAATCCGGCGCTGGTTGATTCCAGCGAACAGAATTCGCTTAGATGTTTCGGCAGCAATTGACAAAAACCCCCTGGGCCAATTCTCTAGATCGCCATCCGGCAAGGCCCTGTAATCAAAACCGTCTACCCGAAACAGAACGTATTCGCTGCTTATTCGCCCCTCGGCTATGTCCATCCGGATCTGGTTGAAAATGTTCTCAGTCGAATAGATCAGATGTACATCCGAATTGGCATAGGCCGTTTTGCGTATCATCTCGGACAGTCGCACTAAATTACCATCCGGGATGGCGTTCTCGCTTAGCGGCTTGTATTCCATGATCAGCATATCTTTGCTCCTATTTTATGACATAGCCGAAATTGTTCGAGATAGTCGTTCACATCTTTGTCCGGAAGTAGATTCCCAATCGCCCCAGGTTAATAACCAGAACACCCCAGTCTTTCAGCCAAAAATGCGACCAGTCAGCGTCCTTTTTCAGGTCGATAAGAGAAATGCGCCAGAAACGGAAGAAGAACGGATCAGGCCACATCGATATCGTTCTCCGGCCAGATTTGTGGCGGATTGATCTCTTCGACTCTGTTGCGATCCATCTCGTCAAACCAGACTGGAGTAGCCCATTGGCAGAAATGGTACAGGGCAACGTCAATCAGGCCCAGATCGTCCGACTTGATCTTTTCTCGGACAGCATGCAAGACCTCGTCGACTCCGCACATGGCCGATGCCAGGGAAAGCGCAAACATTTGAGCCGCAAAGTGAAGATGTCGTCCTGGGCTGATTTCTTCCAATTCTTCGTCCATAATAATCTCCTTGTTAAATGCCTATAACCCAGCCATTTCTGGCTGGGCATAGGATACAGCGGGTTTATTTACGCTCTTCCGGCTCATGGCAATGCACGCAGTATTCCGAGTCTGGATCGTCGTAATGGCAAAGATTGTCAGGCGACTCTGGACACCACCAGCCCAGATAGTCGTGGCACCATTCGCAGTAAGCCGAATTGTTATCTTTATTGGCTTTGTGCTGTGGGCAATGCAGAGTCAGCGTGCTGGGTACGCTGGCCAGTTCACCCACGACGAAATAGTCATCAATGCGGCTGATGTAGTCCAGCACGTATGGCGGCGAGTCTGGCAGGGCTGGATGGCGGAAAACAAACCCGCTCTGGTGATGCAGGTGCATCAGCCAGCCACCGCCTATCTTGATGGGCTGATTTCTAGAATTCATCTTCGTTCTCCGCTTCTTCGAATTCCACCGAAACAACGTCCCATAATTGCTCCACGATCCTGGCATTCTTGGCCAGATCGCGCTTGCCAGTGGCATCAGCCGTTACGCGCAAGCTGAGCGCCTGGTCTTTGGTTTCGGGATGATATCCGAAACGCACCAGGTAAGCATAGGCATTGCTGAATGTCTGGCGCAGCTTGGTGATATCAAACCCATCTTCGTCTTGATCGCTCATTTTAGCTCCTGATTGCGTGCATGTAGGGCGCGAGTTTCGGCATCACAGGCGTCATCGTAAGCCTTGGCCGCTTGTTGGCGCACCTCGAAAACAAACTCGAAATAGACGCGTGCGTTCTTCAGCGCCCAGATTGCGTTTTCGTACTCTTCGACTGGGATCAGGTATTCCTGATATTTTCGCTGAGATATCTTGAAATGCACCTCTGCCTGATCGCATTGCAGAGACGCTTCTCTGACATTTGCGGATGCAATGCCGTACAACCGAAGCTTTTCGATCCGTTCGGATTTCAGGCGCTCGAAGTCATCATCGTTGCTCATATTCTCTCCGTTTTCCTAGTGGATCTCTTCGAATGCGAATTGGACTTCCGGCTGCTCTTCCTGGAGCCGAGCGCACAAAACGATTGCGTCCAGAACGTTTTCAGCCATGGCAACCAGGATCTTGTAGCCACCCCACAGCAAATTCACAGCGAACATTTTCGGCTCCTTTCAGCAGGCGTGCCGTCCGAAGATCGTGTACAGCGTGAAGCACACGATGAAAACTATGATGATGTCGCCAATTATTGGATAAAGCGGCTTGGCGTTGGTATTGAACGTCATGCCTGGCCTTTGCCCAAGAATTGCAGCTTTGGCGGTTTCCGTCAGATACCAGTAGTACGCGAATGTGAGCATCGTTTCTCCTTTTGGGAATATGAATTCGCCTGTCTCTTAAACGCAAATGCCCCAGGCTAATTAGCCTGGGGCTGGTATTCAATCTGCGTTTACCACTCGTCGGGTTCGTAGTTTTCTGGCGGATCGGCTGGGATCTTGTCCAGCAGTTCGAATGCATCGCCCGTATCCGTCAGGCAGATGCAGGCCGGGAGAACCACGGTGCGGCCATCTTCCAGTTCCATGAATTGGGGCAGAACTTCTGGGAACATGATTACTCCTTGGGCTGCAAGACGCGCAGGCGCTTGTTCTTCTCGCTGGCCTGGGCAGGCTCAATCTTCGGGAAAATGAACCGGCTTTGTAGGGAGTCAATGATAGCCGAAACGAATGCAACGGCCACCAAAGCACCAGCGCCAATAAAAGAAACCTTGACAACGTTGATGATTAGATCTGGTGCGTTCATTTTGACTCCTCGTTGCTGAATATGGCCTGAATTTGAGAGGCGCGGACGGATTCGAGGACGTATGGCTGGTTATCCATTTCGATCCCATAAGCCGGTTCATTGGGGTTAATCCATGATCCGGTTATTTGGCGAAATGTTCCCAACACTGATCCGCCAATCGTTCTGGGTCGGAATAAAATTACGCGCCATCCGGGACGAATGCGATCCATCGAAGAGAGTTCCATTGCTAGTCCTCCACTGGGTAAAATTCGAACATGGATCCGGGGAAATGCTGCTGTATGAAAGCGTGTTCGTCGTCGCTTATGACGCCTGTCATCCTGCCCCATTCGACAATATCATTGCGGCTGTACCGATAGGGGAAATCTTCCAGAAGAAACAGATCGGCCACTGCCAGGAACATGCGCTCAGCGATTGTTTCTTTAGATTCGGGCTCATCACTCATTGATTTCTCCGGTGAACATGCCGCTGCCAAACACGGTCAGGATGGCAAATAGCACCACAACGCCGATGAAGATCAGGATTCCGACCGGGCTCATGTTTTTGTCTCCTAAAAATGTGAAATAGGTGATTTTTATATGCACGAGTAATTCAGACCATATTCAGATCGCGTCTGAATAATCCAAAATACTCTTGCCCTTAACTGCAAAAAGGCCTGGTTTTTAGGCCAGGCCTTTTCCAAACAGCCGTTTGGGGCAGGTGCGCTGAAATTAATCCAGGCGCAGGTTGTCGATTTCAGCAATAATTTTGCGCGGATCCAGGCGTTCCAGCCAGCCGCTTTCCAGGCGAACGTACAATCCCCAGGGTTGATCGTCATTGTCGTTGATTTCGATTGGCACTGGAAAATTCGGAATGGGCCGCGCCTTCAGATCGGCCACAAGCTCCGGATACCACTTCTCAAACCAGTTTGGCATCTGGTAATAGTGCTCATTCCAGGCTTCGCCGCTGGCATTGACCATTACGATTTGACTATCGGAGTAGAAAACAGCCCGAAGACGATTCAATTCAGGGTAGGTTCGATTATCCAAAGATACGACCATTTGATCTTTCATTGGCATCTCCTTTTAGCGGCCCAGCTTGGCTTGGACAGCGCGATTGAACGCCAGGATGTCTTCCTGGTAGGTGGTATCCGGATCGTACCATTCGATGGATGCACCCAGGCATTCTTCGATGATTGGCTTGATGCTGAAGCCGATGTCGTATTTCGATTCCCAGTCCAGTTCCTGGTCATCGATGGTCTTCTGTAATTCAGCGGCCAGGAACTTGAAGCGTGCCGTTCGACTCTGGTCGGTGGACGTGATCTTGTAGAAGACGCGATTTAGTGGTTCCAGGATGACAACCGACTCATTGGACTGGAAAACCAGTTCGTCGGTCGAATTGGTTTCGACCGACTCGGTTTCCCAGATGCCAGTTACCTGGCCAGCGTGGATGCGTTGCACTTGCAGGCTCATGTTTTTCTCCTAGTTGAAATAGCCATCCAAGCGCAGCAGCAGATTGACCAAGAATGTCTGCCGCTTGCCGAACGGCATGAAATCTGCCAGTTCGTAGCCATGCTCCGCGGCGATTTCATATTGCAGATCGGCTACGTCCAGCCATTGCAGCATGAATTCATGCGCGTTTATTTCCTGGCCAGAATTGAAACTAACGCAGCGAACTTGTTCGACTTCCAGTTCAGCGAGCATAGTTATACTCCTATGTGCTTCTGTCACTTAAACGCAAAAGAGCCAGGGAAATCCCTGGCTCTTGGTGTCTTGCGCTTATTCAGTTTTCAGTCCTGGAATTACTTCAGGTTCACGTAGAAGCCCAGCAGGTTGTACTGGTGGACCAGCAGCGGGAAGACCTGATCATTGGCCTTGAAGAGCATGACGCCACCCTTCTTGTACAGGGCATGCCCGCCGTCCTGGCTCCAGAACGTCACGGCTGGCCGAATGGCCTTGCCACCGGGGATGTGGGCGCGGAATTCAACAGCCTTCGGCGTATCGGTCACAACCACTTCAGCTTCAGCGATTTGCATGTCCATTTCGACTCCTTTGAATTGGGCCAGGATTGGCCAAAATCCCATGCCGCATCTCGAATGCGGATGGCCTGCCCGTCAGGCGCATGGGGAATGCTATTAAGTTAGCCCACATTGAAGTGGATCCAAACAAGCAAGAGATTAGCTCTGATGTAGAAACACCTTTTCCCAGGCAGGGATGTTAATCCGCCCTTGACATTGATCGATCTTTGCTTTGAGCGATAGACGGAAAGCAGAATGGTCATCTTATCCGAATCGCTCTTGTTCGCGTGAATCCCAGTAGTCCATCATTTCCTTGGCCGTGGTCACGCAATCCGACTCGGTTTCATGCCAGCCGAAATTGCTTGATCCGTCTATGTGCCAGAAAATCATGCACCACATTCCGCGCTCTTCGTCGAAAAACCAGGCAGCACTCATATGTTTTCTCCTTTGGCTTGAATGCAAAATGGGCTACCTCCGGCAGGTAGCCCATAGCCCAGATGAATTCTCCGGCTGGGATGGCGAGACTAGGCCAGCTTGTCGAAAACCTGGCTGAGCGTGGAAATGGTGCGCGACTGGATGTAATCCACCCAGCCGTCATCCATGCAGATGGGGTAATACGTTTCGCCATCGGGCATGGTCCAGGGCTTGGGAATGAAACACACCTGGGGCAGCGACTCGCCCATCCAGCGGTCCAGGTACAGCTTCCAATAGTCGTTATCGTACCAGTCGATCAGCTTTTCCAGAGTCAGCGGCATGCGGCCCGAGATGGCATGGCCGGAAAAGCGAAACGGTTCCGGGTCCGGGATTTGCTGGCGATAGCACTCCATGGAGCGATTCCAGTCTTCCTGGTACACCTGATTAGCGTGGTCGATCAACGCCTGCACCTGTCCCCGATTGAGCAGGATTTCCCCATGCGCGAGCAAAATCTGAGCCATTGCAAATTCTCCTTGTCTAAGCGGACTCGATCTCGGTCCAGTCCCCAATCTGGAAGTCGATGCTGGGAATGATGCGCTCAACCAGATGCCCATTGCGATACAGGCCGATTTCGCCATTGGTCCTGGCGCTGGCTTTTTCAGCTTCCCAGGTCTTGATGACATCGGGAATGGCCTGGGTATACGGATGATTGTTGCGGACTTGCTTGATGATGACCATAATGAGTCTCCTTTGCTTAAATGCCAATAGGGCGCTCAATTGAGCGCCCTTGGGAATTGCTTTCGATTGCGGGAATTACAGCCAGGCGATGGCGTGTGCGGAGATGAACGCGATGAATTTGTGCTGGCTGTCGGAAAGATCATCGAACGTGCCGATGTCCAGCAGATGGCGGAGATTGAGGCTGAGAAACAGACGTGCTTGGCGCAGCAGGGATTGCATCTCCTGTTCGCAGGTAGGCGGCATCTCGATTTCCATTTCGGTTTTCCTTTCTGGGAATAGTCGCCGGTTATGTTATGCAACCAGGCGGGAGTCTGTTGCTTAAATGCCAATAGGGAGGCGGATTCCGTCTCCCTGAATTGGCTTGCCCAGCGGGAATTATTCCCGCCCGCTGCCGATGTTCTTTAGCAGTTCCTTATTGAATGCATCCGTGATTTCGGCAGTTACTTTGAGGTGGATCATCTCAACGCCACCGGTATTCGACTCGTGCTTGTGGCGAATTGGCGCATCCTTAGAATCGTCCAGAAATATATCCCGCCCGGTGATAAACGTCATAATCTCTTGGGCTTGTGCTTTCTGATTTTGCAGCAAAAGATTCCCTGCGCGGATTCCCTGGATTGACTCATGCGAGCGAGCGTCCAGTTTTACATGCCGGTCAATAAATCGGGCCATAGTCCTATAGCCCAATTGGCGCAGCTTGGGAATCAGAATATCCGCCTGTCGGCGGAATTCCTTTCGGATTTCTTTATCTGTCGTGATACGCCTCACTTGCTTTTCTGGCGTATCGCGATACCGAGTCACCGGGGCTTGATGCTTGGATTTTAGGGTGATACGCCTATCATCCATTGAATTGCCTTTCATGCCGGGAATTCTAATTTCGTCGTCGAATTGCATTTTTCGCCTCCCAATGATAAGCGGGGCTTAAAATAAAATGAGCCCCGCTTGCCTCAGCGGGGCTCATTATGTGCGGTTCGCAGCGCGGTATTATGTGCGGGCTCAGCCCCGCTCAGGCTGAGCCCGATTCGGCTGAGCCTCAGCCCGTATCATGCGCGGGGCTCAGGCTCAGCCGAACCTTAAACAAAATGAGCCCCGCTCAGCCCGTGTTATGCGGGGCTGAGCGGGGCTCAGGGTATTACAGGCTCAGACTGTTAGACGTTCGCGGGCTCAGTCTCAGCCCCGACAGACTCAACCTGTGCGGGCTCAGTCTCAGCGGGCTTGCCACTATTGGCCCAAGCCTCAGCCTCTGGACTCAGCCCATAGCGGTTCGGCCCAGTATCGCGTGTAGTGAATTCAGCCTCAGCCGAACCGAACCGCGCAACGAACCGCAACCCGCCAATTTCGCCATTGAGGGCATATGCCCATTTTTCACCCTCAATGGCCCGCTGAAAATTACCGCTCTTGGCGGTATTTTCCGGGATTCGCCATTGATTCGGCCCGTACCTCAGGCTCAGGGTGACGGTATAGTCTGAGCCCAAAAGGGACGCCTCAGCCTCAGACAAGCTCAGAGTCTCAGCCTTTCCTCGGCTCAGGGTGAAAACCTCAGCCGAACGGCGTGCCTTGTTTTTCGGGGCCATGAAGCGAACCGAACCGCGAGTCTTGAGACCGGTCTCAGCGGGCCATTTGAGCCCCGCCCCGAACGACAAGAGCCCCGAACCATCGCGCATATCATCCCGGCCCGTAAACGTCAAGGTTTTTACAACCTTGATGCTAGGGCTCTTGAGGGTGACGAGAACCTCAAGGGGTTGACTATTGCTCAGGGTGACGGGCTTTTCATCCTTTCCCAACAAAACGAAAACATTTGTGGCCATGCTAGAACCTTTCCGGGCCATATGGCCCTATAAGAACGGGGCTCAGCCCCGTTCGGCTTGTCCCCCTCAGGCTGAGCCCGAACCGTATAACCGGGCTCAGGCTCAGCCTGAGAACGACAAGCAAGCAAGAGAGTCAACCTATACCGCCCCGCTCAGGGTGACGGTACCGCACTACGGCATATTCTCAGCCGAATTTTTCGGGCCAAAAAACGCGGTAAATAATGGCCCTAGTCTTTGCAAGGGGGAGGTGTAATAACCTCAGGCTCTTGTCAGGCTCAGCCCCAAGAGCGGGCCGAACCTGCGCGGGCCGTTATGCCCCATTCGCCTAGAACGTATCTAGGCGATTCGCCATTTTGAGAAGAGCCCCAAAAACTGACTCAACCCTCAGGCTATGCAATAGGTTGTTTTTACCCTCAGCCGAACAAGCCTGAGGGGGATAGTGCGGGCTTGTCAGAGCCCGGCTGAGCTGTTCGGTTATGGGCCAATAGCCCCGCAAAAAACGCCTAAACGCGGCAACACGGCCCGAACCGCCACTAACACGGTTCAAGGGTTGCAACGTGCCTAAGCTGAGCGAGAGATAAGCGAACGACATAGCCCGCATTATGCGCGAGGGCTCAGAACCGTTCTAACTTTGTAACATTCTACGGTTATAACTAAGTTTGAGAGACTGGAAAATAGGCACTATCCGTAAACTTTTGACGCGTGATTGTAACGTTCATTACTAGACATAAGTGTACGGTTATACGCATTAAGCGGGCCATTTTGGAAAAACGCGGGGCGTGGCTCAGCCTGAGCGGGGCTTATACTACACTTGTTATAATAGCGTACACTTGTCAATATACCGCATAGGCGGGGCTCAGCGGGCCGTTATGGGGCGGGGCTGAGCCTGAGCCCATAGCCCGCCATTAACACGCATGGCGGTACCTCAGCGGGGCTCAGCGGGCTATTCTAGGGGCGGTTCTAAGGGGTGAAAATGAGCGGATTAGTCCCCCCCTCTTGTTAGCCGACGGAGTCGACATAACGCGGCCTGGGGCCGTGGTAGTCCCTAAAACAACTTGAGCCTCAAAATTCCCACGTTACATATTCTCCAGCATTTCGCCTGTAAAATAAGCGCATGCGCATTCTGGATCTATTTTGTGGTGCTGGTGGCTCGGCCTGGGGATTACATCTGGGATTTCCGCTGGCAATAATCGTTGGCGTCGACAAATTCGAGCAGCCGCATTACCCATTCGAGTTTCACCAGGCGAATGCGATCGATTTTGACCTAAGTGGGTATGATTTCATCTGGTGTTCCCCACCCTGCCAGGCGTATTCACCATTGAAGAGCTTGGCCAGGAAAGATCATCTGGCGCTGATCGACGTTATGCGGAGCAGGCTGGAAAAGCAGACGACTCCGTATTGCATTGAGAGCGTCTCGGGAGATCCGCTGCATTACCCGGTGGTTTTGTGCGGGATGATGTTTGGGCTGGGGACGTACCGGCACCGCTACTTCGAGACCAGCTTCAAAGTAGAACGCTTGAGCCATCCGGGGCATAAGCGACCGACTCAGGTGCTGGGAAAGCCGCTCAAACCAGACGAGATGATGACCATCGTCGGTCACTTTTCCGGTGCCGCCCAAGCTCGCAAGGCTATGGGAATTGAGCATTTCATGCCCCAATCCGCTCTTTCCCAGGCCATCCCCCCAGCCTATTCGAAGTACATCGCGGGCTTTATTCCAGTCAAAACCAATTCCAACTGAGACGGTTTTCCAAAAAATTATGAGGTGTTTCAAATTAGAACGTTGTCACAATTGACATCGCTGTTATTCTCGATTACACTGTCATTCGTGACAACAGTAAAGCGCAAGTTAGTAATAAAGCTGGTTGATCAAACCAAGAAAGCGGGTGTATCGTTCAGGCAGATTGAGCGAGACACCGGCATTGGCTTGTCGAACCTGAGCCGGATCAGCCGTGGAAAGCAGCGACCCAGCTTTGAGACGATCCAGGCGCTCTGCAACTACTTCGAATGCACCCCCGGCGATCTACTGAAGATGGAATGACATGACGCCCATTGTGTTTTTGGTGGCGCTCTTTTTTCTGGCCTGGTCGGCAGGCATGGGAGCGCTGCTGTTTTTGCTGATCAGCAAGTTAGTCGGCTGGTTTGTGGGTGCTGGTCTGAAGACCAACCGTCTCAAGAAATGGGGCTAAGCTATGCCAGATCAAGCTTTGATTGATAGGACCAGGAAGTACATCCAGGACATGCAGGATAGATTCCCAGGTATCCGGTCCTGGTGCGCTTTTACCAGAATGGGCGAGCGTTATTCGCTCGGGATGCTCATCTACGACACGCAGGTTAGCCTGGATGGGCCAGCTTATGTCTTGGAAGTGGGCTCGAACGAACTGGGCAAAATCATGCTCATGCCAGATAGCCAGGAGTCCATGCAGTTGATGATGACAGGGGAACAGTACCGGGCCTATATTGACTCGGCGGGCAAGACGGTGCCACCCGGTTTCCAGGCGGTGGAATAGACATGACCATGTACTTTCGCAAGCCGGTGATTGTGGATGCAGCCCAGTGGTTCCCGGAGGTTGGGGATGGGATCCAGGATGTTTATCCGACTCCCACTGGAAAGTACGCGATTATCCATCTGAAGAACGGTGGCCAGCGGGTGGTTGGGCCGGGTGATTGGTGTGTGCGTGAGCCGGATTTGAGCATAAGCGTCTACAGTTCAGAAGAGTTCCATGCCATGTACGAGGAAGTCTTTCCTGGATATAAGGGCAAGAAATGAACAGACGTCAATTCATTAAGTTTATTCTGGCAACGCCGCTCCTGGCAGTTAAATGGCCGGAAACGCACCACTCGGATAAGTCAAATGAAGATGCTTTGACTTTCAACGGCATTGAGTGGGTTAGTAGCGATCAATATGACTTGGAAAGATTGCGAGCCGCTATTGCCGATGCGCAGAGCAAGCCCCTGGTCTGGCGCAATAACTTGAAAGTTCGGATACTACGGTAGTGGAAATTCACGAGAGTCCCTATCAGCCAACCGGCTGCGAGATGGTTGGACCATTTCAGCACACAGAATATAAAGTCGTCGCAGACGGCTATGTTCTGCCCTACATGACCGCTTATCCACTGAATGCACAGAACACGGAGTGGGACATTCTGGTGGATGGGCGCTTTGCCTACCGTCTCCCGCAGGAAGTTCTGGATCAGGTGATCCCATTATTGGCGGACGTCATGGCGATCACCGCGGGCTACAAGTCACACGCCAATGCCTGCCAGCATCAACAGGACCGAAACAATCCATTCGGCACACGCATGCTGAGCCTGACGGCATTGGTAAATGATGAGCAGACAGATGACCAGCCTGAATGACCAGATAAAGTTCGCTAAGTGCGCTTATAGGGCCTACGGTGAGACTACCGGCAACCGCAATTATCTGGGCCTACCTATGCCCGAGTGGGACGGATTGACGCCGACTATTCGCTCTGCTTGGATAGCCGCGGCCATGGAAGTTGTCAGTCATGTTCAGATCGTGGTCGAGCGCACTGACTTTACCACGAAAACTATTGATGTAATCTATGTCGATGGAGAATAGGCCAGATGGAAGTTGACGATAACGAATACGCCGAGTTCCTGGCCATTCGCACAGAACAGGCCATCGAGCGTAGGCGGAAATCAGAGCAGAGCGTCACGGACCTTGAAGACGATATTGACGAACCGATCCGAAGTTGCGTGGCCAAGCTGGCATTGCTGGGGCTTGAGCCGCGCTGGTCTTGCTGCGGGTTCGATTACATTGGACAGCCGCCGCACAAGAGTCACCAGTATGGTGCTGCCTGGGTGGTCTTGAATTACAACCAGCGCTGCACCTGGTTATTCGAACACGCGATTGATATACGGTTTAACGACTATATCAACGGCTGGAGAACCAATCTTTACAGGCACTATGATCGAAACTATGTGAGCCTTAGATCAGAACTGACGAATGGCAACGCCTGGCCCGATCCAGACTCGACTCACTATTACGAGTCCGGATCGATCGCCATTGCCTACCTGGATGAATTCTTATCCAGTCATCAAGATGAGTTTTTTGAGATTGCGACGGTGACTGACACCAACGCTGAGTTCATGAATCTTTACCCCACCTGGCAGTACAGCCCCAAGCTGCCCTGGGTAATTCAAGCCAGCGACTACAAGAAATGAGCGCCAAACGTTCCGGGGCTGGCGTGGTGCTGGAGTCCCTACGTAATGGGAAATGGGTGCTGCTTTGTGCGGAATGTCCTATGCCCAGAACGAAGATGGACGATCCCGAGGTGCCCGCCCTGGTCTGGACCGGGAAAAAGTGGAAGTGTCCCGAGTGTGGCTATACAGTAACCGAAAAGAAACTTTGGGAATCAAGCGAGGACGAATTCGAGTTAGAGTAATGGCCAGAAGAGCGATTTTCAAAATGGAAGACTTCACCCTGGAAGTGCATGCAGATCATGTGGCGAACGACAGGCGCATTGGGAGTAAGTCGACCGCTCTGCAATTCACCAAGTACGGGTTTGTGGTAGCCCATCTTGAGTATTCCTGGCAAGGCCGAAACGCCAGGGCGATTGAAGAAGGACTGGCTATTTTTCTCAACAGCAAGGAGGAGCTTTGAAAATACTGAGTGGCGAGACGATTCCAGAGCCGCCGCAGACGGAAGTGGCCTGCTCTTATTGCGGCACGGTGTATCTATTCGAGGTGGGAGATAAATTCCTGCTCAGTAGCAGGCCGGAGTTCACCCAGAAAGAATCGCAAGTTGAAACAAGTTTCTTCGGACTGATTCGGAAAGAAAAGGATTCCATCCTGGCCAAACGCCGTATGTGCTACGAATATTTCTGCAATTGTCCAGTCTGCGGAACGAGCAGCAAGTTTTTTACCTGCCTGGGAAATTCGGAGATAGACGTCGAGATTGCGATCGCCGGACATGGATACCTGGGATTGGAGTAACGATGCCCTGCGGCGAGAAAATCCACAAAGTCAATGAGAAGTGGAAGCGCAGAAAGCAGCGCGAGCAGGAAGAACAGGAGCGCCGGGAGAGAGAGCTTATCCCCATTCCGGCAGGGTGGCCTATGCCCAAGCCCGCGACGGTGCCCAATGCCTGACAGCGGCTGGACGCAGAGCTTCTTATACGCCGAAGTTAATAGAATAGGCGAGGCTTATACAAAAAAAGAGATAAGCCTGGACATGCTGACTTCTATATTCACCAAGTATGTCAGGGTATTTCTAAGAGAGAATCCAAACTTCAGCCCAGTTGAAATTGTTTTGTCGGATGGGATCAGGATCAAGTTCACCTTGAAGAATTACGGGCTGGAGATCGACCGGATGCGTTCCGGGGATACGGAGATCGATGTTGAAGTCAAGCAACCGGAATGGATCGATCCGATTATTCAGCCGGTGCCATATGAAAGATCGCCCCGCGACAGGGCGCTAAACAATTTTCGCGAAGAGCCTGATAAATACGATCTAACGCGCTACACCACGCGCTCGGATGACGGCGGCGCTGTAACTGAACTTGAGAGCAAGCTAAGAGCGGTAGCCCTGGTTTACTCCGTGAACAAGGATTTACAAGGCTGCTGCGAGATGGCGGCTCAGGCTATTAATGAGTTCTTTTCAAACATGCCTGGGCCACGCCAACGCGACACAATTCTCTGGATCTTGCCGGATGATATCGCTGTAACATTTAGTCGCGACTCGCTCGGAAGAATGAAGTGGGAAGCAGACCTAGAGTCCAGGCGCGAGATCACCGGACCGGTTGATCAAAACGCCGCGGAGCGTGTCTGGCGTGAGCATGACGGTGTTATTCTGTGTGAGTGCGACGATGACGATTGCGATCTGGTTGTAGGCAGAATTACCAAAGAAGAGTACATGCAGGCGTCTGGGCGGGGCGGCTGGTACAGGGTTACGAGCCCGGACTGCAAGCATGGCGTTCTGGGGGCCAGACTGATGAGACGCGAAGCGCACTATCTATCCTGGACCAAAATGGAATGAATATGCGCCTGGAGCCGATTTACGAAAGCGATTGGCTGGCATACGAATGGACAGAGATCACCAGCCTGGATGATGACAATCCGGTGTATGTGCGTGGCAAGCGTAGAATGCCGCCGCCAGTAGATGGTTATCATTATGAGAGATGCGATCAGATCCGGGACAGCGAATACAAGTGGCAGCGTGTTTATGAATGGGTGGGTGACTAATGTGGGTTAGCGTGGATGTTGAAGCGGATGGGCCGGTTCCGGGCCTGTACAGCATGATTGAGATTGGCGCGGTAGCGATTATGCCAGGCCTGACTCGGACATTTGGAGCCAAGCTGGCACCGATCAGCGATCAGTGGCAACCCGAAGCTCTGGCTGTAACGGGCTACACGCGGGCTGATACGGAGAGCTTTCCGGATCCCAAGAAAAGCATAATGGGGTTTGATAGCTGGCTTTATACGCTGCCCAAGGATGGACGTTTGATCTTTCTGAGCGACAACGCCGGTTTCGACTGGCAGTTCATAAACTACTATTTCTGGAAGTTTCTGGGACGCAACCCATTCGGGCATAGTAGCAACAACCTGCGCAACATCTATAATGGCATGAAGATGAGCAGTTTCGAGTCGTTCAGGGGCCTGCGTGATACGCCGCACACGCACGATCCGGTCGACGATGCTATGGGCAATGCCCAGGCATTTCAGAAGATGGTAGAGATGGGGTATAAGATCTGATGGACATCCCGCGTGGTTGTTATTACCGGGAAGAAACCCTGGTAAGCATCTTCCATGCGGTGCGAAACGCAGTGTTTGACTCGGGCGGCGACGGTTGGGGTTGCATACTGTCGCCTGACTTCGAAATGTACGCCGATCTGTTCGAAGATTTCGAGAAAAGTCTGCCGGAGCCATTTTTCATCAAGCGCGATCAGTTTGTTGACGAGGCTGGTAGATTGTATATTTCGTTTGAGGCCTTTCAGGAGAGCATTGCTTTTACCGAATGGATTCCAGAGCACCAGGTTGACTCGGAAGACATCATTGTTCGTCTTAGACCAAAGCTGGGGTAAGATTGTGAGTATGCGCCCATATAGCGTAATTGGCTTCGCCCCGGTTCTACACATCGGCATAATGGGGGTTCGAGTCCCTCTGGGCGCACTGAATTGGGGCCGGTTTAGGAAAGCCCGCGGGAATTGGGGTTCGAGTCCCCACCGGTCCACTGCCGGTAGCAGATTGACGTGCTATTGAAGACGCGCTGCTACTGTGAAGCTCTGGCTTCGCGAGGCTGGGGCTATGCACCGGGAAAGACCGGGATAACTGGGTAGCTCAGTCTGGTAGAGCGGCCAAGGGCATGTCGCAGGTTCAAATCCTGCCCCAGTTATTGGCAATTTGGGTAGGTGTTGGCTACTGGCTAGGCCATACCCGTTTTGAAAACGGGCTGGGAGATAAAAGGCCCATGAGCGTTCAAATCGCTTCCTACCCGCTCGATGGAGAGAAGGCGAATGATGGATTGTCGCGCTTGCTTCGAAAGCAAGTCGCCGGTCACGCGGCGCGGGAGTTCGATTCTCCCTCTCTCCGCCTGGAGAACTGATGTATACCTGTCCGGTGTGCGATTACGATAAGCTGGATGAGCCGCCCTATGACGAAACCGGGTTTGGCTCATTCGAGATCTGCCCGCGTTGCGGCACCGAGTTTGGCGTAGCGGCTGTGAATGAGTTTATCGATGACGGTTACGGACTTAACGAAGTGTGCGCGGGTGCGCCACGGTCGTTTCTGGACGAATTTCATGCTCAGGCCAGGGCTGAGTGGATTGCTGGCGGATCAAAGTGGTGGTCAGTAAACCAGCCGGAATGATTAAGTTCTGGATCAAGTTCCTGTTCGCCATCCTGAACCTGATCCTATTCTGGCAGTTGTGGCCATGGTTTCTATGGCTCTATTATGGCGGTTGGGGAATAACGTAATGGCAAAGTGGCTGGTGAGCATTTACCTGGGGATTGATGGCATGGATAAGATGCAGGATCCAACCATCAACTATGTTTCCAGGGAAGTATTCGATAGGACAAAGATTGGTTCACTTATTCGGATCAGCGCCGGTTTGCGCAAGGTCAAGAAGATCAAGATGAGCCCATTTGGAAAGCCCTGGCACAAGCTGTTAACCTGCGAAGTGATCAATGAGTAGCTTTGTGTCAGAGTTTTCAAATACGATTGAAATTCCAGATGATCTCATGGAAGAAATCCATGCAGACATGATGTGCCGCTCGAGCTGGCTGGAGTCTATACTTGGCTTGACAGATCGCTTGGGCTTGACCCATTCGATCTTTTCGCAGATACCGACCGAGAATCTAGTGTCGGTTAGCTGGCAGGAAATACAAGGAGACTAGGCAATGGGAGTCATGAAGATTATCGATCGGACCGGAGATACCGTAGTTGAGTGGGATATTCGCAACGAACAGGAAGTGGCCGTGGCACGATCTGAATTCGAGCGTCTGCTGACGGAAGGCCGAACAGCTTATTGATACAGTGGCGATAGCCGGGTGGGTGATGTTATGGACACTTTTGATCCGGCTGTTGAGCAGATTGTTTCGCGCCCGCAGGTCGTCGGAGGCTGAGTTGGAAAGCAGCCAGTCGTTCTGTAGCCGTTTTCTGCGTCGACTGACTGAACTTGAAGGTGCATATCACGCGACGGAGTGGTACGATCATTCCCCGGTAGCTGGCGAATTCGGAAGGCTGGATGTAGAGCCGGTGGCGACCTCCGGCTCTATGTCTGTTTTATATGTTGGGTACACTCCAAGGTCTTTCGCCATGGCTTATTCCGGCGCTTGGACCAGCGGATCTTCACCTGCCGATCCGGAAGAAGCTGAAAGGCAAAGAAAGGCAAACGATAAATCCAAGGATCTTTTCTTTGAGTTCCTTGACGAGAGCCAAAAGACAGAGTTTGAAGAGAATGGCTATGTGACGGTTGTTTCACAGCAGAAGAATTTGTATCGAATAAGCGAAGGCAGAACGTTCAACGTTCTAGGACTGAACCGTGCTTTGAAGGCGGTGGCAAAGTATTGCCTGCAAACGATCGGTTACGTACCGATTTATGATCAGATGCTGGTCCAAAAACTTATGCTGGAAAACGAAGAAGACAGGTTTTTGGAAAAAGCCAATAGAACGTCAGTCTAGGAGAATAGGCAATGGGAAGACTACGCGTGATGGATGGCAGCGGCGATTACAAGGCGACCTGGGATCCGGGGAAGCCGGAAGAGGTTGAAGCGGCCAAGATTGTTTTCGAACGTCTGATCGGTAAGAAGTACAAGGCTTTTGGCGTGAAGGAAAAGGGCGAGAAGGGAAATCAGATCTTCGCTTTCGATCCGAGCCTGTCCCAGGCGATTCTCGTTCCCCCAGCCGCGGGAGGCTGAAGTGGCAGCGACATCATTTCGGCAAGACTCAGGAACAACCTGGCGGTACTGGACAAGCGGAACGTCCAGTACCGCTGCGACTGTTAGCATTTCTCGCGTCGGAGATCCCTGGGCTTATTGGATTGGGGGCGCGTCCGGCTCAAGCACCACGGCAGAAGTTGGCACCGCCAATGCGTCTGATGCTTTCACTTATTGGTGCTGGATGGCTAATGGTTCAATCATGCCTGTTCCGGCTGATCTTTATCAGCCAAAGATGCGCGAATTGACGCCAGAAGAAGTGCTGAAGATTGAGGAAGATAGAAAGAATTACCTGGCCAAGCGCGAGGAAGAAGAGCGCCAGCGCCAGTTGGCGAATCAAACGGCGGAAGAACTGCTGGCGGAGTTCCTGGATGCCATGCAAGCCAAGCAGTGGAAAGAAGACCTGTCATTTATGGTCGAGTCCGAAACCGGTCGGAAGTTTCGCATTCGCCACCGCGGGAAAGTAGAAGAGCTTGATGAAGCTGGCAAGGCTGTTGGTTATCACTGCATTCACATTCCGGGTGTGCCAGCAGCCGATGAAGCCTTGGGCAGAATGCTGCTGTTGCGGAACTGCGAAGAGGAGTTCAGGCGCATTGCCAACTTTACCCGTGCCTGAAACGATCCAGACGGAATTCGGGGACGTCAAGATCATTCGTCGACCGGATGGCCTGGAAGACTGGAAAGCCAGTTTGTTTATCCGGGCCATGGGCAAGCCGACGATGACCCAGGCGTCTAAGAATACCAAGAAAGCGGCAGTTGAATACCTGACCATTTTCTGTCCCAAGATACTGGCTGGTTTCAATCGAGCAGCCAAGTTTGTATGCTGCGAGTCGATTGTTATCACGGCTTATTTTGAGACCAACAACAACAACCTGCTGGGCTTGCGCTATGACGGTGGCAAGCCAGACGCCACCAATATTCAGAAGGGCATCGAGGATGCCCTTCTGATTGACGACAGCCGCAATGATGCCGCCTGTTCCCGGCGCTGGGGCAGTCGTGATCGGATTGACATTCAGTTATTTGGTGTACGATACTAGGAGATCAGGCATGCCAACCGGTAAGAGAGTTACCAAAAAGAGTGCCAGGAAGAAGAATGGCCAACTTCGAATTTTGCAGACGTCCGGATCCACATTCGCGACCGTCGCCCCTCTATTTGTGGATCGACTGGAATTGAACGTTGCTGAATTGTCAGAGAGAAAGATGAGTGAACTTATTGCTGCCGCGGAAGTTTTAGGCGGACACATCGAAATACACATCAGGAAAAATGACGGACATCCCAGATCCATCCGCACCAGTTAAGCGTGGCCGTGGTAGGCCCAAAGGGTCTACCAATGCGGCTGGCGTCAGCAAGTCTCGGCCCAAGACGTTCAAGGCTCGTCTGGGCGAGTATTTGAAGACTCTCCCCAAGATTTCCCCCAACGACTATTCCATGCTGGAGAGCCTAGTTACCCTGGAAGTCCAGATGGAAGAGCTTCGCAAGAAGATGAAGTCCGTCAAGGATGCCCTGGAGATACGTAAACTCTCGGAGTCTTACACCAATTACTCCAAGGAGTTTCGTCAGGTCCAGGATGCTCTGGGGATTGGCCGCAACCAACGTTCAACCGAGATCGATATGCAGGGAGAAGTCGATGCACTGGTTTTAGAGTCTAAAGAGTTGGTTGAGGCGTCGGGAGCAGATATTGCCTGCTCGCACTGTACTTCAGAGATCCAGATGGGGTTCGTCCTGTTCCATTTTCGGGATGATGTGCCCTGGTATTTTCATTTTGACTGTCCAAAATGCGGGCAACCCAATACGATCTCTGGATCAGTTGCTGGTCCACTGGTGATTGAAGGGGCCAGGTCGCATGCCTGACTTTCACAGCTTACTAAAGGGGTTGGACCAGGCGGCGTTGGACCAGTTTCACATAGCGGTTGGATGGGGCGAGCTTACGGACACGTTCTCGATCGGCTGCGAGATCTGTGATATTTACTGCGCGGGCAAGGTCAACGAAGGGCATATATCGCGCTATGGCGAGAATGCCGCTAACCGGGTTGAGAATGAAGTCTGGATCCGGTTTATAGATATGGCCGAGCGACTGCACTGCATTCACTTGAAGCCTTACCAAACCTGGAAATCGAATGGGAACTGAACTGGAACTGCATCGCGGCCTGACGGCAATGTTAGACAGCCTGGGCGATCTGGAGCGTATTGACTTTGAGATCGTGGCCGACAATCGAGCCAAGTATGCTGGCATGTTGTTCGATTTCGACAAGGTGGTTGGATACGCCAAGGATCTGCGCCTGATCGAGTACACCATTGAGGACATCTATGAGCGAAATCTTGCCAGATCCAGAAAAATTGTCCACATCTTCCGTTACGGCACCCACCCCACCGGAGATCCCGGAGTTATCCGAAGGGAACACGGTGACCCTAGCGGTCACTGGGATCGATTTTTCAAAGATTACCAGTTCGGAAAGTCGAAACATCTTCTTTCAGATGGCGCGAGAAGCGATCGCGGGCGGGAAAATCACGCGGGCGGAAGTGGAAATGATTTACCGTCCGGGGAGTCGCAAGCAAAATTACTGGAGCCGCCACGTCTTCGATCTGGTCGAGATCCTGAAAGATAAGGAGCGCCGCGCACATGCCACACGGAATAACGATCAAGTTTGAAACAGGAACAAAATGGGTGTCGGATATACTGCCTATTGAGATTGACCCGAAGGATATTGCCGCTCTGAACCGGATGTTTGCAGCGGCAACCGATCACATTATGGCCGAGTTCTTGTTTGGAACCGATGCGGTTGACAACGCTATTGAAGGGAAGTTTAGCGTGGTAGCGCCAGAGACGCACCAGTTACCGATTCCAGATCTGGAAAACAAAGATGTGGGGCGGTAACTGGGCCAGGGCCTGCGCTGGCCTGGTGATTTCTGACCGGCTCCTGTTTCGCAGGCACTTCTTCGGAGATCAGCTTTCGCTGGCGCTCAGCAAAGAGCAAAAGCTGATGATCTGCGATGCTTCGCAGCGCGTTTTGCTTTGTACAGCCCGCAAAATCGGAAAAACATTGATCATCGAGGCCGAAGTTATCCAGACGGGCCTGCTGCACAAATCCAAGGGGGATGGCGTAGACGAAGCGCTCTTGTGGACGCCTAACGACGTTCACATGACCCCCTTGATCGATCGTATCTTCTCCAGAGTCGAGCGAAACCCCATTTTTTACGGTTGTGTGCGTGAAAAACGCCGCGGTGACAATACCATTATCGAGTTCAAGGGCGGTTTGCGCTGGTATGCTCGCATTGAGGGCCTGTCCGGGAAAGACACCAACGTTGTAGGCTTACGCGCCACTATTCTAATTGGCGACGAGCAGGCGTTTGGACAGGAAGCGGTTTATAAGTCATTGATCATGTCGGCCATGCCGGATGCTAGATGGATTATGGCTGGTGTGCCCAATGGCGTGCGCCGTTCACCGTTCTACCTGCTGGACCAAACCAAGCAGGGCGACAAGTGGTCACGACACAAGTATTCGTCTTACATCAACCCCATTTTCCAGTATGAAGGTGCTAAGGAGCGCCTGATTGAAGACTACGGCGGCGAGAGAACCCATGGTTACATTACGCAGGTTCTGGGCGAATGGGGCGAAGAGATGTTTACCAGCTTTCCGCCTGGTTCGATTGCTATTGGAAACCAGCCCTTCTTCAACCGGGAGATGGACAGCTTTCTGAAGACGGATCTCGATACGCTGCCGCTGAAGGTAGGCGTATCGTCGATCAAGTGCAAGAGGTTTGTTCTGTCACTGGACTACGGATTCTCCCCTGATCCGTCTATTTTGTGGGGTTTTTACTCGGATGATGACGAATCTAGGGTCTGGAAACAGTATTTGCGCCTGAAAATGAGCCGAGTACCGCAGCCCTATCAACTAGCCATCATCCAGCACATCAAAGATGTGGTTTTCAAGGGCCAATTTATGGGTTTTGCCTCCGACCATCTGGCAACAGTCCAGTCTTTGCGTGAAAGAGTCCCAGCCAGCATGGCTGAACTGATCCTGCATGCCAGCCCAGGCGGATCAACCACGTTTGATATGAAGGTCATCCGGGATCAGGAACCCAACCTGTACCGGATGCTGTCCGAAGCCGATCGCGACAAAGATAAAGTCAACCTGCACAACAAGCAGCTTTGGACGGAGTGGTTTCGTGGTTGGATGATCAATGCCACCCAGGGGCTGGAATCAACTCAGCTTTGGTTGGCGGATATTCCGGATGTCGAAAACGAGATTTCGTCTACGACTGAGCGTAAAAGCGGCGCGTATGTAGTCTATTTTGGGCCGCGAGATCCAAACGACTCCAAGCGCCAGGTAGACCACGACACCGACGCGGGTCGTTTTGTAGCCATGGTTATTCATCAGGCCATCCAGCACCGAGACAGGGAACACGCCAACGATGAGATCATTCAGTCTATGGGCTGGGCCGGAGATGAGCCTGAAGGCGGCTGGAACCCCGGCTGGGAAACACCTCCCTCCCCTGCACTGCCATACTACAACTGAGATTTAGAACAAGTATTCTGTTGACATCGAACA